GATGTTCCCGCGGGTAATGCGACGGCGGTGAAGATCTCCCCTTCACGGAAGATTCAAGGTCTCGGTTTCCTTAGGGACCGAGCTCCCTTCGCACGCGTGCGGCCCGTACCCCGACATGTTCACGTAAACGTCTCGGTTTCCTTAGGGACCGAGCTCCCTTCGCACAGATCGAGCGTTGGCGCATCGCCGCGCGCGACTTCACCGTCTCGGTTTCCTTAGGGACCGAGCTCCCTTCGCACCGATGGTGTGGCCCATCCCGGCACTGTCGCGCACGCGGTCTCGGTTTCCTTAGGGACCGAGCTCCCTTCGCACTGCGTTGCCGGCCATCGCCCAAAACGAAACGGTTCGTCTCGGTTTCCTTAGGGACCGAGCTCCCTTCGCACCAGTCTAGTTGTCACAGAACGATCCCGCGTACTTACAGCGCGGTTTGCGAGCGGTTCAGGAACCGCTCTCATTCAGCCGCATCGAGCAACTGATTTTTCGAGTTATTTGCATCCTGATCCCAGGAGGCACCGCACCCCTCGCAGTCGTGCCGAAGCTCGCGGGCCTTATCCCACTTGCAGAGAGCTCCACAGGCATGACAAGTGAGCGTGCGCTTGGCGGGTTTGAGCACTTCGCACGCTTCCCCGAACACGCTCAAGATCTCGGCTCGGAGATAGTGCGGACCGACGAGGAAGCGGTAGTGGCGCGCCGCCGGGATCTCGTCCTGTCGTTCGCCAGGAGGCGCCCGCATCACGACGCTCCTCATATCGAACGCCTCCACCACGCACGAGTCGTAGCGGGCAAAGAGCTGCCGCGCCCAGAGCCGGTAGATCTCGCGCCTCGAGCGGAGCGCGCCCGAGTATTCATCTCGCTCCCATTGGTAGAGGTGCCGATCGCGACGCGCCCAGTGCTCGCGATCGGCTGGGTCTTGCTTCTGAGCCTGCTCAAGGGTGAGCCGCACGCGGCCGAGCTCTCGGTGCGTCGCCGACGGGTCAGCGAGGGCCTCTCTTCGAGCTCGGGTGCGGCCGCGCGCGTCGCCTAGGTGAGCCGTGGCCATTCCATCGGCGAGCGAGCGCAGGGACTCGGCGTGCTTCTGTCGACCGATGAGCGAGTCGGGGATGACGAGGCTCGTCTCGACCCCCTGATCGTCCACGGCGTAGGCCACCCGCACGCCGCCCTCGACGCGGCGCCAGCCAAAGTTGATGGCGCATTTGCCGATGCCGGTTTTCGGTCGAGTCGCCGCCGCCGTGTCGAGCGTCAAGTGCACGGAGTAGACCCAGCGATCGCCGATGCGGTCGATGATGAGCCGCGCAAAGATGATCCGCACCGGGTAGGGGACACCATCCTTGATTCCCAGCTCAGGGAGCGGGCGGTGATAGACGATGGGCACCTCAAGCGACAGCCCATCACGAAGTCGGAGCGTGATGACGCGGTGACCACAAGGCTTAGTCGGAAAGCGCGGCGTCTTCGCTCGGAGATCTCGCGCGCGGCAATCAGCGCATCGAAACTCTTCGGGGCCGATCTGCACGGGCCCCTTCAGAGATCGAAGCGCTGCATTCACCGTGAGCTTGGTTGCTCCCTGCACAGTCGCTGCCAGCATGCCCTCACCATCGTAGCGACGGAAGCGCGGGCGAGCGCAAGCCATCACGCGCTTGACCCAGGGCCACTGCTTGCGTGCCGCACGGGCGCGGGCCTTGGACTCGTCACTGCGGCGTGTCTTCATGGCAGCGGCGACCATCTCGGTCACGGCTTGCTTTTGGCCCCAGCCAATCGAGGTCGCCGCGCCGACAGCGCGGCAGGCGGCGTTGTAGGCCAGCCGATGCTCGGTCTTCTGCGCATCGTCGAGCGGCGCCATCTGGAGATCTTCGGTGAGGTCGCGCGCGGCGATGCGCCAGCGCTCGATCTCAACGAGAGCGTTGTAGTAGAGGTTCGAGAGGCGCTGCTCGGCGAGCAAGTCCTCGAAGGTGCCGCCGATGACGCGGGGTTTGAGGGCGCCGTATTTGTAGACGAGCATGATTGGGTGCTACGCTGAAAACGCTAGGACTCTTCCTCACGCATCCGGGATCGCTCGCACGTACGATTCGTTGCCCGAGGTGCCCACGAAGAGCGCGAGGCAGAGCATCTCTTCGCCGGCAGGCACGGTCCAGTCGTGCACGCAGTACGCGCGGCGCTCGGTCAGATCGTAGAGGCTCCGGTAGCTCCGGTGTGCGAGCGCATCGGGGGCGTTGCGAGAGGTGATGATGTACGTATGCCCCGTGTCGGCGCCGAGCTGCAGGAAGGCCTGCTCGCTCTGGAAGTCGAAGATCTGCTCCGGCGTGAGAAACGCTCTCAGCACAGCGTTGGCGCGGATCTCGGCAGCCTCGAAATCGGGCGCCGGGCAGCCCTGAGTCGGTTGCGCCACCGTGACGGCGGCAGCAGGCGTTTTGGCAGACTCTTCTTCTTCCGGCGCGGCCATGTCCATGAGCCCGATCGTCTTGTCGGTGATCTGCTCGATGACGCCGTTCTTGTAGCGCACGACAGACAGACAGTCGCGCCCAGGCTTCATCGGCTTCTCGAGTGCCTTCTGCACCTTGGAGATCGGCGCCTCGAGCACGATGGACTGCTCATTAGTGGCATCGAGATCGATCTTTTCGAGTGCGGATGCGCTAGCCCACGGCGATTTGGTGATCCCCGTTCTCTTGGCCTCCGCCATCAGCGATCGCACCGCCACCTTCTCGGTGGAGGACAGGCCGACGAGGATGAGCCGGGTCTCCCCATTGCTCACCCGTTCCAGGCGGATGTCCCCGTAGAAGCTCGGGAGGTACCAGGTCAACGGTGGTGGGCGGTGGATGGTCGTCATGGGGATTTCCTTTTGCAATTCGGTCGACGAGTCCGTCGATCTGTTTCTGCAGCACCGCAAGGTGCGGGCTATCGGGCGCCTGCGCCTTGAGCAGAGCGACGGCGTGGAGGGCTTGGTTGAGCTCGTCATAGAGCTCAAGCCGGGTCGGCGGCAGAGCCGCCTTGAGCTCCCGAGTCTTCTTCTGCTCGTTGAAGAAACCCTGGAGCATCATCATCAGATCGCGCTGCATCTGCACCTGATCGGGAACGCCGCCAGGGCCAATGGGCACCCCGAACTGACCACCAATGTACGCGGGATGCCTAGGCATCACAGCATCGCCGCGAAGGATGTCGCGATCCTCCTGCTCTTCGGCGTAGCCATTGATGTCGCCCATACCCTGAGCGATGTACTGACCTTCGGCGCCCAAAAGTCCCTGCATGGCGGCCGCTTGATGATCTTGGGCACGGATCTTCTTGGCCTCAGCGACCGTCTTGACGAGTTCGGCACTGATCTTCTGGCCCATCACGCACAAACGCGCGGCGCGACCGAAGCGATCGATCGAGGTCGTACCGAGGAGCGCACCAACGGCCTCCGACATGGAGTCGAGCACGGCGCCGAGCTTCGCGTCGGGGGTAGCCGCGGGCGACGGAAGATCGGGGCTCGGGATCGTCTCAGTCATGGCTGGCCACCCGCGCTAGGCGCCCGACCTGATGATCGATCTTGAGTTGAGCAGCGATGTCCCAGTAGCCCACGTACACGAGCTCTGAATGCGTGCGGCGCGGATCGGTACGGTAAGCGCGCTCGATGGTTTCTCGCCATTCGGGAGACTTCCACTCGAGCCTCTGAGCGATTCGGTCGCGGTAGCTCACGTCGCCAGTCTCCTGATCTGACCCACGATGATCTCCGTGTAGGTCCACTTCCTCCGATCTTTTTGCACGAGCCTCTCTCGGGCGGCCTTCAGGTGTTTGAAGTCCTCGGTCGGCATGCGTACCGTCAGCACATGATGGCCTGCCTTCAGCGATTGCTTTTTCTGCTGCTGCATATCCGCTTTGATTCCTTGGAGGATCGCGCCACTAGGCTAGCGCGTGACATCTCGGAACTATCACGCCACTATCTCGATGGCAAGCCCAGGTTTCTCTAGGTGAGCCACTGCCAGATCGCGCCAGCCCAGGCCGCGTAGCCCCGCGCCACCGGATGAATCCCATCGGGACCTCGAGGAAGCGTCAGATTTTGCGAGGGGAAGAGCGAGACGCGGGGCTTCACGCGCGGGAGAGTGATCGCATGCTCGCTGTCGATCAGACGGCGCACGCTCTGGAGCGATGCGGCGGCAGCGGGCAAGGTTGGCGGCGCAATCCAGGCAATCGCGCGCGGCGAGACGCCTTCGATCATCGTCAGGAGCTCGGCGGCATAGGGCGCTTGGCGCGCCCCGATGTCTTCGCCCGGCTGCGGGAGCATGTAGGCGTCGTTCGTGCCGAGGGAGATGAGCACGATCGTCGGCTGGAAGGCGGCGAGGGCAGCGGCCAGGGGCGCCGACGTTGCCCATTGGTCGATGCGTGTGCCGACCGTGGCCATTGACTGGAACGCGAGCCCATTGTCCCGGCAGAGGGCGCCGAGGGGAGCCGCGAGCCCGACGGCGAGGGAATCACCGAGGAGGAAGACTCGGTCGCCCTTGCGTAGGGTCGGGGCTCCCAGGAGCTCCACGAGACCGACGGTCAGGGTGGCGGCGCCGAGGCCGACGTAGATCCAGGCGCGATTGGTGAGCATGCTGGGGCGAGGGGGCGTTTCTGGACTCGCCGAGCGATCCAGGGGTACGATGGAGTCTGCCATGGCGACCGACTTCACCGCAAATAACTGTGGCGGGGCGCGTTGGCGCACCAACCCTGGGGGATTCATTGAGGTCGAGGGCATGGGCATTCCACTTCTGGAGCCCACCTCGCAGAAATTCCGGGAGCTCGCCCAGACCTGGAAGAACTTCGGCAGCGAGCTCGGCTCGGCCGCCGACAAGCACCACCTCCCGAGATCTTGGGCTCTTGCCTTCGCGACGGTGGAAACCGGGTTTCTGTCGTCCGACTACGGCGCGCAGGCTCAGGCGGTCTCTGGCGCAGGGGCCCTCGGCGTCATGCAACTGATGCCGCAGTACTTCACGAAGTACTCGCGCGCGGAGCTGCTCGATCCGAGCGTCAACATCCCGGTCGGCGTGGGCTTCATCAAGACGCTGTGCGCGTCCGCCGCGTGCCCATGGCGCTGCGAGCTGCCCTATTTGGGCTCGGTATACAACGCGGGGTCAGGATCGAGTTGCATCCAGTGTGACCCCGGGAAAAACGTCTTCAACTTCACCGAGGACGCTGACTACTCGATGCAGCTCGTGATCTACAATAACTCGGCGCTGATGTTTTTAAATCTCAGCCCGACGTGGCCGTGGCTCGTCGGGGGCGCGCTCGTCGCTGGCGCGGGCGCCGCGGCTTGGCTCTGGCTATGACGAGCCCGGGAACACTGCCTCGGCCGACGCGCGCATGAGTCCACGGATCATATCGCTGGTCAGCATGGGTCGAGCTCGCCTTCCGTCCGACACAACTCGCAGCTCGTTCCGGCGCGTATGTACTTGGGACTTCCCTTGCGGTAGCCCCATGAGCACCCATGGCGGTGAGCGAGCGCATTCATGCAGCGCTCGCAGGAGATCGCGCGCAAGATCGCTTGCCGAAGCCCGATCTCTCGCCAGGGAGGGTAGCCGCGGAGGAGAGCGCGAAGCAGGTTCCCGAGTGACGGGCGAGCCATCGCCAGCGCCAAATCCGGGCTGTAGGTCGTCGTTCCGGACGCGACCTTGCCGACTCCGATGCGGATGATGTCGTCGGTCACGCTGCACGCAAACTGCGTGCGCTGATAGACGTACCCATCCGGCGGATCGGAAAGCTCGCGGAAGTGTCGCTCGTCTGGGATCCAGCGTTTGCCTTGCTCGTTCTCGTACCAGAGCTCGGGGATCTGGGCAGTCTGTTCCATTTTTCCTCGGGGAAGTTTGTCTCGGTCCCGGCGTATGTGATAGAACACTACTGTCTCTGAGACAGTTCCGTCAAGCCCAGAAGGAACCCATGCGCCTCAACCAAGACCTCACGCTCCGGGAGATCATCGAGCGCCTCGCCAAATCCGGCGGCAGGCTCCACCTCAACTTCGATCACGGCGTCTACCACGCCTACGTGCACGGGGACGCCAAGATCACGGCCTACGACCGGGGAGACCTGGCCCAGGCCATTGACGGGGCAACCAGGCAAGCTGGATGAGTCGCTGCATCACCATCGGCGCCTTCCAAGTGAAGGTACGCCCGCGCCCGCTCGTCGGCACGAAGACCTTCGTGAAGGCGACGGAGCGGGACATGCGGGACTACGAGTGGTCCGAAGGCTTCATGGCGAGCGGGAAACCCTACGTGGGCGATCCGCGCGCTGGGCTCCGCTGGCGGAAGCGCGACGAGGCTCGGGTTCAGGAGCGCTTAGCGCGCATGAACAAATGACCGCTCTCCTGGTCCTATCATTGATCGGACTCATCGGCGGCTTCACCGCGCTCTACCTGATCTTCTCTCAAGCGGCGAGACGGACGCGCTCGGTAGATCTGCCAGCTCCCGGCGAGAAATGGGAGCACCTCTACCCACCGGAGCCACGCTACGATGGGAGCCCGTGGCCTATCCCAGACAAGCCTGGCGAGGTCGTCACGGTGACCATCCGCGACACGCAAAACGGATGGGTGCGCTTCTACCATGGGGACAAACCCGATGACTCCGGAGACGGCCCCCGCGATCGCCGAGAGCACATCTCGAACTTCATGCGGCGCTTCACGCGCAAGCCCCCGGAAACTCTATGAGTATGCTTAGGTCCCATGACTGGGAGTACGATCTCGACCTCGCTCGCGCGTACACGCGCTACCGCTGCCTCTCCTGCCAATCGTCCAAGTACGAGCACCGCGATGGTCGAGTGACCTATGAAACAGTCACGTTTCCCGACGATCCCACCCAGCCGCCGCTCATCTCAAAAGAGCTAGCGGAGGAGCCCTGCTGCTTTCCTCCGTTCGATCCCCACATTCCGTTCGAAGATCTTGCGAAGGCGGGATTTGTGCCGGTCGCACGGGGCTCGAAACCGCAGCCCGTCGAATTGCTGCATGAAGCCACCGTGCGGCGCATCGCGGGGTACCTGCGCGCCGAGAGCTACCTATCTGCGGCTGAGCGCGTACTCGTCAAAGAGAAGGCGCTGGCGGGCAAACTCGCGGTGCCATGGGTTGACGACTCATGACCGTGCGTGCGGTGCAGATACCCAGGATCCGCACAGCCTGTGGAGTGCAGCGTGAGACGTATCGCTGCTGCCTCGACATCACTCGCGTGGTCGAGTCTTGGGATCCTCGCGCCAATATCTGGCGTCCCGAGATCCGACTCTGTCACCTGCACGCGATCGAGTACGTGACCGGGGAGCCAGTCTTCTTGCCGACGTTCGCGCAGCAGGAACTCACGATGCGAAGGCTCGGCGCGTGAAGCCCTGCGACAATTGCAGCGAGCCCTCCAAGCGCCGGTACCGGTGCGCGAGCTGCTCTGCACTCAACTGCTACCTGTGCACTGACCACTCTTGGAAAGGCGCCTGCTATTGCGTCACCGTCAAGCAATGTGAAGCGCGCCGACGTGAGCGAACCACCCGCGCGTGAAAGCCATCCTCTTTCTCCGCGCGTTCCTGAGCGAGATCTTCCCGCCCAAGCGCCGCATCGTGCGGCTCATCCGTCCGCACTGGCACACCCACGACTCGGCGCTGCTCGAGTGCGGGCACCGCGTCGTGGTCCTGAACTACTCCCTGGCTGCCCAGAGCCACGCGCGGTGCAATCGCTGCCTGCGCTAGACGGCTTTGCCGTCAACGGTCACTGAGGTCGCGTCCGTCACCACGATGGTGCGCGCCGTGTGCGTGACGGGGGGCGGCACCGGGACAGGTGGGGGCGGAGGGGGAGGCACGGGCACCGGAGTCGTGCCCTTCAGCGCCGCCAGCAGCTTGTCACCGATCGGCACGCCGTTGCCCGTGCAGCAATCATAACCAGGGCGCGCTACGAAGGTGCCGTTGTTGCCGCTCGTGATGTCGCGGTTCCAGCCCTTGACTGCGTAGAGCGAGGCATGGAGCTGGCCCACTGGTTTGCCGAGGGCCTGCGAGAGCACGGCTGCGAGCGCGGCCCACATGGGCGCGACGGCGCTCGTGCCGCCGATGACCATCTGCTGACCGTCCACGATGACGTTCCAGCCGGTCTCGGGATCGGCGCAGCCGGCAACATCGGGGACGCCGCGGCGGGTCGAGCCCGGCACGTTGGAGGCCTTCTGGTACGAGGGCAACGCAAAGATCGCGCTCGTGCCGCCGCCCGTCGCGCCGCCTTGGCTGCCGTCGTTCCAGACGTTCTCGGTGAGGGGGGAGGTCGAGGGTAGACTCGTTCCGCCGCAACCGAGCACGTAGGGGCTGCTCGCCGGGAAATCGACATGCTGTCCCGCTTCGCCGTCGCCCGATCCGTTGTCGCCGGCAGCGGCCGTCACGGTGATGCCCTTACTCGCCGCCGCCGCGAACGCATTCTCGAAGCTCGAGATGGCCGAGATCGTCCATTGATTTTCTGCCGCGCCCCAGGAGATCGAAATCGCGGTCATATTGTCTGCGATCGCTTGATTGATGGCGGCGAGGAATCCCGCATCCGTGTTGGGGGCCATGTAGCAGTGGAGCTCGGCGCCTGGAGCCATGCCGCCGATGACGCAGAGGTCGAGCATCACCTCGCCATCGGCACCGTTCGGGTCGCCGGGGGCATTCGGGGCGCCGCTCACACTGTGGAAAACGACGGGCTTGACCGAGAGACCAAGCGACTGGAAATACTTGTCGAGATCGGCTTGCACGTAGCCTCCGCCGAGCTCGATGACGGCGACCTTCATGCCCGTCCCATCGAAGCCCTTCGGGAAGCCGTAGATCTGCGCGAGCTGCTTCGGCGTGTAGCTCACGCCAGCCGTATTGTGTTTGAAGTGGCGATGCTTGATGTAGGAACGAAACGTCATGTGCTTGCTCTCCGAATAAAGATCCCCCGCACCACCAAGTGTGCGGGGAGATCTAGCAGACTCGGAAAGCCGGAGCTTCAGTCTTCGTCGTCCTCGTCGTCATCTTCCGAATCGTCGTCGTCGTCCTCGCCGTCACCGCAACTCTCGCTGGCGGCGTTCATGAAGGCTTCGTTGAGCTTGCCGGACCCGCTCCCGTCCGCAAACTTACCGAGCTTGCTCTTCAGGAATTTCTCGGCCTTGTCGGTGTCTTCGTAGAAGTCGACCCAGTCACCGTCCCAGATCCCGACGCCTTCACCGCGGAGCGTCATCAGCACCAAGTAGGGGCCGTTGGCGTCCCAGAGATCTTCGGCGCCGGCGTCGTTTTCTGGAGGGTATTTCTCGACGAGCTCGGCGAGCGCCTTCTTCAGCGCTGCATCGTACTCACGGGCGACCTCGAAGACTTCTTCGTTAGGCTCGGCATCCTCCCAGTTATCGAGCTCCATGCTCTCGGCTGCCATCTCGCAGTAGGCCTTGAGTAGCACCGGATCATCGGCGAGACCGTGTGAGTCGGGGGGACGACGCGCATTCGCAGTGAGCTTCCCGAGCCCGCGCCGCTGGAGAGCCGATCGGATTTGGCCTGCCGCTTCATCGAGCGGACCCGCACCTGCCGGGTAGCCCACCTGGCGAGCCAACTCGGCCAAGGCAGAAGAGATCTGAGCGATACGCTGCGCAACCAGATCTTTGGAGGCGCCGGACTGCACCTCGTAGTCGAGCGCACGCATCGAGCGCATGGCCGCGGCGCTCATCTCGCAGCGCGCTTCGTCACCAGAGTCCGTAGATCGATTCGGAACGCTCTTCTTCGGCATGGACTTTCTCCTACGTCACACTATCTGGAACGCTTCCCTTTGGGCAAGAGCACCCAGGCCCCCGCTCCGAGCACAACCGCTGATCCCAAGATCCAGGGCAGGGCCGAATCGCTCTCCGCTGACGCGATCAACGGCTCGATCGAATAGAACGCCGCCACGTGCGAAAACTCGGTCTCGCTCGCGCTGACGGCGCCCGCGGTCCCGTTGCCGTTGACGAGACCGATCGTGCCGTCGTAGCTCACGTCCGTCACGACCGCCTGGTGCTGATTGTTCGTGAAGTAAGCGATGTCGCCGGGCTGGGGGGTTTCGGTCGTCGGGAGGTGATCGAGGAAGCCCTGACCGATCACCCAGTTGAGGTCGCGCGCGAGCCCCGCCTGGTGCAGCGACCACAGCGCGAACGCTCCGCACCAATCCGGCGGGTAGCCCGAGGGCGGAGTGCCCGGGAGCACGTCGGCCCAGTAGGGGTCGGCATTCGAGCGGCCGAGCTGGCTCTGGGCGGCCCGCACGACGCGCGCGCGCGGCGGGACGGGCCAGAGCGCGTAGGCGCCGACGGCGAGCCCCGCTGCCCCAAGGCCTGCCAAAGCCCAGCCTTGGGGCGTCTGGGGCAGGAGGCGCCTAGCGGGGGCAGAGAGCAGGAGCACGCCCCGAAAAGTAGCATCCTCCGGAGGGGACTGATAGTTTTCGAAGGGAAGAAAGGCGCCCTGGGCGCCGTAGGACCCAGAGAGCATGCCGCGATCAGCCAAAAAACTCTGGAAACTCAATACCCGCACTGGCTATTGGGACTATCAGCGCAGCGTGACCGACGAAACGGCCGCGGAGTGGCTGGCTTTATTCCGCGAGGGCGAGCCCGATGCAGAATTCAAGGTCAGTACGAACCGCCCGACGCCTCCAGCTCTCACCCCAAACCGTGCCCTCACCCGGCACAAGCTCGAGACCATCGCCTGGGAGAAAACACCCAGGGACTACCGGGGATCTTCTGGCACGCGTCGCGAAGTGCTCATTAACACCACCGAGGGCACGACGCTCGTGCCGCTCGGCGATCTCACGGACTACCAGCTTCGGCGGTACATCGGGCCAGAGGCCCTGGAAGAGGCGGGCGACATGCGAGCAAATGGCAAAGGGCGCTACTCGGATACCGTTGCGCAGCCAGGCGACTGGGTCATTTGGCGCCACGGCACGAGTGGCAAATACTACTTCGACCTCGTTCGCTCGGGTGGCACTCACAGCACAGCGGTCGGCAAGCCCGCGCAGACCCTTCCCGGCGCCATCAGCGATGTCCGCAAGAACGCGCTTCGCAGCAACGATCTCAGCGGCACCATCTTCGAGTTACGACGATCCGGTGACCTCGTGGAGATCGGCAAAGTCTTCGAGTCCCAGGATCGTCTCAACCAGAACCCTTCCCGACGCCATGTGATCCCGGCGCCGAGGTTCGAGTTGGGTGACCGCGTCACTCGCATCGACGAGCCAACCAATGTCGGCACCGTTGGTTACACTACCCGCACCTGGCATGGCGAGGAATACGGCCGATACCACTACAAAGTCGACTGGGACAACGGCGCGCCGCGGCACACTCAATGGGAAACGAAACTCATGCCATACGCTGGGGGACCCGAGTCGCATCAGCGCAACGCCGCCCGCGGCGAGGCCGACGAAGTCGCCGCCCGCGAGCTCAGCCTCTACATCGAAAACGAGTACTCGCTCGTCGGCGCCCCCAATTCTCAGGGCAAGGCGATCGAGAAAAATCTCGAAGGCCACCTACGTCGCGGCAACTTCGATCTCAAGAAGGCCGAGATCGCGTACATGCACCTGATGGAATCGGGGGCCAAGAAGTACGCGAAGGAATTCGCGAGCGAGCGCGACTGGCACCAGATCTTTTCCGTGCCCACCCGTGAGCTCGTGGCTCACGAGTTCGCGACGACGTTCGCGGAGGAGCACGGGATCAAGGGCTCCCTCACCCGGAACGCTCACATCGAGACCGATGAATTCGATGCCCCTGCCTACTGGGCGAGCGCCTTCATCAACGGCGACACGTCCGGCCTCGAAGAGAAAGAACTCGAAGAGTTCGAGGCCTGGTGCGCTAAGCACCCTCAGTTCTATGTTGTCGATGTGAGCGAAGAGACGCACATCGGTCGCTGGAACGGTCTCCAAACAGAATTGGCTACGTATACCGCCTACGTACAAGAAGGATCCTGATCATGGCCGCTCGACGCAAAGCAAAACCCGCTGGACCGAAGAAGATCACCGAAGAGGACGTGAAGGCCGCAGTCGACGTGATCAGCTCTGAATACTGGCAAGAAGTGCGCGAGTGCGCCCAGGACTTCATCGAGCGCTTCAACAAAGGCGAGTTCAGGGACGAGGAAGACTACCGAGAGCAACTCGAGCAGTACGTCGATGGGTCACAGCGCGTGATCTATACCTACTGGGCGCGCCTTGGGCTACTCGCCACCAACTCTGCAGAGGCTTACGAGGAAGAGACCGGTGAGGTTCCGGCGGGTGACTCAGCTGGGATCTCCAGGCAGATGTACTTCGCCTTCCGGCAAGACATCCTGAACAACATCGGTTCGGACATCGACTTCGACGAAGGCGGCCCCAAGCACCGTCGCCGCATATAAAATCTTGGTAATGGGTCATTTTGAGTTATCCCTAGAAAACGGCTGCGAATCGCGCGATTCCGTTCTGGATGAAGCGCAAAATCGAGCTCGTGCAGATCGAGGTCACGACGATCCGGGCGTACGCCCGCGACGCGATCAGCGGCGCCCACACGCAAGCCGAACGCCTGGCCGACGTGGCCCGGTCGCTGACCAGCACGCTCGACTTCTACAGCGACGCGGACGAGATTCGCGCACGAGCCTCGGTGCTGCGCAGCGCGGCCATGCATGCGGCGGCTATCGCGTCCGAGTTGCTGGCTGCGGGCGCCGCCCTGGAACAGATCTCGGCCTTCCTGGCGTCAGTGCCGCAGGACTAGGCACCGGCGCCCTGGCCCCGCTAGCCTGGTCAGATGCCGTTAGTGCAGATCCCGGGAGTTCAGCAGCTGGTTATCCAGTGCGTGAACCAATACCTACCGAATCATCAGGCCGCGCTCGCCGTCGGTGGCCAACAGTCCACCATGCACGTCTCCCCGCGTTGGTATGCCGTAACGAACGTGGAGCCTCCGACGGCGAACTTTGCGGCGCAGTTCAACCCTCACGCTGGCATCCCCGTCAGATGCTATCTGTGTCGGATTTGCGGGTACATGGAGATGTACTCGGGAGCTATTGCCTCTCCCCAGGTCTGGGGTCCCGGAAATGGATAGCACTGCACCCAAGCAAGACGCAGCCCCGGGTGATTTCGGAACTGGCCCTGGCGATGATGAGCCGCTCTACGCCATCGTTTCCGCTTCCCAACTTACAGGGGAACAATTGGAAACGATAGTGGATGTGCTCGTCGAAAACTCGCCTAGACGAGTGGACTGGAACTCCCTCGTTTTGGGCCTTGTTTCAGCTGGAACAACAGCAGCAAGCGTGATCTCTAAATCGCAACTGACGGTTTGGGATGGCGTTGCGCTTGCAGTGGTTGGCTGCTCTTCAGCAGTGCTGATCTTTCATTCATTCAGAAAAACCCGCTGTGATGCTCATCCGCACTATGAACGGGCACTTCGGCATGCGCGTGCACATGCCGAGGCTGAAAAGAGAAGAGAACTTCGACAGTGGCAGCGCTAGCCTGTTCCGACATTGAGCGCTGTGGTACCTTCGGCGCCAATGGCCGCTCGCAAGTCGCTCGACTTCAACCAAATCGCGCATCGAGTTGTCTCTCAGGCTACGGGGGGAACACCGCCAACCTCCCTCGAATCAGCTGCAAAAAAGAAGGTCGTCAAGAAGCGAAAGGCTCAGGCCAAGAAGGCTTCTGCACGGAAAATCGCGGCCAAGGCGCCTGCGAAGAAGGCCCGACAGGCCTCATAGATCTCGCCCTCCGCGGGACATTCTATGTCCGTCCGTTGCGGAAGGAACTGAGCTAGGCGAGCATAAGATCGGGCGTGAATCGGCTCGATAGCAAGCGCAGGCAGCAAGTGATTGCTGCGATAGTCGAAGGGTGCAGCGTGCGCTCCACGTGCCGCATGACGGGCGTCGCCAAGGGCACCGTGCTCCGCCTGATCGCCGAGTTGGGCCAAGCGTGTGACGAGTACCAGGACCGCGCGCTGCGTAACCTCCCGTGTAAGCGGGTGCAGTGCGACGAGATCTGGTCGTTCTGCTACGCCAAAGAAAAGAACGTCCCCGAGCGCATGAAGGACATGCCGGGCGTCGGGTCCGTTTGGACCTGGACTGCGATTGACGCCGATTCGAAGCTCGCGATTAGCTGGTACGTGGGCAACCGCGACCAGGACGCCGCGGTGAAGTTCATGCTGGACGTGGCGAGCCGCATGGAAGGCCGAATCCAACTCACGACCGATGCCTGGAAGCCGTACCGTTGGGCCACGACGCTCGCGTTCGACGGCGAAGTTGACTACGCGCAGCTGATCAAGATCTACGCGGGAATGCCGCACAGCGACGCGGGTGGGAAGTACAGCCAACCGGAGTGCGTCGGCTCGAAGATCGACGTGCGGCACGGCAACCCAGATCTCGACCACGTTTCCACGTCGTACGTGGAGCGCGCGAACCTGACGATGCGCATGGGCATGCGGCGCTTCACGCGGCTGACCAACGGGTTTTCGAAGAAGATCGAGAACCATGAGCACGCGATCGCGCTGCACTTCATGCACTACAATTTCTGCCGCAAGCACGAGACGCTGAAGATGACGCCGGCCATGGCCGCGGGCGTGGCCGACCACATCTGGACGCTGGCTGAGCTGGTCGCGCTGGTCCCGGACCGCCCGGCAGCTGCCTGGGGCTCGAAGAAAGTCGGCCGCGCGACCGGCGACGGCGAGAACTCAAATTGACCCAGTACCAAAATCTTCAGCGAAAGATCCCGCTCACCGGCGCCGCAATCTGAGCGGGCGGCGCCGGGATCGTCGGGGCTAGGTTCCGCTGGCTCCGCACGCGTGCGCCGGCATCGACGCCGCCGATCTCAGCGAGTAAATCGCAGAGCTCGTTGATGTTCGATTCGCCGGGTACGCGACGGAGGAGCGCGTGACCCATGCCGTGCTCGAGGGAGGCGACGGCGATTTTGGCGACCGTGAAGAAGAGCGCGGCCTTCACGGGCGAGACGCCGACGACGCCCGCCACGAAGCCCAGGCCGAAATGGAGCGGCGTGTAGAAGTCGACCGCCGCTTGCCCGTACTCCGAGCGATTCCGAGCGATGAGGCGCGCGCGCGGCATGGGTCAGTCGACGTTGATGATCGATACCTGGTAGCGATGGAGCGACTGCGTCGCCGCGGCGCCCCCGACGAGCAGCACATGCTGGAACGTCTGTCCATTGGCCAACGCCGATTGGAAAATTTGCACGAGCAGGGCCTGCCTGCCCGATCCTGCCGATGCAACGTCCACGAGCGACTGCTGCAGCGTGGCCGTGCCGATGAGCGCACCATTGATGGTGCAGTCCATATTTATGTCGTTGCCAGCTATCGTGAGCGTGCCGAGCGACAGCTGCGCCATGATCAGGAAGTTTTTCCCCGATGGCCCGTTGTAGGTGATGACGCCGGTCGTCGTGTTGACCGTAAAAAACGGGTTAATACTGATGTTGGCGTACCCATTCGCGACGGCCGGGAGCGTCTGCCAGACTCCGGAGGAAGTGAAGTTACTACCCACGCCATTAGCGGTCAGCTGGATCAGCGTCGAGTAAGCGCCCGCGGCAGCTTGCTTGATCCAGCAGCCACCGCCGGCGAGCGGCACGATGAAGGCATTGGTACCGACGATGTTGCTTTGCGTGGATCCCGAGTCATAGCGGTACGCGGCGCCCGCTGCGAGGCAGAAGCACTCAGCTCCGGGCCCGAGCGCCGCCACATCCAGACTCTCAACCGAATTGGAGGTGCCATTGGTGGCACCCACGACGAGTGAGCAGAAGGACCCAGCAGAGCGCTTGTTACCCATGGGGCAGCAATCCTACCCGCCCCAGCACTCCCGCCGCAACTTTTTGCCTTTGAGCAAAGATCAGCCCTTGGAAAGCCAGAGCATCCGGTGGTCACCGGTATCGGCCTGGGCCGCCTCCTGCCGTGAAATAGGGCGCACGACGCCGTCGGTGCCGATCGTGCGAATGGTGAGGCCAAACCCCTCGATCTGCGCCAGCACGTTGTCCGGGTCGGCGTGGTCGCAGGGCGTAAACTCCATGGCGATGGCGAGCTTCGGGTTTCGTCTGATGGTCTCCCGCATCCCGAAGAGCACGTCGTACTCGAGCCCCTGCACGTCGATCTTCACGAAGTCGATCGGCGAGCATTCCTGAAACCCAAACCCCTCGGAGTCGAGTGACACCATGGGGCACTCCTCCGGATGCTCCTCGGCATATTTCCCGGGGCGCGCCGAGGCGCTCCCGCGGTGCTCTTTGTACAGATAGAGCGGAGCGCTTCCATGGTGCGCCCCAACGATGTTCGTGGAGATCTGCGCTTGATGCATCCCGTTGACGGTGATCGTCTTCTGCAAGAGCTTCGCGAGCCCGACCTGCGGCTCGTACGCCTGCACGAATCCCTTGTCCCCCACGAGATCTGCCAGGAGCGCCGTGTAGTAGCCGCAGTTAGCGCCCACGTCGATGCAGCGCATCCCGGGCTTGACGTAGCTCACGACGGCTTGCGTGACCCACATCTCCCAGAATCCGTTCATGAGCATGTGCGGCGTCAGCGACAGATCGCGCGTATCGACGTACATGAGGTAATTGCCGAGCACGCGTGCGAGCGCGGTGTGATCGCCGAGGTAGCATTGCTGGGTCTGCTGCCGGCACCACTTCTCGATCGCCGTACGACTCTCCACCCCACACAATTCCCTGATTTTCATCCGAGTATCTTCTCCACTTCTTCAGGTGTCGCATCCCGCACCGTAGGTTTTTCGTAGGGCTTGCGCCCCGGCAAATTGCTTCGCAGATCGATCGCCTCTGCAAGCGTCAGCGGTTCCCAACCGCGCGCTCGCCGCACGATATTGACGCTTTCCAAAAACTCTTCGTCGGTCATCATTTGGCAAACTTCTCCGGGTGCAAGTATCGATCTGGGTCGCCCCAGAGCTCTCCAAATCCAATGATCTTCAGCCGCTTGACGCGGCCCTCGAGAAAATCCGTCAAGATCCCGCGCGCAAGGCTCGTGGGGGAGACGTTCCAGAGATCGGCGTGGTAGTCGAGCGCGACTTGCGCGCCGCGCGTCACTCGAGCGCGCGCAGGGAGCTGCAATCCCCCCGTAATGGGGATCGTTTCGCCTCGATAGAGCCAGGTCTTAGAAGTCACCACTGGGCGCTTGGGGTCGAGCAGAAAGTGATGAATCAAGCTCCGGAACACCGTCCCGGGAGCGACGCGGAGCGCCTTACAGAGCAGGAGCCAATCCACGTGCACGTTCCGGGGCATGAGCACCTGCACGCGGGTGTAGTCATTGCCCACGTAGCGGCGGCGGCCGCGCACGATGCCGCCCTTACCGCGGCGCTTGAGCTCGCCCTCCCGAAGAGCGATTGCTTCCTCCAGCACTGAGCGCTGCACGCCGAGCTCGATGGCGAGCTTTCCGAGCGGCATCTCGAGCGGTGCCGACCAGCGACTCACCGTGAGCTGCTTGACGAGCCAAGCGCGAAACTTGAGCTGGTCGGCGTGGGTGTTCATTAGGGGAGGAGGATCCGGCCCTGTGTGAGCGGGGGCGGCACGTCCACCACGCGGGTGATGGCGAAGATGTCGCGCGAGTCGATGAGCGTCGCGAGCGTGACGACATGACCCATGGCGACGCCGGGCGGCGGATCGGCAGGCATCGACTGCCAGCGCATCTCGAGCACGGTCGTCGCCGATTCGGTCGTCGGGTACAGCACGGCCATCGTAATAAACGGCGAGGCAATCCCATCCTTCTGCGGGAACGGCACCCAGTAGGATTGCTTGGGGTCGGCAGCATACGGCAGCGTACCCTTCTCATCCACCTCCACCTGCACGAGGGCTCCGCGGAGCTGCACCAGGACTGGGACCCCGTAGAATTCTTTGACGCTAGTTGGCTCCATTTACTTCTTTCTGAAGGTGCTCTCAACGAGCAGTTCCTGGACGGCACCACGATCGGTGCCGACTGAATTGATGTTACGACGGGCAGAGACTTTCTTGCTCTTGAGCTCGCGATAGAGCTTCCTGGTTTCAGGCACGCTCGAGTTACTGAGGAGCGCCGAGATCCCAACGCGAGCAAACGTCTTCATATGCTCAGCGAGGATCTCTTGATCTCGCTTCACGAAGCCTTCGGCCGTGTAGGAGGTGAAGTTCGCGGTTGGGCGCGTGGGCCAATAGGGCGGGTCCAGGTAAAGGAAGTGCCGGGCGTTCCCCAAGACCGCCAGCTCTAAACACACGCCGTGATAACTCACGCACCGAATGATCACGTCCTGGAATGCCTGATGTGCTGCCCAGATCGCTGCTTCGTGTAAAATCTCAGGCGGGTTTTTGTGGTGGCCATAGGGCACATTGCATTCGTTATTTTTGTTGACGCGCCAAAGTCCATTGTAACCGCGGGCGTTGATGTATTTGAAGCGTGCGGCGCGTGCGGCGTCCGTACTCGGCATGGACGCTCGCACCCACTTGTAATGCGCTTCGCCCGAGCCCTCTTTCTTCAGCTTGGCGAGCGCCGCGATCAGCGCCTTGGGGGAGTTTTGGATCTGGAGGTAGAAGTTGATGAGCTCTTCGTTCGTGTCGGAGAGCGTGGCCTCTTGAATGCGGCCGCTCGCGCGGAGCGCAAAGAAGATGGCGAGCCCTCCGGCAAACGGCTCGTAGTAATGACCGATGGGTTCCGGGTGCAGGCGATCGATCGCCTTCAAGATCACGTCCTTCAGCTGCGTCTTGCCACCGGCCCACTTGAGCACGGGCTTGGCTTCTGCGAGGTGATGGAGATCTTCGTCTACTGGATCGATGAGGGTGTTCATGAGGATTTGAGGAGCTGGTCCGCAAAATCGTTCAGCGAGCATGCCCACTGCCACTGGGCACGAAGCGTGGGGGAGCCGTTCTGGGCCCACATCCAGAGCGTGCGCCAGTCATCTCGAGCGCGTTTCAACGCCTGAGCGATGGACGGCGGGTAGACCGATGGCGCAAGACTCCCCGGAAGATCGTCAATGGGGGCGAGCGGCCCAGTCGGGATCTCTTCTAATGCCTTATAGCAAGCTGGCATGTACTCCGAATGCCCGGTCACGGCCGTCGCTACGACCGGCACGCCCGAGCAGAGCGCCTCGAGCGGCACGAGCCCGAAGCCTTCACCCCGTGACGGTTGGCAAACAACGTGCGATCGGCACAGCGTTCGGGCCATGACATCGGGAGCGAGATCGGCGCGATCCATCAGGGTCACGCTCTGTTTCAGCGAACTCCAATCCTGTATTTCGCCGTCTGCGATCGCCTCCTCGATTGCCACGCGCGCTGGGTAGTCCATCACGCACAATAGCTGCGCTCCGTCCCACGCCTTGGATTGCACCAAGATCTCCCAAGCTTTTAGAAGCTCGAAAGTACCCTTACGCTGTCGGTCGCTCGACGAAAAATGAATGACCCGGAACGCTCCCTGCTCGTATTGATCCGAGAGCTCCTTGGCATACTCCGGATGCGGCTGGTACTCGGGCGAAACGCCATGCGGCACCGTGATGCAACTACCCAGGAACCCCTGCACGACCCGCGCCGCCCAACGACTCGGCGCCATGTACTGCACGACATGATCATTCTGGTAGCGGGTGAGTTTGGTCACCAAGTCTTGTGGCAGTTGATCGGAATTCGGCGTCACCATCACCCAGTGCTTCTCGTGTCTTCCCCTCTCAAACATCTGCCCGACGGCATTGAGCGGCCCGACGTAGACGCCATGGCGCGCGTCGGCGCCATCGGTCGGACACTCGCCGTCCACATAGCTCGCAGCCAGATCGATTGCATAGACGCCCCTGAGGAGACCATAGGCCTTGAGCGCGCTCTCGAAGCCGCGCGTTACGATCGCGAGCGATCCGTGGCCGAGCTGTCGACCGTAAAGGCGAGCAGTGGTCACTTCACGACCCCGAACATCCCCGCTCCCGCGATCTGCTCCACCCGAAACCGCATGAGCTTGCCCACGGCCTCGAGCGAGTACTGCCGCAGATCGATGCCCTTGGTGACGGACACGTCGTGCGTCGTCGGTGCCGAGGCCTTCAGGAGTGCCTCAGCGAGGTGTCCCTCCAAGTATCCCATCCACATCGCATCCGACTCCCAACCGTAGGACTTTGGCACGGGCTCCGGATCGCTCGGAGCCACCGCGACGTGGCCATTGCCCACGAAATCATCCACACCGCCGCTCGGCACGTAGACAACCTGGTTGCCGGCGAGGCACGCCTCGAAGGCAGGGAGATTCCAGGCCTCGCCGTGCGAGGAGGAAACGTAGATGTTGTTACGGTAGTGGAGCTCGAGGATCGACGCGCGCGGGAAGCGGCCTTCGATGAGCTTGACCCGCTCGCGGATCTTCTCCGGCGTCCAGCCAATGGCACTCAGCGTCGGATCGTCCTGACAACGCGCGATCGTCTCTTCGGGCGTCGGGTACCCGGGCCATTTGCCGCCCGTGTATTTGATCGTCAGGATCGCGTGGTCTTGCGGCGTGAACGCCTCCAGGAACGCATGCACGAGCTTTGCATAGCCCTTGCGCGGCTCCCAGCGACCGATCGAGTAAAACTTCATCCAGCCTGGATCGGGCTTGCGGCGCTGGAGCTTCAGGATGGGGTCTGCCGGATCGAACGGATGCGGCACGACGAAGATCTTTTCCTCAGGCACTCCGGAGGCCGCTAGCATGTGAGCGTTCGCCCAACATGGCACCCAGCATTCGGCGACGCGCGACAGCGTCTTAACGATGCCCGGATCGACGCGATCTCGCTCCCAGACACTGTAGACGATCGTGGAAGCGAAGATCTTCCGGCGCAGCTCGGCCTGCTTTTCGAAGTCCTTGTCGACGGCACCCTGCGGCATCACGACGCGCTTCAGGTGCTCGGCATCGCGCACGACCAAGTGCTTGATGGTCGGGTAGTAGTGCTCGGCGGTCGTGAGCTGGAGCTTACCGACCTCGCGCTCGACCTGAGGATCGGGATCGATGGAGTGAGCGGGGCGCGCATTGCCGTGTTCGTCGACCACGGTGCCGGTGAAGCTTCGGAGCAGCACCGGGATGCCGGCGAGTGACAGCGCGCGGGCGTGCGAGCGTACCGCGACGGCCGTGCCGTCCCAGGGCGTCTCGAACTCGCCCTGGTACATGACCGCGCACCGATGCTCGGGCTTACGCGGCGCCATGAAGTACGCCTTGTCGCGCTCGGGCGCGTTGAATGGGATCGGGGGGAGGTGAGCGGGGAGCTCGTCGGTCATCGCAAAAACTCCACCACATGCGCGATCAGCGTCGCGAGCACCATGCCAATTATGACGTAGGCAACGTTGCCCTCCCAAGAGGCGCCTTTTTGATCCGTCGAAGCCGCGATGAGCGCAATGGGCACAGGGAGATCTTCGGGCTCAGGAACCGAATCGCTCTCCGGCTCAGCCGGTGGCGTCGCGCGCGAGACACCGCACTCTTCTGAGCATACCGCAAACGGATCGCTCACCACAGTGCTGTGCCTCGGGCAGTAGTATTTGCCGTCCCGTTCCTGCCATCGATCCGTCGTCCAATCCGCGGGCACCGCGAGACCGGAAGCGTGACGATGCGGAGGGATCGCCGGGTGTGGCGCATGCCCCCCGTCAATGAACACGCGATACGACGTGCACGCCCAAGCATCGCACGTGATCGTCTCCCGTCGCTCCATGCCACTCGTGAGCACGCGAAGCTCTTCTCGCTCCTCCCCAAGACCTATGACCCGCACCTCTTGCTCTGCCTGAATGGCAAACCCAGGCGTCATGCGCGAACCCTCATCGAAGCCGAAGATCGGATCATCGATCCTGCGGCGCCTATCGGTCTCTTCGAAGAGCCCGCCCTTCCGATCCGGCACGAGCTTCACAGATACCTCAGCACCGAGTTGTCGATCCGGAACTTCCTCCCGCACCCGAGCCCCGGACACGTGACGGCTTCAGTCAGGTGAATCGTCCCGGCCAACGTGTAGAACTCTTCCGGGTTATTCGGGTTGACCCAAAGCTCGCCCTGACGGCGCGTGTCGAGCTCGAAGTGGCGATGGGTCGAGCGGATGGTCATCTGCGCTTCGGCCGATCCGTACCTCGCCGCGCAAAACGGGCAGCACACGATCAGCATGAGCGCCTTGCCCGACTCGTCAGTGGTGTCGACCGTGAGCTCGCAGACAATGAATCCCTCGGCCTTGCCGGCGGAGTTTCGGATCTCGAGCACGACGCAAGCGTGCGACTGCGTGCCGCCGAGCTTCGTCGTCGAGATGCGGGCGTTCGGGTCGAGGGTCGTCACCTTGCGGCGCGCGTCCTCTTCGGCGCGCCGACGCTCAGCGTCCACCTTCTTTTCGTGGAGCTGCTTATCGTAAGCGGCGGTCGTCATGCCGCCGCGCACGAAGGACGTGAGCGGGACTTCGATTTCTTTAGGTGGTTGGGCTGCAGGAGCGGGCGAAGTGGCGGGCTTTTCTTCGGTCATGAGTGACAGAAGCGAGATAGCACGCGACTGTCTCAGTCGGCAAGCCTCGAAAATATCGAGCCGAATTAGGCCTGATTTGGATGCAGAATCTTGACCGAAAGCCACGCAACGGCGAGCGTCGTGACGACGCCGGCGACGATCGGAAAGAGGAGGCTCTGCCTCGCTTCAGCCACGAGCGAGGTGCGGACGCCGTTCACGCAGCCCGAGCATTCGGGGAAATCACTGCCCGCGTCATCGGGACAGATCTCGCAGTCCGAGCCCGAAGCGATCATGCAGGGCCCGCACGCTTCCCCGAGGCCTCTGACCGCTACGTAGCTCATCACTTCCAGAGGAAGACGACACCCGCGAGCACGAGTGCGCCGGACACGATGAGCAAGGCCTTGTTAGGAGTCGCGGCAGTATCCCCGGTGCCACGCTGTGAGCACGGGCACGCGCCGACGCCCATCATGCCGTCCCGCGGACGGTACGTGCTCTTCTGCGGGAAGTGACCGAGGCCATTGATGGCCTTCTCGTACTCGGGCTTGAAGTACGCGCCGAGACCGTTGATTGGTTTTTCGTACTCGGGCTTGAAGTATGCGCCAAGCCCTTCGACCGCGAGGCGCGGGGGGCCGACGAGGTTCGGGTTGACTCCGAAGGAGGGCCATGGCGCGCTCTTCCAACCCGCTTCTCCGGCATGCCACGGGCTGTCGGGCTGGTGCATGCGGTAGTACTCGGGTTTGATTTCGGCGTAGCTCATGGGCTCACTCCAGGGGCAGCAGCGTGCTGCTTGAGAAATTCGAAGGCGGTGGTCGCTTCCCGGAAGCGCTCAGCGGCGCGAGCCCGATCCTGTGGATTGCGATCGGGGTGATGCTTGAAAGCCTGAGCTCGGTAAGCCTGAGCAATGTCTTCTGCGGATGCGCTCCGCTTGACCTTGAGGATCTTGCGCGCGTGAGCGAGGCGCGCAAGTAGGATCGGATCTGGCGGAGGAGACGGCGGGGGCGCGTTCTTTCGGGAGCGCGGCCCGGGCGGAGGCGCAGATCCTGGGGGAGACGATGGGTCGTAGGCCGCACCACCACGAGCATGCGCGGGGGTGTGGTCGTCGATGTCTTGCTTGACGCAGGGGAAGCACACCACCTGTCCGCTCCGAGCGGCAAAGGAGTGATTGAGGCACGTGGGCTTCCGGCAAACGCTACAGGCCGCGATCGCAGGCGATGGGCACGGATCACCGCGAAACAGCACTTCGCAGGGGATCCCGGTGAGCAGGTGCGGCAGCCAGAGCTGGGATGCGCTCCGGCTGAGCTCGGCGACCCAAGGACCAATGGCAGTCCAGGCATTGCGCGCGCCGTCGGGCGCGGCCTCCGACAGATGCGAGGCGAAACGCCCGAGCGCACCAAGGAACCCTTCTTTCGCCATTGACGAGAGCGTAACATCGGGGGCCTTGCGGGTAAAACGCTCAGCGCTTGAAGGCGAGGTAGGCCGCGATCCCGACGATCGACACCGCCACGATCTGATTGAACGGGTCCTTCAATGCCCGATCGAGCGGCTGGGGGACTGAGAGTGAGCTCGAGACGCAGGGCGCGATCGCCTGGCAGGCTGCATCCGAGACCGCGTCGCCGAGCACGCCGTCGCGGAAGGCGTGGCCCATGCCGCGCACGCTTCGGCGCTGCTGGCGCGGGAAGGCCTGCATGAAAGTGCGACCGAGGGCGCCATCTTGGAAGGCCTGCGCTTGCGCTTGCCCGACGCCCACGAGCGCGTGGTGCTGTTTGTAGTAGCGCGAGGTCGGCGCGCGTCGCAAGAGCGACCACTGCATGGGGCGCATCAGCGCGCCGAGCGCGCCGTTCTCGAACTCTTCCAAGCTCGCCTGATAGCCCTGCCAGGGGGCCGCCTGCGAGAACACGCCGTCCTGCCACTCACCTTCGGGGCCGCTCATTGCTTTGTACATCGTGGGAAATCCTTTGCCTGGATGGTACCTGGGGGAGGGACTCGGGCGCAAACTTCTGGGTCGATCAGCGGCGACGGCGACGACGGGATCGATTCGGGGTCAGGCGCTTGGCTGACTTTTCCGAGAACTCACTGCCTGCCGGGATCTCGTACAAGGTCCCGTGCTCACGCTTGGCGTACGATCGTGCTTCTCCCAGATCACCGAAGTACTCGTAGCGCCCGCCAGACACCTGCACGAAGTAGTCCTTCCGCAGGAAGAGCCACCATGCGCCAGCTACCGCAGCCGCTCCGAGGACAATGACCGTCGCTGCGCTCGCCATGGGTCAACCCTTGAGCAGCCCCGCCACAAACGCCTGCGCGATGAGGCCGGAGTTGGGGGTCGTGCCCTGCTGCATCACGCCCGCGGTACCGGCGACGCTATTGCCGAAGACGACTACGAAGTCGTTCTGGGGGTTCGAGGCATTTTGGACGAGCGCCCACATGCCCGCTTGCTTGCCCGAGGCGTCCGCCTGCTGCTGCCACTGCGTGAGCGTGAGCGTGAGGCCCGTCGGGTTTTTGGGGCCCGGAGGGATAGTCATCATGGCCGCTCCCGGACCGGGCGTGGGGGGACCTGCGTTTGCGGCCGCGCCGCCCTGCGCCTTCGAATGCTTGACGAGCAGCACGACGGCGCCGACTCCGACACCGCCGATCAGCAAAGTTTTTCCGAGTCCCATGTTTATCTCCTGTCAGAAGTGCTTCGATACGTGGTGTCCGTACTTGATCCCGACGACGACGCCGGCACCAAGCGCCAGTACGATCCAGGCCCAAGACGGAATGCCCGCCGACATCTCGGCGTCGCCGAGCCCGACAGCTCGACCGGCGAGCTTGACGGGATTCGCGTCGATCTTCATGGCGGCGCCCGCGATCTTCTCGAAGTCGCCGGGGCTCATCACGAAGTCCATTACGCGGCTCGCTTGCGACGTTTGACTGGCTGAAGCGTCGCGTAGAAGATATAGCCGACCGTGCCGAGCGCGGCGATCCAGATACCGATGGTGAGGGGGCTCATCTTCGGATCGGTTACCACGACTGGGCCGGCGGGAGAGGCGGCATCACCCATGCCGCAGCCGCAGCCCGAGTCGGTGCCTGAAAGCGCGACGATGCGGGCCATCAGGCGGCGCTCCGTCTGCCCGTGACGAGCTTGTAGGCGCCCACGGCGGCGACGGCGCCGAGCGCGACCCAAAGGATCGCCTTGGTGTTGGTGGAAGCAGTGGGCGCCATCGCGGCGGGCGCCAGCGGCACGGGCGCATTCGAGCCCGGGATTTGTGGCTGCCCAGGGCTCACCGGGCTCACCGGAATAGTGGACTGCACGGCCGGCGTCGCCGGCACCGTGATCGGTCCCTGCCGGAGCTGCGCGTTGAATGCGCTCGGGAAAGACCCCGATGCTGGGTGCGCGCGGTCTGACGCGGGAGGCGAGATCTCCAGGATGTACACGAGCACGCCACCGATAGTCGTCGCGGCGTAGTTGAGCGAGGTCGGGCCGGTCTTCGGATCGGCACCGTCTCTCAGCCTCAGCCAGTAGAGGAAATAGATCCGAGGCGGGCTCGCATTGTCGAGCTGCGAGTAGACGGCTTCGGTGCGGTCGTACGCGAAGGGCGTGCCCTCGAAGGCTGCTTTGACAGCTTGCTGCCCCGTCAGCACCGGAGAGATGACGGCAAGCTCTTGCACCACGCTGGAAGTGGTATTCGTGACGGAGACGAGCTGGAGGTCATTGACCGCGTACGCCTGGTAGTCCTTGAGCGGAGAGGCCTCGACCCACGAGGTCTCGAGCGTTGGCGACTGTGCGGCCCACTCGGTGTAGACGAGACTCGGAGCCGCACCGATGAGCGCGAGGAGCGCCTGGTCGGCAAGCGGGAGCGATTGATCGTCGGCGCCGAGCCCCGACAGATCATTGCGAAAATAGGAGGAGCCGAAGCGCAGCGTCACGTGAGCCCTCCTTGAAAAATCACGAAGAAGCAGCCGTGCCCACCTGTCAGGACAGTTCCCAGCCGCTTGAGGTTTTTATGTCCTCGGTTGGTGGGAAAAGGTTCGGGGGGGGGCACGGCTACTCCTTCGGGAAGACTGGGGGTTGGAGCGTTAAACGCCGCCAGATTTCGTGATGCAGGGCGCGATCGCCTTCTGCATCGCGATCAAATTGCTATCAGGCATCAGAAACCCAAACACGCTCGCTTCGAAGAAGCCTACCGGGATCGGGATGGCTCGGAATACCGAGCAGCTCATGATGAAGTCCTCGCTCGAGTGCAAGATCCAGGGAGCCGGCACATGGAGCAGCCCCTGGCGGAAGTGGCGCTGCGGCATGAGGCTGAGGCCGAATGACGGCGACTGCACGCTCGAGGCACGGGCGGCGGCAAAATCATCGTCCGTCGCCGATCCCGGAGCCGAAGCCGACGGGATGCCGAGGTTCGGCATCGACTGATAGGCGGGCGAAGATGCGTTGGCGGGCGGCAGGGGATTGAGCTCGTAGTGGTAGTTGCCCTGGCGATTGGCGTTGGCCTTGATGTCCCAGCCGACTTGCGTGGAGAGGCGATTGTCCTCGAGCTCGACGAAGTCTCCGGCGGCGCTCCCGCTCGGCCTGTAGATCGCAAAGCGCGTGTCGAGTACGACGAAGCCCATCGTCTCAGGCACGTGCACGAAGCCCATCTCGAACTCGCACTGCTGGCTCGGCGTCGCAGTGAAGATTCCGTCGATCGGCAGCCGTCGAAACACCGCCTCGAACGGCACGATCGATTCGGGGATGAGGTAGCTACTAAGCTGGCCTCCGGCGAGCATCACGCGATCGGTTGCGCACGCCGTGATGACGCCGCCATTGAGGCTCGGCTGCCCGAACAATGCTGGATTCGCGCGCCCGAGCGCGGCGAAGCCCGCTTGCTGCTGGGGGTTGAACAGAGGCTGATCCATGCCTCTATCCTATCAGTAAGGGCCGCTACCCGCAGGCTGCACGATGCGATACCCGTGGTAGCCGATGTAGAGGATGCCGTTTGGGAGGCGGGTGATGGGATCGGTCGTGCCGGCGTCGGTCGAGACCTGATCGTTGATGCCTTCGATGTAGTCCCAACCCGAGGCCAAAAACGGGAAGTTGGCGTTGGCCGACGCGAACGACTGGATGTTGCCGTAGTCGGGGTTGTTGATGTGGGTCGGCTGCACCTCGAACGTCAGCTGCTCGCCGCGCTCGAATACGTCGAGGGCTCCGAGCTCGAAGGGGCTGTTGACCTGATCGGTCCAGAAGGCCGAGGGGACTTCGATGTTCGAGCGGGGGAAGGAAGAGCCGGCGTTCAGGAATTTGACCGTGTAGTCGGCTTGCATCGAGCGGAAGGGCGAGCCGTTCGAGGGGGAGAGGATGTGGGGTGCGCCGGTGCCGGGGAAGGCGAGACCGGACTGAGCCACCTGCTGGCGCGGCATGCCGTCCATGAGATCCCAGGTCGAATGGATCGGACGATAGCGACCATAGGATCGACCGAAGAAGGTCGCCTTGGCGCCCGTCACCGGATCGATGCGCTGCAGCTGGTACTGACTCAGGAAGATCGCCATGCGGCTCACGGCCACGAAGGGGCCTTCCTGGCTGATGAGGATCGATCCCTGCTGCTGCGAGTTGACGTTGGCGCCGATCGGGATCCTCACGAGCAAATCGAAGGGCACCCGGCGACCAGGGATATTTTCGATGTACTGGATGTTCGGGGGGTTGTTGGCGCCCGACCGATTGACGGTGAAGTTTTTCTGGATGTCATCCAGGCGCTTGTTGACCTGCTCGAAGGCCTGCGAGTGGCCTTGGGCAACAGCGAGAGCTTGCTGGGCCGTGGCGCTCGCTTCTCGAGCGGTGCCGGCGGCGTAAGCGATCTGACGGGGGTCGATATTCTGAGTCATGAATCAGTGCCTTCAGCGGGGATCCCGCGTGAAGTACCTCGCTAAAGGAGCGAGTGCCTGTCGAAGCGGTAAAGACAGGCGCCCGGGTCTCCCCAGGCGCCACGGTCTCGATCTCCAAGGTGAGCTCCCTCAAGCGCCGTCCGCACGGATGCGGAAAGCTCGGGCGCTCACCCCAAAGGCTTACTGAACGTCTCGGCTGAAGAGCCCATCGAACGTGAACGTCACGACCTTGTTGATCGCGTCGATCGCGTTCAGGTTGTCGCGTAGGCTCAGCAGGCTGCGCTGGCCCTGGCTCGTCCCGGCGATGTTCGTGTTGGGATCTCCGGGCAAGGCGTAGATGTTCGCCGTGCACTTGATGTTCTGGCGCGGGGGGATCAAGATCGCGCGGGCGAGCCGCAAGATGCCCGAGTGACCATCCGTGCCGGAGTTCTGCATGTGGATGAGGTCGGTCGCGCCGCCGAGCTGAGCCGAGAGGCCGCCGCCCGTCGGGAAGTACCAGGTCGGCATGTTGGTGATCGAGAACTTCTCGCCGGTGCCGAAGCTCCAGTGAAGTTGCTCCTCGGTCTGCCAATGCAGCCGAAACACGTCTTCGATCTGGCCTGGAGCTTGGCCCACGGCCGCTCCCGACCCAGTCCAGAGCGCCAAGTTGCCGTAGTCGCCGTTCAGGGCGAGCTCGCCATCGACGCCCGCAACGCGCAGGATGCTGTTCCGGTACCAGGAGAACACCCGCAGCGCCAAGACGACGTGCGACTGATCGGAGGGCAGCGTGCTGCCGTTCTGGAGGTTGGTGGTGGCAGGGGTCCGGACGGTGCCCGACCCGCCGAAGAGATCGGTCGTGTCGCCGACCGTACCCTGGCTGTAGCCAGGCGTGCGGATCAGGGTATCCCAGAAGGGTTGGTGCACGCGCTCACGAATGGAAACGACTTTGGCCATGATGGTACTTCTTCCTTAGCGGGTCTTTACGATGATTATGAGAGGCTCGGTTCCTCTTTGGACCCAGCAATACTTCGAGCCCAGGGCCTCGGTTTTCCGAGACCTCCTGGGCCGAAGCACTCACCCTTGCGGGTTACTGTTCGTTCACCTCAACCGAACACGCCCTGACCGCCATCGGTCTGCAGGATGCCGGCCGGCACCATCTCGGTCGCACTTTGCGGATTGGAGATGCCGCGGGTACCCGCCCAGAGCTGCCCGTTGGCAGAGCCTGGGATCCAGGTCGAGGCCGAGGGCACCGTCGAGATGGCCCCGAAGCCCGCGGAGGCCTCGTAGCTCGGGAGAGCCCCGACGCCGGCTGCCGCTTCCGCGATGGTCAACTCGCGGTCGAGATCGCCGTGCGGATCGATGTGGTTGGTGTTCGCGAGCTCTCGCGCTCCCATGCCCGCCGCCGCTTCCTGGAAGTCGGGGTTGGCACCGTAGCCGGCCGCTGCCTCGTAGGCAGGGAGACCGAGTCCGGACACGCCGTTGTTCGAGAAGTACTCGCCCAGGCCCGAGACGCCGGAGTCGAAGTACTCGCCGAGACCATTGACGCCCGAGCTGAAGTATTCACCCATCGGACGACCGATGGAAGAATACCGAGGCTGCAGGCTGGTGCCAGCGCCGAGGCCGTACATCGCGCTCAAGCGCGCTGCCGTGCCGTCGTCACCGCTCAGCATGTCCGAGTACTGCGGCACGAACTTCGTCACGAGCGCCGACAAGAACGTGTGCGCGAAGCTCACGGCGATGCCGGTCATGACGGTGTTGCGCGTGCCCGCGTCCTTGATGAGCTTCGCCGAAGCGAAGACACCGAGGCCTGCGACCAGGAAGGAGGCGCCGATCTTCTGGTAGGACGGATCGAGATTGATCAGACCGAGACCAGAAGTAGCGGGCGCCACGACCGCTGCAGTCGTCGGGCTCGTCGCGACGACGACTGCCGGCGCTCCGAAGATCCTCCCGAACACCTGCTTCAGTACGAGGTTGGTGATGACCTTGTGAGCGACCAAACCCGTCAGGGCAATGCCGCCCGTCTTCAGCACGAACATCACCGGCTCGAGGATGCCGTTCTTCCGGAACATCCGGCTGCCGTTGCGGCGATGCCGACGACGGCTGGAGCGGTTCCGACGATGCCCACGACGCCGACGGTTCGAGCTCATGCGCGCCCGGCTTCGGCTGCGACGCCGACGCGGGTTTGCACTCAGCCGCCGACTCGAGCGCCGACGACGGCGACCGTTGGCGGTGAGCTTTCGCTTGGCCCGACGCCGACGACGCTTCGGTGCGCCGCCTTTGGCCAGAGCCCGACGACGGCGACGAGCCGCAACGGCCGATTTCTTCATCGACAGCTTGCGCTTGCCCCGACGACGGGTCACGCGCTTCTTGGCGGACCGACGACGACGCTTCGGCGCTGCTGCGGAGGCCTTGCGGCTCTTCCGACGCTTTCGCTTCGGAGCTTTACCCGAGGCGCGGCGCGTACGCCAGCCCTTACGAGCTCCCTTGCTCGTGCCGTAGTTGCGCTTCAGCCGACGACGGCGGCGATTGGCTTTGAGCGTGACCTTCCGCGCGCGCCGACGTTTCCGCTTCGGAGCGGCAGTGCGCTTCGCAACTCGGCGACGCTTCTTGGTCGTGCGGCGTTTGGCAACGCGACGGCGCTTGACGGGCTTGCGCGCGGCGCTCTTCTTTCGGCGACGAACTTTACGAGCCATGGGCTTCTTCCTTGTTGCTTTCTTGGGCGCCGCACGGCGCCGGGACTTCGGTTTCGCGGCCTTGCGCACGGCCTTCGCCTTGCGCTTCCGCTTTCGGGGCTTAGCCGGGCCCCAAGGATCTCGGTGACGACTGGCGGCGCGCTCCCAGATCCGCTCTTGCGCGGGGGACACGTCGTTGCGCTTCATGGAACGAGCGCGCTTCGCGGCGCCGTAACTCTTGTACGTTTTGACCCGTCGCTTGCCGCCGACGTAGCTCACTTCACGGACGGGGCCGCCGCCTTTGCGCCAAGCGCGCAGGCTGTTCTTGCCCTTGGCCGCTCGCATCTTCTGCGCGAAGGCGGACTTCTTGGCAGCGCTGAGACTCGAGCGCGCCGCGGCGGGGCGGCGATTGGCGCTGAGACCGCTCATCGTCCGGCGGGCAGAGCGGTAGCTGCCGCGGCCATTGATGGCGGCGATGTGGGTAACGGAACCGTTCCGCTTGAGGGCGCGCTTCTTCGGCGGGCTAACGTAGCCGTACGCCTTTACAGCGTTCTTTTTGATGCGGTATGCGCGCCCAATAGCCATTGTCAGGACAGACCTCTGCGCTCCCTTCAGAGCGCTCTAGCGGTCCTGACGAACCCGGCTAAACCGTTGCGGTGAATGGAAGCCTAAAAGACCTGGGGGGCTTCGTCAACTTTTTGCCCGGTCGATCTGCTGTTTTTCTATCGAGTGCAGGATCGAGCCAAAAACAAGGGTGTTCAGGTACTCGAGCGGCGCACGAAAAAGTAGCCCGCGAGGCACGCCGCGCCGATGACGAAGTACCCGTTGAGCTTTGGGCGCCGCGCTTCGGCGTCGATCTTCTGGTAGTAGACGACTTTTTGTGGCTCAGCGAGCTGAGCGGCGTTCACCTGGCTCTGGTTCACGAAGAGCGAGCGCGTCCCTGTGCGTGGGAAGTTCGAGTTGTCGCCCGACGGCGGATAGGGCGCGGTCGGCAGCGGCAACCAAGCGGGGTAGAGCTTCGAGAGCGATACGCGGTAGGCGTCGATCGATTGCTGCACCTTGGCCGCGGCTTGAGCTTGCTCCACCGCTATCGCCGACTGCGCCATGATGACAGTCTTAGGCGCGTTCGGGGTGGTCGTCGTCAGCGTCGAGGTCATGGTCGCACCCAGCATGCGTCTCATGATTTTCTCTTCTTCCAGAGCGTCGCGCCGAGCAGGCCGACGCCGAGCAGCAGCATGCCGTAGTTCAGCAGGTCGGAGAGATTTTTTCCTGTCTTCTGCGCAACGACGTAACCTGCGGCGCGATCGAGCGCGGCGTTCGTGAGCTGCTGAGCGTTCGCTTTCAGGATGTCGTTGATCTTCTTTTCGGCGCCAACGGTCGCCGCAGTCTTCACGAGATCACCGACGACGGTCACGCTCAAGATCTGAAGTGCCTTCACGGCGGCTTGCTCTTGCGCAAGAGCGCTCGCCATGGAGTTCAGCCAGTTCTGCCTGGTGGTCGAGTCGAGCAGATCGACGCCGGAGGGCACCGGGTAACTGCATTGATAATGCCGCTCGGCTTCGGGAAGCCAGATCGCGCCCCTCGCCAGAAACGCTTGCGCGTCGCGCTCGAGGCCCGTCGGCATCGTCAGGCCCGACACGATCGGGTAGGGGCAGCCGAAGTCCACGGGGCAGCCGTATGAGTAGACGTTGCTCCTCGCCGTCACGTCTTTGCCCTGCGCGGCGTCGTAGTACGTGGAGGCCTGCACCTGGTGCCCTACCACCTGCGCGCGGTTCGCTTGGGTCTCAGCGCCCGTGAAACGCCGCGTGGGCGCGTCCCACGCGTGCGAGAACGGCTGCCCAATCGGCGCGTATGTCTCGACCCCAAACCACCGAAGGTTAAACTTCCACCCGATGTTGATCTCGGCGAGCTCCCACTGAAGCTCTGTCGAGAGCAGTAGCTGATCGAAGGTCTGCCAGTAGCTCGCGCGCGCGGTCGAGCAGAGGGCATTGGCTTCTGCGACGGTCGACTTAGCCCACGAGCTCTGCGCGTTGATGCGCGATTGGATTTCTTCTGCGCCCGATGGGCCTGCGCCGAAGATCTGCCCGATGGTGCCCCCGATGTCTTTGCCGATGAGCCCACCAATGAAGGCTCCAATGGGCGCCGGGATCCCGAATGCCTGACACACGACAGCGCCCGCGATAGCGCCCGCGACGCCGCCAATGGCTTCGCACTCGGACGGACTCAGCTTCCCGTCCATGAGCGACTCGGCCGTCACCGTCAGGATCGACGAATCAAGCCCCGTCTCCATCACGAACGCCGTCGTCGCGAGGTTGACCGCGGCGGCCTTCAGATCTTTGACGTTCGTGGGCCAGTCGGTCGGGATCTGCACACCGAGATCGCTCGCGGCAACCTTCATGGCGTACTGCTCGAGTTCTTTCTGGTTGGTCGGCACGCCATTGTCGCGCGCGTAGGCGATGAGCGCCTTCTGCATCAGCGCTTCGACCTTCTTCGGATCCTTCAAGTCGCTCACCTTGAAGCCCGGGATCCCCTTGAAGTAGGCGGCGTATTTATTGTACTCGGCGATGACTGCGGCAGCGGGTGGGTAGTTCTCGAGCTGCTGCTTGGCGTAGGCGATGGCTTGCGCCTTGGCCTGATCGACGGCGGAGCTGACCGCGGCGTCGGCCTGCTTCTTGTAGTCCTGGGCGCTCGGCACTGTATCCGAGTTGCCCGGCAGATCGCTGTAGCCAAAGAGGCCGTGACGGCGACGGCGAGGCACTGCGGCGTAGGCCATCAGCCGACGATCCCGTCTTTTTCCACTCCCAGGATGTCGCCCGTGATGATCGCGCAGAGTTCGGTCTTCGTGTAGACGATGAGGAAGGTGTCTCCCGAGTCGGGATGCACGGCCGCTCCCACGTAAGCGCGCGCGATGTCGACCCCATAGTACTGACCGCTCAGGACGAGCTCTTCATCGTCGTCGCACTCGGCGTACGGCTGGTACTGGAGCCCCAAGATCGGAGCCAAGACCGCGATCGCGGTCGGCATCCGCTTCGGAAGCTCGACCTCTTCGCACGGGAATGGCAAGTGCTTGCGCGTGCTGTAGTCGCGAAGGAAGCCGTCCTTGACGTAGAGCTTCTGCGGGCCTTCGGCGACGTGCTTATAGTCCTGGTAGTCGCCGCGCTTCTTCCACTTATCTGACGTGTATTGCACGGCTTCTGACTGCCCGACGCAGTAGAGCTTTTTCGGCCACTTCCAATGGATCTTGGTCTCCTTCTCCACCTTGCGATCGACAAAGGCCTCCCGGATCCGCTTGGCGGATTCGTAGTCGGAAGCGTTGACGATCAGGCGGCGAGACATGAGGATTCAGCGGCGGCGGCGGACTCTTTTGGCGCGGTCTTCAGGGTAGTACGTCTCGATGAAATCCACGAAGTCGCTCTTGGCCCGGCCAACCATCTCGATGATCTTTTCGAGCTTGCCGAAGGTCGCCAGCCCCTTCTTATCTTCGACCGCGAGCCAGCCACCCGATCGACCGGCACGACCCACGCGACCGATCCAAGAGTACCGACGGCGGAGCTCTTGAGCCAGCACATCGAGCGCTTGGTCGGACTCGGCCGTAAACTCTTCGTCCGTCATGCTCACGCTGACCGGAGGGATCTTGATATCGAACTCGTACTCCGCGCCCTCGTCACCGATCTTCCACTTCTCATCCCAGCGACAGGACGACTCGAGCGAATGCGCAGGACCTAGTTCTCCTGGCATCACTTCCTGCCTTTCCCAAGCAGAAACCCTAAGCCCACCCCAGCGAGCACCGCGCCTACAAACTTCCAGCCTGAGGTCGTAAAATCGAGCCCGAGACCCTTGAGGCCGGATTTGTTCATGGGGGCGACCATGCCGCGCGCGAGGGGACCCGAGCCAACGAGGCGCGCGTCGCTCGGAACACTGCGCCCGATATCGGTCGAGGCGACGCCGAGCGGACTCGTCTTCGGCAGATTCGGGACGGGCAGATCATCTCCGAGCCCGTAGCGCGTGCTCGGGCTATCGAAATAATCATACCCGCCCGTATCCGGGCGCCATCGCGAAAAGATCATGCTGACCTTTGCCGCTTACTCGCCTTCCGGCGTCTCGTAGTACGTCACGAACACCCCAGTCGCGTCCGAAGTCTCGGTGCTGCGCACGAGCACGCTCGTCTCCGTATTGACGACTGCCCAGAGGCCTCCGATAGCGCTCGTCGGCTCTTCGGTGTAATTGACGTGAAACCACCCTCCGGGGTTTACGTCGAAGCCTGGGATGACGACCGACGCTGGACCGCCTTCGACGCCGGGGGCGAGCGTGCCGATGCCCATCTGCACGAGCGCCACAAAGCGCCCCGCCGCGGCTGACGAGCCAATGCCGTTGACTACATTGTCCATCCCGCTCGTGTCTTCGACGATGGAGATCGCCTGATTTTTCTTCAGGCGGTACATTCGATTAGAGTTCCGGACGAAGACGAGCGTCGCGTCCGGAAACATGTTGACGTTGAGACCGCGGAGCGATTGGCCGTCCGAGCCATTGCCCAGCGCCCCCACCTTGTCGACGATCGTGATCCGATCGCCGACTCCAATGTTTCTCGGTGCACTATTCATGATCGAATCTCCTCAGATCTAGCGGACACCTGAATTAGCCGACGTAGACGACCGAGTAGGTGCCCGTGTCGGCGCCGTTGGAGCTCGTGAGGCTCACGGTGTTGGGCGCCGTGATCGTGGCGTGCACGAAGCCCGGCGTTCCGCCCGGAGTCACGAGCGTGATGATGAAGAAGCCGTTCACGCGGCTCACGTCGAAACCGGTGATACCGGTGGCGCTGCCCGCCGTGAGCACCGCCGAGCGGAGCTGCATGAGCGCGACGAAGCGGCCGGCTTCGGCAGACGATCCGACGCCGTCGACCACGTTGTTGGCCGGCGTCGCCACGACAGCGGCGTTCACGTTTTTGCGCAGGGCGTAGAAGCGACTCGAGCTCTCCACGAAGAAGAGCGCGCCCTCGGGGAAGTTGTTGACGTTTTGGCCGGCGAGCGAGTCGCCGTCCGCGGGGGTGCCGACGGAGCTGACGATCGTGATGCGCTTGGATACCGGGGTCAGAGCTAGGTCAGTCATGATGGTGTCTCTCTTGTCTTTGGTTGGTTGGTTAGTGGTGATCGAAGTGTAGACCGGAAGCCTAGCGACTGGCGCGAATTTCCTTGTGCAGCCTCACCGCGGGCAGGGCGCCGAGCAGCACAACCGCACTCACCAATCCGCCTATCACGAACGCCGTCAGATAACCCGAGGCGCATGATTGACAAATCGTACATCCGCTTGCGTCGGTATCACCCATCGGAATGGGCGAGGCGGCGGTGTGCATGAGGGGCATCGAGACGTACATGGCGGTTATTTCCAGGTAAAAATCAAAGTGACGACGCCAGCGCCGAGCGCGGCTCCCAGTAGCAACATCACCAGAGGGCTCGACGTATCGACGGGGGCGGAGTTCGTGCTCGGCGTCGATACCGTCACCGTGAACGGATCGCTGCCCATGCCATGAAGCGCGGGTTGCGGGTGACGCGGTGTGTAGCGATGCGGCATGTTCATCTCGTGGGACGGAAGACTCCGAGGGTGTCAGCTGTTTTCAACACGAGCACTCCGGCAATAGCGACGGCGCTCCAGAACGCGATCTTGGTCACCGTGTCCGCCGCGCTCTGCAGGATCTGAGTGCTCGATTCGACCTGCGGCTTCTGCACGGTGTCGTTGCTCGATTTGACGCTCGAGTCGGCGACCGTCGGATACCCAAACGTCACAGCGTCCCAAGGAGCGGGTGACTTAACGCTGAAGATATAGAAGTCGCGAGCAGGGAAATCAGTCGTCGCCTCGAAACTCTCGGTGTCCTCTACTTGCAGTGAGGCGGCGTTCGTTTTCAGCCACGTCGACATCTTGTCGCGGTTGTCCCCAAACACGTCGAGCCAGTACCGCCCAGCGGGCAGGGGGTTCGTGCGCATGAGCACACCGAGGGCGGCAATGCTCATGGGGTTATGGACCGAGTGGTACGACATCACGCAGCTCGACGTTTATGCAGCACTGCAACCGTAATCGTGAGACCGATGACAGCGAGCGCACCGATGACCAACGCGGTCATGTTGCTCGAGATTGGGGCCTTTGGGGCTGAGGCGGAAGCAGGTAACGGCGCAGGCGATGCCGACGGGGATCCCGGAGCCGCGGCAGTGGGCGGCGGCTCGACGGTGATCTCTGGGTATCCAAACGTGACTGCGTCCCAAGGGACGGGGCTCGTCACCTTGAAGGTGTATTCATCGTAGGTATTCGGGTCCGAGTCATCGGTGCCAGTCGTCTGAGTGCTGAGCACCTGCACCGCGCCATGATTGGACTGAGCCCATGACGCCATCTTCGAGCGGTTGGCCCCAAACACGTCCACCCAGTACGTGCCGGGAGGAAGGGGGTTCGAGCGCTGCTCGGACCCTAAGGGTAGGGGGATCCGGTGATACACTTACGCTCCCGCGCCGCGCGTCTTCTTCCAACGCTTGTAGCTGTAATAGCTCGTCGCCAGCGCCGCGACCGCGACGGCGCCGTACACGTACGGATGCACCTGATTGAAGGGGAGCGTCACGTCCGAGCGGAGTGAGCTCACCGGATCGCCCGCCAGGAGGAAGCGCTTGACGGCGCCCGATGCGTTTTGGGAAACGCTCGCGAGCTCGGAGCTACTGACCGCGCCGAGGCCCTTGACCTGCACGTAGGAGTTTTGCGTGGGCGAATTCATGCGGTCCGTGCCTTGAAGGGAATTGTCCTGGAAGTACCCAAACTCATCGTAGGGCGCTCGAAAGTGCGCGATGCCGACGTAGGATCGCCCAACGGGCCAGCCGTTCCGGTCTTTGGCGACCGCACCGAGCCCTTGGAGCACGGCGTTATCAAATGGCGCATAGGCGTGCGAGCGATCCACGTACAGGCGGCGAGTCATTAGACCATGCCCTTCTTCTTGGCGTAGTAGTACGCGCCGCCGGCAGCGATGACAGCCAGGCCACCCATCATGAGCGCGGCGGTCGACACCGGGTGCTTGCCGGGCGGAGTCGGCGCGGGCGGCGCGCCCGGGGGCGGCTTGGATCCGGGAGCGGCGACGGCCTTCTTCGTCGGCAGGATGTATGCCTGGCAGTTCTGGCCACCGTTCATGGTGAGGAGATCGTTGCCGGTGTTGTCGCCGATCCATTTCATCGCGCCACAGGTCTTCGCGTCGAGCACGCCCGTGACCGGGATGGGGTTCATGCTGTTGCTCGAGAGGATCGCGTTGATCTGATTCTGGAGCGCGGGCATGTCCGAGTCGGCGACGCCCCATTGATGCACGATGGCGGGAGCGAGCTGCTGGCCCTGCACGACGTTGGCTTGAGGCGCCACGTAGGTCTTGAGCGGAGCGGACGCGCCGACGAGAGTGGGGTTCGTGCCCTGGCCGGTGCCGCAGTAGGCGTAGAGGTTGTAGTCCGTCCACACCGTCGATTGGCGGGGGTTCGTGCTGTAGAGGTAGAAGGCGGCGCCGCAGGTGGCGGGGCCGAGTTTGCCGTCAGCCGCGATCGTCTTGTAGCCGTTCCGGGAGAGATCGGCGTTGAGCGCGGCTTGCGCCTGCTTGACCGTTGCCGAGGCGAGCGTACCGGTTTGCTGCGCGATGGCGGCGTACTGCGCGCAGTTTTTCGGCACGCAGACCGCGGCGTCGTTGGCTGCCGAGTAGGCGTTGGTGCAGTCGTCGACCGACATGCCGTACTGAGCGGCGTTGGTTTGGCAGTCCTGAGCAGCAGCGGCAAACTGCTGCGCATGGCAGTCCTGAAACGCCTGAATGCCCCAGCACTGCCAGGGGATCTCTCCGGGGGCCGCGGACGATCCGAGGCCCGCGACGGCGCCGTTCGTGAAGTACTCGCCGGCGGAGTTACTTTGCCGAGATCCGCGCGTGATGGGCGTGTAGCGCGGCAGCACGCTGCCGGAGAGGGGTCGCGCTTGCGCGCTACGTGGGTTGAAGATGCCGCTCATGATTAGCCTCGACGTTTCTTGATGAAGTAGACGATGCCCACCGCGAGGAGCCCGCCGCCCACGAAGCCCATCACCTTTTTGGTGTTCGAGCTCATGAGCGGGAGGGAAGAGTTGACCGATGCTTGCGCCGGCTTGATGGAGGTGACGGTGCTGCCGCCGCCCCCACCGCAGCCCGCGCTCGCGAGCGTCGGCGTTGCATAGTCCTGGCACGTGCTCGGGTTACTGTAGATGGCCCCCGAGGTGTCATCGATCGTGAGCCGATTGCGCGCGCCGCAGGTCGCCGGTCCGAGCTTTCCATCGACTGCCACCGGGCAATAGCCGGCAGCCTTGAGCGCGACGTTGGTGGCGGTTTGCAATGCCGCGGTCTTCGCGCTGTACGCGCGCCACGGGTAGTCAGCGGCGTCGCTCGTCGCGTCTCCGAGCGTGCGCGCCTTGCCGAGCGAGGGCGCGCCGGCGAGATTGCCGTCGAAGACGCCGCCGCCGTAGCCGCCGGGGCGAAAGATCCCTTCGCCCACGTTGAATTCTTGGGATCCGAGTCCTGAGTATCCGCCTGGGGGCTTGTCGGGGATCATGTCGATGTCTCTCGGTGGAAGAAAAACGGTCGTGGGCTGCTGGATCTGCGGAAACTTAAACGCCGGCCGCGACCAGATCCCGCCGTGGAAGCGCGTGGGGTAGGGCGGCACGTGCATCGTGTACGGCGTCGGCACGCCTGCGGGATAGCCGGGGCCTTTCACTTGTGCTCCAGCGCGATGATGGCCTCGATGCCGAGACCGATGGGTCCCCCGAGGAGCGCCGCGGCGACGCCCCACCAGGCGTATTTCGACTCGCGATCGCGGCTCGGCGCGACGGCCTTGCCGACGTAGTAGCCGCCGACGCCCGAGAGTACGATGCCGACTGCCGCAGCGGCGATGACGACCGCGCTCGCTGCAGCGACGGGTGCCGCCGCGCCGGGCACGGTTGGAGTGGTCGCATCACCGAGACCACTCACGGCCCGCACGGCGCGCACGAGGGGCGAGCCATTGAGCACGCGACCGAGCACACCAGAGCTGGTGGCTGACGGCGTCGGCATCTCGTACAGGCGCGAGTACGAGCCGATGCCGTCGGGGCTGCCGCGCATCCCGAGCGGCGCCATCGGATAGGCCGCGGGGTTGTACTGGGCATTGCCGTAGCCAGCGTTGGCTTGCACGACATCGTTGTGCCGCACCGGGAGCTGTTGCCCTGAGCTCACGACGCCGGGGGTCGTCAGCACTTCGTCTTCGTCGTCTTGATAGTCAAACATCACTTCTTCTTTCGAAAGAGCGCGTAGAGAGCGCCCGCGGCGGCGCCCACGAGCAGCACCTTGACGACGGTGGATGACGAATCGGCAGCAGGAGCCGGCGCGGGGAGCGAGGCGTCGCCGTAGCCCTGCACGCCGTAGCCTGAGTCCCGGATGCTCTGCGGATCTTGCATCCAATTGGCGATGTTGACGCCGGGCATGGGAGCAGCCTCTTGCCAGCGCACGACGTTTCTTGGCGTGCTGTAGCGGCCCTGCTCGATGAATGCGATCTGCGCCGCCGAATCGAGGCTGACGGCGCCCGAGGGCACCGCCACCACGCGGCGTCCGGTTGTCGCATCGACCACCTCGGTCTTACTGAAGGGCACCTCGCGCGCGTGGTAACCGGGGAGCGAATAGCGCGCAGCAAACACGCCCGCGTCCGGGTGCACGTTGGGGTGCGTGCCCGGGGGATCGAAGACACCGTTCGATTGGATGTCGTCCATCTCGGCCAGGAGCTCGAGTTCGTTAGAGGCCCAGCCGGGGTTGGCCGATTCGTCGGAGACTTCGGTGTCGGTGCCGGCGAGCCTTCGGCCGTAGCGCCGGTCGAAGGGCGCGGCGTAGCCCGGGGCGAGATTGCTCGTATAGCGGAGATCGGAGGGACCGACCGCAACCATCGACGGCAGATCGCCCGTGTAGGGCTGGGACGGGTACATGGGGTAGCGCATGGTGATCTTGTTTCTTTCCGCTCAACCGGTGGCGACCTTGAAGACGACGATGGCGGCGATGGTGACGCCCAGGTAAAGGCCCCAGCGAGTCTTCACCGATTGGGAGACGGCCGCTGGGGCGAAGGGGGAAGCGCAGTGGGTCTGGGTGATGACGCCCCAGGCGCCTTTCTGCGCGCCCTGCGTGGCGCGCTTGGGGATGGTCTCGACGACGCGCGTCTGACCATCGGGGCACGGGAAGGGCGCGGCGCACGGGAGCACCTGCGCTTCTGCGCACTCGGGCGAATCGATATCGACCTGGTTACACGCCAGCTGCGCGGCTTTCCAGGAAGCGAAATCGGTGCACGTCGAGGCGACGGGATTGTCTCCCATGCCGCGCTGCTGGATGGTGGCAGAATAACTCATCTGGGTTAGGACTTCTTCCTCATCACCAAGTAGAGCGCGCCGCCGCCGACTGCGAGCGCCGCGAGCAGGCCCCAGTGACTGAATCCTCCGGCAGCTCCCTTCTGCGACACGATGGTGCCGCCGGGGATCGGAGCGGCGGGAGCCGCAGCCGGCGAAGAGCAACTGCAGATCGTGGCCGACAGTCCCCATTTCCCATTGAGCGCTTGCTTCGGTAGCCGCTCGCAGGTGTGCACCTGCCCAGGGGGGCACGAGTCGGGGCCTCCGCAGGGCAGCTGGGAGGCGACCGAGCAGGGATCGTTCGGGTCGATGGGGCTTGAGAGGATGGCGGGGGTACCACCGGAGCGCGAATTGCTCGCAGCGGCCTGCGCCGCGGCTTGCGCCGCCATCGACGCGATCGCCGATTGCGACATGGGCGCCGTCGGGGAAGGGGACGGACTCGAGGTCGGCGTGGCGTAACCGATGATCGAGCTCGGGTCGATTGAGCCGGTGATCGTGAAGCCGAGACCGCGGAGCCCCGCGACGCCCGTTGCCGCGTACCCGAAGCCCTTGACGGACGCGGCCTGCTGCAGTCGCGCGTTGCACGCGAGTTGCGCTTGCTTCCAGACTTGATTGTCGAGACAAGCCATCAGGCAGCCGCTTTCGGTTTTTTGAAGGTCCTGTAAAGCGCGTAGCCGCCGACTGCGACCACGACCAGGATGAGCCCGTTGGAGAGCATGCCGGCGGATTTCTTCGTGGGCGTCGTCGTGATGGGCCCGGGAGATCCAGGCGTGATAGCAGGCACGGGAGCAGATGCGGGCGGCATCGGCTCGGGGCGTAGGTCGCCTGGCGGAGGACCCAGGACGGGCTGCGCAGGCGGGGTCGGCTGCGGACGCAAGGGCGCGATGGCGGGGAGAGCCGGCGGGCAGACTGGCAGCAGTGCCAGCGCGCAGGCGGAGCCAGTGGGATCGGCGCCGAGGCCGCGCACCGTTTGCGACATGGCGCTGCAGGTCTGCTGCCAGTTGTCGTGCTGGGCTTGCGAGACGCAGCCCGGGTAACCTGCAGGAGTGACCGCGCCCGCGGCCCGCGCCGCGGCGTTGGCCTGATCGAGCGCTCTCTGATTTTTGAGCTGCTGCTGCGTGCGCGCCACGAATGCCGCCGCGCGCGCTGCCTGCTCGGCCTTCCAGGCCGCGAGATCGCGCTGATAGCTCGCGAGCTGCGAAGCGTAGCCGGCGGCCGCGCCCGCGCTTTGAGCCGCGTAAGCTGCGACGGCGTTGTCGTGGCCCGCCTTCTCTTGCAGCCAGGCCGCGTGATCGGAGGCATAGTCGCCGAGCCCAGCGATCTTTCCGTGATAGGCGCGCGCGTAACTCATCCTTCGATCCTCCAAATTTTGTGAGTCGTCACGCGACTGAGCATCGTTGCCTCGTCGGTGCCCGCGACCGGATCGCAGATGATCCAGCGCTGGCTCTTGGGCTCTTGCACCCGGCAGAAGACGTGAGCGAAGGAATTGGGGCGCCCGAATCCGACGGTGACGTACTCGATCTCGCGGCCAAGCTGGCGGCAGAGCGTGCCGACGAGGAGCGCGATCTCATCGCAGTCGGCGACGGCTTTTCCGTGCTGCACGATCTCTTCGCACATGCGCTCGGGATCTTGCACCTGCTCGACCGCAACGGCGTCGTTCGAGTACTTGACCTTTTCGGCGACGAAGTTTCTGACGGCCAAGATCTCCGACACGTAGTCCTTGGGCGCGATGTCCCGGACGATGTGATCCTTCAGCGACCGCACGAGCGTCGACTGCTCGCCGCGTGGGCCGACCGTCATCGAGATCATGAGCAGGATGGTGTCCTGCGGCCCATGGAAGGGTCGGATCGCGGTCGGTTGGGTAGCAGCGATGGCGGAGGGCATGGGTCGGCCTACACGAGACCAACCTGAATCGCTCACACGCCGCGAACGGTCTGTATTTGGAAGCCTACCCGGGCCGGGGGATCCTCCGCAACTTTTCGGGCCGAACTCCCGAAACTACATGCTGAAGCGGGCATTCAGAGGCCATTTGGCCAGGTGGAAATCGCAAAAGCGCGAGCGGCGCGGCTTATCGCAGCCCGATCCTGCGACCGGGCACTCACGCGCCTGCACGCGCGTGATCCAGAGCTCGAAGCCCTCTTCGGTGAGTTCTTGAGCGACGGCCTTGGAGTAGGCCTCGAAGAGCGGGACTTCCTCCTGCCAGAGGAGCGGCAGGCCCCGCCAGAGACGGCGAGCGATGGCTTCGTAGTCGATTGTCAAGCGGGATCTTGTCCGCTCACGACGAGCTCGGTCTTGTACCAAACCCCATCCTTCACGAGACCGTCCGCGTCCACCCAGATCCCGCAGGCGTCTGGCTGGCCTTGGCACTTAGTATAAATCCCGAATTCTCCATCGGTGAGCCGGAGGAGAAGCGGATCTCTGGATTCGCCTGGGCGATAACGAAACCCGGACGGTGTGGGCTTGGCTTGCCCCTGCACCCAACTGAGCAGGTCGCAAGGTCCACCCTTACCAGTCCCTGAGCGGAAGCCCACATCGGGGGCACATCAGCGCCGGGACCGGCTCGTAGCAGTCAAACATGCCCATCTATCGGCGAAGCCCCTTCACTTCTTGCCGATGGGCGACAATCCTGCGCGTCAATCGATCTTGCGCTGTGGGAGGCGCAAGCGCCGCTAGCGGGCGCTCCTGCACGCGATAGCGGCCGAGTCCCCGGCGACGCTCACCTCGGTCTTTGTGATTCGTGTATTTTCCAAGCTCAACTTTCATGCCCATCAAAAAACTCCCCGAACCGAATCCTTTGTTTCATGCAGGATTTTACTCAAGGCCACGAGCCAGCCCTGAGCCGAATACACCATCTACCTGGGCTCTCCCCAAGTCAGCATCCGGACTCGGTCCGAGGAGATCTTTCATTTGAGCCGTTTTTTCAGCTCTTCGAAGAGCGCGCGGAGGTATTTCTTACCGTCACGGCGCAGGAATGGCGAATCTGGGTTTCCTGAGCGCTGAATAGCCAGGATCACGCGCTCGGCATCGGTGGAGCTCAAGAGGCCGGCGACGGTCTCTGCGCCAAAATTCTGAAACATCCCCGTCGCCAGATCGGGAACAGAGATGTTCGATTCGTAGGGCTCGAGCAATAGCTGCTCGGCCTGCAGGATCTGTTGGTCTTCTTCGAGCGCCCCTGGATCGATACCCTGCTGCGGGGGAGCCGTGGGCGCCGGCCCCATGGGCGGGGGCGGCGTGCTCGGTTGCGCCACCCTTGGCGGCGGCGCGCTCGGGGCAGGCGCAACGCGCGCCAGTTGTTGCATCTGGGGCGCGGGCTCGGGGGGAGGTGGCGGCACCGAGTAGCCCTGCGGGAAGTGCTGCACGGGCACTGGCATCGGCTGATGCTGCTGCGGGGGAGGCGGGGCTGGCACCACGTACTCGGGCTCCGGTTGCACCACGAAGGGATCCATACCGGGGCTGATAGGCGCCGGGCCCACTTCCGACATGTGCCGCGGGACGAAGCCCGACTCGAGCGCGCGGCGACGATGCGCGGGTGGGAGGCCTGGAGCGACCAAGCCGTGAGAGGCCTGCTCGATCATTTCGTTGCGCCCCTGCTGGCGCGCGGCTTGGAGATCTTGAGCGCTCCGCTGCTTGAGCATTCCGCTGATGTTTTCGATGATGCTCGGCAGATTGCTGATGACGCCGCCTCCGGCTTTCATCAGCATCTGACTGATCGTTTCGGGCTCGGAGGAGCTCTCGGAAGCGTCGATCATCCCGAACTCAGCTGCTTGCTCCTTGATCTTGGCGATCTTACCGACCACGTCTTTATTTTCTTCGGCGTCACGCTTGTAGCGCTCGACATCAGAGGCTGTGCGCTTGACCTCGCCGCGGGCGGTCTCGAGCCGCATCTCGTAGGAGGCCTTGAGCGACTCCATCGCCATCGCGTGCTGAGCCTTGAGCGAGTCCATGTCGCGCTGGTGGTTGCGCACCTCGGAGCTGAGTGCGATCTCGTGGTTGCGCGCTTCGGCGGCGGTGGCGGTCGTGTGCTGATGCTGCAGATCGCTCACGCGGCGATCGGCTTCGTCCTTGGCGCGCTGGATCTCGCGATCGGCACGCTCACGCAAGTCTCGCTCGAGTTGAGCCGAGCGATCGGAAAATTCTTTGATGCGAGCGTCGGCTCGAGCTTCCGCATCTCGGATGATTCGGTCGCCGCGGTCGCGCTCGTCCTTGATGCGCTGCTCGGCGCGATCGTGATCTTCTTTGCTCTGGCGATTGAGCCGGTCGAGCTCGCGGGCGTGATCGGCGCGCAGGGACTCGAGTGCTGCTGATGAGGCCCCCGGATCGCCTTGGAGATTTTTGCTGATGGCGAGGGCCGTATCGAGCTCGCTACGCTCAGGTTTTTTGGATGCAAATTTCTCTTCGAGATCTTTCTGCATCTGGCGCATCTCTTCTTGATGCTGGCGCTGCATCTCGAGCGATTCGCGCCGAAACTCCGCCTGCGCGTCAGCGAGGGAGCGCGCCAGATCGGTGTTCTGCTTGGCGAGGGTGTTTTGCTCGCGCTCGCGATCCTTTTGCCGCTGCTCGTCACGCTCACGCTCGGCGTTTTTTCGCTTCTCTTCGCGTTCCTCGCGCGTGAGGGCCGCGTCGACTTCGATCTTGGCGACCTGGGCATCGGCGCTCGATACGGGGCGGCGGCTGTGGTGGAGTCCGGGCATGGTCTGGGTCATTTCGGCCTCGTCATCGTACACTTCACCTTCGAAACTGGGAATACCCGGAAACGTGACCGTCATGGGCTCGGTCAACGCCTTGGGAGGCACGCGGCCATCGGCGTTGAGCACGCCGCCGCGCTTAGGGGGACCGTAGACGATGAGCTTGTAGGTGCCGCCCCCATAGGTCGCCTGCCAATCGGCGAGCGTCATGGGTCCGGTGATGGGGCGCAAGATCCCAGCAACCTTGCGTCCACCGAAGAGCTTCGGATCTTTCCGCTCCACGTAGATGTACTGGTTGATGCCGTCGAGCGCGGGAAACATGCTGAAGAGATCGATCAGCGTCTCGGGCGCGGATAGGCTCGCCACGAAATCCGGCGGCGCGTCCTCGGTCGCGATGACCGGGCTGACGGTGATCCCCTCGCGCTTGTGGATGTCGGGCTCGGGGTGCGGCACTGCCTCGTCGCCGTCCGTGAAGAGCTCAATGCGAGAAGCGAGATCGGGCGCGGCGATCGGCTCTTCCTGCTCGGAGGAGGCGAGGGCTTGCAAGAATTCTGGGTGCGCTTCGGCTACCTCTGCGACCTCGCGAGATAGATGGCGCTGCGCTACCTCGTCGATCGACTTGGCGCGCTCCGCTACAGCCACCCGCACGGCGCGCACGAGCCGTTCGCCGCCGACTTCGATGGTGTCGGAGGTGTCGGGCACGAGGCGCCGCTTGGGCGGCGTAGCGGAAGGCTCGGGCATCAGGTCTCGTCCGGATCGTCCTCTGGATCGAGCTCGGCCGTCACCTCGTCAATGAAGGCGATCGCCTCGTGCGCGCGCGCTTGGAGCGCAGCGAACTCTCCGCTCGATGCGGGGATCGCCGCAACCAGCGCCTCGATCGTCTCCTTCAGCCGAGCGGCGTCTTCTGGCATGAGCGTCGACTCGCCGCCGAGCGCTTCCTCGATCTCATCGAGCTTGGCGTCGACCTCGCCACCCCACTCGAAGTGTTCCTTGTGCGCGTCGAAGGCGTACTTCGACTGGTCGGCGAGGATCGAAAACATCTCCCCCACCTCAGTCGCGAGCGCCGCTGGATCATTGAGCGCGCCCGAGGTGAGCTTCTTCTTGAATGCTTCGTACGCATCGGAGGCGTCGCTCGCGAGTCCCCTGAGCAAGCTCAAGACTTCGTCGGGTTCAGTAGGAGGGGCGGTGACTGCTGCTAATTTCGGGGCCATGTGTTCTCCGTTGTGGTGTTCGCATTAACCGAGGATGCCGAGCGACTCGTGCTCGCGCTCGAGTGCGTCGTCGACATTGAAGCTGCCGGCGGCAACGCGCTCGTTCGCTTGCTGCACTTTGAGCGCATCGAAGTCATCCAAGATCTTCTCGGACTCGAGGTGGCGCGGACTCCGAAGGCTGCAGGCGAAGATCGCCGCGTCGCCGACCGAGTAGTACTCGCCCGTCTCGGACCTCATCGCCAAGCATGAGCGCGTGAGGAAGCGGCGAGTGCGGTCCGCGCTGATATCGGTCATCATGCGCAGGTAGTGCCCGCAAGCGGGGCGGATGGGCTCGACCTGCACGACGGTCGATAGCTGACCGTCGACCATTGCCTTCATGCTGCAGTGGCTGCCATACAGGAAGGTCGTGAAGTTTTCTCGGCTCTGGCCGCCTCCTACTTCTCGATCTGGGTAAGTCGCATTCACGGTCTGCATCAGCCGCGCCGTCGAGACGAAATACCGCCCGTCCGGCGCGCGCTGCACCTCCGCGGGCTCGAAGCTCACATAGACCGACCCGTCGGAATTGCGGATCACGAAGCTCCGCTTGTCCTCCATGCACACAAGCGTGTCGACGGCGAGCGGCGGGGGTCGGTCCTCGTTGTCAGGCGCGACCGGCACCGGGAGGCGATCGTTCGGGTCGATCCCGAAGGTGACCGGCACCTCCGACCCCTGATGGAGCTCATCATTGGGTTTGGGCGCCGTAAACTTCGAAAAGTCTTCTTCTGACATTTGTCAAGCTCTTTCAGTTGATCCTGTCGGACCAGGAACGTCTAGCTGTACCGGCAATGTGCCGTTGCGCGCTAACACCGGGGTTACGTGCCCCTCCACGTACTGTTCGTGGGTTTCCCGGATGATACTTGGCATCTCGATGTTTACCCCGCGCTTGGCGAGCTCCTGGTGCAGGTAAGCGATCCCGCTCATCATGAGCACCTGGGCGTTACCGTGACCGATAGCCTGTTCGTCGTAGAGCTTCCAGGCTGTATCGCGCTCTTGCAGTATCCCTGCAATCGATCGGCGATGCTCTTCGGCCCGACGCGCAAAATCTTCGCGCTCCCAGGTCGTGCGCTCGAGTTGTCGGGTGAGATCTTGAACCAGCACGGCCGCATCTTCGTGCTCGGCGAGCAACGCACGGAGCTCGGAATTGATCTCGTCGGCCGCCTCAAGTGCGCGGGTGTGGCGATCATTGGAGGCCTGAAGCTCCTTGACCTCACCCCAGAACCGCCAAAACATGAGCGCCGCGCCGACTGCCATCGACGCGACAATAATCATGCCATAATGAACTGCTAGCCACATTTGTCGATACTTCCTAGCGTTTCACGTGAAAAATCAGTCGAGCGCCTGGCCGGTCAGGGCCTTTTGCTCTTCGCGAAGGATGGCCTGACAGCGATCTTCGGCATCGGGCTCGTGCTCCCAGGCCTCTGGAATGAACAGCGCCACGACCTCGGTATCCACCTTCACCACCTCGAACGCCTCCGGCAGGTCCGAGCGCTTGATCTTGCCCACAAAGGCCATCGCAATGTCTCCGCCCATGGCGAGCGCTTTGCGCGCTGCCACCCGGAACCGCGCCTCTTCCTCGCTCGTCACTGGGCCTCCCCCGAAGCCCGGTAAACGAGGCCTCCGGTCAGGGCAATGGCCACGGCCAGCACGCTTTTCTTGTCCTCGGTGTCGAGGGGCTCCGCAATGAACCGGTCACAGACCCGAAGCCAGCTTTCGCGATGGGCGGGCACGAGAACTTGTTGCATGCGGTGGTCAGTGACGGGCATCGTCGGGATCTGGAAGCGGCGAGCGAGGTGAGTAACCATCACACTCACCGCGCGCACGTGTTCGGGGGGTTCTTTTGGATTGCATGGCGGCCCAATGGCGAGCGCTGCCCAAGGCTTTTTGGCCCTCCCGAACGGCACCAGGACCCGCTCGAAGACGACCTCCAAGATCAGGTGATGGACATACGCCTTTTTTGTGAGCTCGACCAGACCCTTGAGGAAACCTGCCTCATCGTCCCGCCCAGGGAGCTTGGGGCCAAGCAGCACGTCCTTGTCCAGGACAATGGCGGGCGCGGGCACGCGGGGAAACTCCAGCACCGCGTAGGTGAGCGCCTTGAGCCCAGGGGCGACGCCGATGACGATCATTCAGCGCGCGGGGTCCCGGGTCATTGCTGGACCGTAAGCCTAGCGCCTGGAAACGCGAGTGGTCAACCACGAGTGGCAAAATTGTCCGATGGTAGGCCCCCACTCCCTAGCGTTCAAGCCGCCGCGCTCTTCATGCACCGCGCGCCGACACTGAGCAGGAAGGCCACGATGCGTTCCCCCTGGAGACAGGCCTCGCAGTATTGGTGCTCGCAGCCGCAGGGGGCCTGCACCGAGCGAAGGGCGCGAGCCGGGTGCGGCACCAGGCAGCAGTAGCAACGGGCGGTTTCCATCCGTTCATTGTGGGCCAGGAAGAGGACTCTCCGCAAGGGCAAGCAATGACCGCGCGACGACCGAGCGGAGCTCGTTCACGCCGGACACCTGGAAGCGAGTGAAAATGTCATGGGTCTGCCTGCCGATGGTGCGCGGCGCCGTCGCTCGTAGAAACGAGAGCTCGGTCGTGTCGGCGCCATCGAGCAGATGACGAGCGATCTCGCCCTCCGCTCGAGTCAACCCCTCGAGCAGCCGCGGCTGCCGCGTGAATTCTATCAAGCAGGGGGAGGCAAGGTGTTCGATCGACGCTTGCACGCGCGGAGCTTGCGACAAGAGCGGGATGATGAGCGGCACGCGCTTGGTCATGCACGCGACCCCGATCTGCGCCAAGGCGTCGGTGAGCAGGCGCGACAGGCTCGCTCGAGAGACCTGAAACTCCGCTCCAATTGCCTTGGCATGTCCGGTCGTCAGCCAGCGCTCCAGCACCAGGCGATCGCGGCCGGCGAGCGGTGTGCCCTGGTTACGACGGATCTCGATCCCGAAGACGTATTCGGTCGCGTACAGGCGACCGATGCGCCAGCTGCCCTGGCAGAGGCATTCCCAGACCGCGCCGAGCACGCGGAAATCATCCTTCACGCAATGGGGGTTGGGAGGCGGCAGAGTGGACGGGCGTGGGCGACGGATTCTCTCCGGTGATGCTTGCAGTAAGAGCGCGACGGCGCGGGCCTGCAGCTGGCTCACGCGGGGCTCGGAGATCCCGAGCTCGACTCCTATCTCGCGCTGCTTTGCGCCAGAGGCAACGCGCTGAATGATGATCTTCAAACGATCGGGCAAGCGCTCGAATGCCGCCGCACGCTCCCGGATCTGGGCGATCGCGTCCAGGCGCTCATCGGGCGGCGTATCCCATGAGACCAAGAGCGCCTGATCCCCGAACGACAACTCATCGAGCCTCACGACCGATGGAGCCACAGTATCTTTTGATTGAGCCCGCGAGCGCGCGCGACGCGGCAGCCAGTCCTGAGTGCGGAGCTCGTCGATCACAGCCCCCCGCACGCGCACACGCAGGTACCACTCGAAGCCTTCACGGTTTCGGTCCGCGTTGACCGCCTGCCACAGGCCGAGGAAGGCCGCTGCTTCCAGATCTTCGTAGAGCACGTTCCGGGGGAGCTTGCGCATAAACCCCTGAGCGATTCGCTTGGCTACCGGTCGATACTGCGCGAATAACTCCTCCGCATCGGACATGGGGATCTAAGGCGGAGGCGCCTCATCCGAGCAGGCGTCAGCGGCTTGACAAGAAGTCGCCTGCGCTTGGCAGCGTGGGTTTTCCGAAGCGTAGCCGGAGGACTCGGTGTTCTCGCAAACAGCTTCGCAGGTGGCGCCCTTCGGAGTGGGATCACCCGCGGGGCAGTGCAGGATCTGAAGGTGCGCACACATCACGATGCAGTCGCTGACCGTGCCCGCCTGGAGCGGTCCGTTGTGATTGACCGGGGGCGTGAGCGCACTCGAGCAAGACGCGAGCAAGACGACGGCGATGAATCTCATAGGAATGGCCCCACATCCACGGCCACGAAGCCGAGGCTTGACTTGACGTACCCTTCAGTGAGCCGGCAGCGGCCGTTGTCGCGCCAGTTCACGTCGTAGTGATTGAGGACCCCGAAGGTGCCGTCTGCCCCGTAGTCTTCGAGCACCATGGCGTGGCTCCCCACGATGTCGGTCGTCGGCGTGTCGATAAGAGTCGGGCCGCTGTCTTTTTCGAAGTCTCGGTTGACCTGCCAGGCCCCGATGACCGGGATCCCCTTGGAGATCGCATGGCGCACGGTGACGGCGTCCGAGCGATCGATCGAGTAGTAGCCCCGAAGCCCGCGACGATCGTAACCGTCGTGGAGCGCTGTTCCGCTCACGCGCGAGTTGATGCGCATGAGGTTGAAGGGCCAGACCTCTTCGGAGCAGAGCCCGAAGCGCGTGACGGCCGTGCCCATGGCCTCGAAACTCATCCCCGCGTCGGTGTCCTCGAGCCCCATCGACGCCCGGCCAAGCTTGTAGGGAAAGAGCCCGCTCAGATCCGGGCACTCGATGCCCTTCTTCAGGCACGCGAGACGGAAGGCCTGAGCGATCGAGAAGCCGACGCAGGCATCCGAGGCGCTCTGGTATTTCGCCTGCACGCGATCGTCGCGCACGCTGGCCGAGAGGGGGAAGGAAGGCTCGGCGCCGATGAGCGCCGAGAGCGGCCGCGTCGTCGGCGCAAACGGCGCCTCAATGAAGCCTCGACCCCTAGCCATCACCACGTCGTCGGTCATGACTGAATGCGGAGCCCGATCACACGGGGAACAGGGAAAGCGTCGGCCCCGGCAGTGCCGACGCCAACGAGTCCGGCGCCTATGGGGGAGATGCCGCGCGTCTTCAGGAAAGCGGTCAGGGTCTGGTAGGCGGCCGCGAAATCGGCGAAGGCAGCGTCGTACTGCCCCTGGTCAACCTGCTTCAGATCGCTCACGGTGCGCCCACCGAGCAGGAGCGCCTGGTTGGCCGCCGCCAAGAGCTGATCGTATTCGGCACGATCGGTGGGAGAGACCGGATGCGTCACCTGATATGCATCGAACACCGACTCAATCCCATTGAGCACGAGCGACGAGTCGGTAACGGCTGATTGAATGACCGGGATCGCGCTCGAGAGCGCACTGCAACCGGTCAGCGTGAGCACGAATAGGCAGAGCGCCCCGAGCAAGGTCTTCATGGCCGAAGATCTTAGGCTACTCCGCCTTGCTCTCGCAAGTTTTAGTCGTCCGAGTAGCCGATGGCGGATCGCCGCGGGGGGTCAGCGCGCGCTTGAAGGCCTTGGAGCCGTAGGCGCAGGCGGAGCTCCTTGTCGATCTCATCGAGCAGCTGCGGGGGAAGTGGGAGAAGCTGCGAGTGCGGGTACCGCACGTATTTTCCCGCATCCCACACGCCGGCAGCGATTTGACCCGTCGAGTCGTGGAGCGACACCTGCACGCCTTTGACCTTGACGTGCACGTGGATGCACTCGCCTTTGGGCAGGTGAGCGACGGCGCGGAAGTCGAAGTCTTCGCTCATGGCGGCATGTACTCTGGGCAGAAGAGTGACTCGATCGACAGGGTGAGCTCTCCGCATGCGCAAGAACGTCCTGGCCCCGGGAGTTGGTTCTGGGTTTCCCATGGAACCACTTGCCCGCACGTTTGGCAGACCCATTCATGCTCGATCCTCTTCTGGGAGCAGTTCTCGCAGCGGTTCTGAAAGACCTTACTCTGCTGGAAGAAGGCCCTCACTTTCGGTTCAGGGCCCTTCCAACCGTGAGCCCGGAGCACGCCTTCGATGTCGGGCGGCGTCCAGCCTTCGGGCTTCAAGATCTTTCCATCCGCTCGGCGCATCACCTTGAAGGTGCCGTCGGGTTGCAGCACGGCTTTCGCCATATTGGAGCGCTGCACCTCGTCCCAAAGCGCGTGGATTGGAAGCCCAAACTCGAGCGCTGTGCCGACCAGCACATAGATCGAGTCGATGATGCCATCGGCGACCTCGACGAGATCGCGGGCAGCGAGCCCCTCCAGGAATTCCTTCGTCTCTTCGCTGACGAGCTTCTCTCGTAAATCGACACGCTCCATTCCCGGAAACCCCGGCACCTTCAGGTCGGGCGCGTCCGTGACCTCGTGGAAGCGCGCCACGTCGTACTCCCAATCGATCGTCATAGCGGGATCTCCACGACGGTCCAGCCAGGCTGGCGCATCATCTCCCGCACGACCGCCTCGAAGTCCCAAAGCGCGCACCGGGCAAGGTCAGTCCTGTCTCCGTAGCTGACGCAGTGCACCCCATCTCGCACTCGGCGCGGATTTAACCTGGTCTCGATCACTTTCTCTACCTCAGGCCAGAGCGCGCCGTGCCCGAACACCTCAAGATCGGTGCCGTTCCAGCGAGCGTCCACGGTCGCGCTCGTGCGCGTCACCCTCGACATCCCACCGATCTTCGATTCTATCGTTTCGGAGGACTCCCTCGTCACGAGCACTCGAGCATGCTGCCCGAGCGTCATCGCTTTCCAATTGAGCATCATCGTCGTTGTTCTCCTATCGGTTGTACCACTGGTCTTCGTCATCAGGCGGCATCGGATCGACATCGACGTTGTCACCGAAGTTCTGGACTTCTTCGTACCCCGTCTCAAGCGGCCGGAAGCTGATCGTCGGTCCATGGAATCCGAGCATCACCGTGCCGGTCGCGCCGCCGCGCTGTTTGGCGATGATGATCTCGGCTTCGTTTCCGGCGTCTTTGGCGTAGTACCCCTCGCGGTAGACAAACCACACCCAGTCGGCATCGTTTTCGATAGCGCCTGACTCACGGAGATCGGCGAGCGTCGGGCGCTTGTCGCCGGTCTTCTTCTCGGGAGCTCGGTTGGTTTGAGACAAAGCGATCACGCAGAGCGCCTCCGCCTTCGACAGGTTTTTCAGCCCCTTGGTGATGGACGATACCTCGAGCTCACGGCTCTGACTCTTGTCGCCCATCATGAGCTGCAAGTAGTCGATGGCCGCGGCGGCGAGTTTTCTGGCGAGGATCCTGCCCTGGTCGATCTCACGCTTGATCTTCCGGATGATGCTGCGGAGCTCCTGCACCGTAAGGCCAGGCTTGTCGCCGACGAGGAGCGGCTGCTTACTCAGCACATCGGCCGCATGAAAGAGCCGCTCCCAGTCTTTGCTGGTGAGGAGGTTGAGGCGCATCTTCTGAAACTCCACATTGGCTTCGATGCACACCAAGCGAAGCGCCACTTCCTGAGCCGGCATCTCGAGCGAGTGCAGGTAGACTGCGTCCGGGAGCGAGCCGTCCTTCGGCACGCGCGTCGACCGAATCAAGCTCGAGGTGGCCAGGCTCGACTTACCCATGCCGGGCCTCGAAGCCACGATGCCGAGGTGTCCAGGTTGGTAGCCGCCGCTCTTCTTGTCGAGCTCACTGAATCCCGTCGTGAGCCCAAGCTGGCCGCCGTTTCGGAGGGATTCAGCGAGCTCCGTGAGGGCTTGTCCGGCGATGACGCCCGCAATCGCGTACGTAGTCTCGCGCTCGGTGTGAGCGAGCTCCCAGATCTTCTGCTCGTGCTCTTCGATGAGCACGCGCGTCGGCACGCCTTGAGGCTGATAGAGACGCGCGATCGTCTCGACCGCCACCGATTGCACTTGGCGCGCTGTCCAGGCCGCGATGATGCTCCGGCAGTGCTGCTCCAGCACCCCAGGACGCGACTCGACGGGGTACTCGTCAACGAGCTGAGCCAGGTAGGGCGTGCCGCCGACTTGATCGAGTCGATTGAGCGAGCGCAGATCGCCGGCGAGGCTCACGAGATCCACGTGCTTGCCCGCCTCCACGCTGATGCGGACGATGGAGCCCCAGATGATGGTGTTGGCGCCTGCATAGAAATGCTCGGGCTCTAGTCCCGTCGAGACCGCGCGATCGATGTCGCCTTCCGTCAAGATGGCCCAGCTGATGACGTAACCTTCGGCGTCCAGATCGTTGGGCGGCACGCGCCCGGGTGCGGGCGTGCCGTGCGAAGCTGGATCGGTCACTTGAAGCGGCGCTCTCGCTGAAAGAAGTCGCACAAGATCCGGTCGACCTCATCCTCCACGCTGGAGCCGTAGATCCCTTGCCGCACGCGATGCTCGATGAGCCCAATGAGCTCCGAACGCACTTGCACGGGTCTGCCAGATTTGCGCATGCCCTGGAGCTCGGCGACGAGCCCATCGACGACTCGCCCGTATTCTTTGTCCTCAATGGACAGGCGCGTCATCTTTTTGCAGGCGCTCAAGATCGTCGTGTGGTCTTTTCGATGAAAGGCCTCAGCGATCTGAGCGTATGAAAAATGACCCACCAGTCGCGCGACATACATGGCCGTGTGACGCGCCACCACGTGCGAGGTCACGCGGCGCGGACTCGTGAGCGAGGCGGGGTCGGCGGAGTAATGCCGAGCTACCGCTTCGATGACCGCGGTGAGGAGTGGCTCTGTCACTCGTTACCGGAGGCGCAGTCCGTGAGGGGTGCTCTTGATCTTCTCGTAGAAGTTAGGCGAGCAGGTCATCTGCACCGGATCACCGATGGGCTCTTCGCGCTCGCCTTCCATGTCGGTCGACAGACGGGAAGCAACATCACCCACCATCTGTAGCCGGTCCGCATCGGTCAGGTGGTAGGACGATCCCGCGTTGTACTTGCGACCGTCGGGCAACACGACGATCCAGAGCTGTTTTACGATGAGGGGCTGGGTCATGATCTTGGGGGCACCTTTTTGTTTCATTCGAAGGGGATCAGTGCGGCGTCGTCGCGTTGGTAGAGCGGGTGCACCGGCTGACCCGACTGCGTCTTCTTGAAGCAGTAGAATTCACAGCCAAAGATCTCATCGATCAGGCGCGCGACCTGGAGACCGCGGCCCAAGATCTCTCCCTCGTTGCCCCAGCCGTACACGATCTGATGCGAGTCACCCACGACGGTCAGGATGTGTTGGTCGTTGCCGGGACCGATGAGATCGCGCGTCGAGGCGAGCGAACGGAGTTTCTTCGAGTCCGTCTCGCGGTAGGCGAAGAGGTTGACGACCGCGAGGCGCGCATAGCCCCACGTGCGACCGTACTTCATCAGCTTTTCGATCGTCGGGTCGTTGGCGTTTTCGTCGGCGGTCGAAGGATTGAGCATGACGAAGCACACCGTGCGACGATCGGGAGCGGGGTCGTTCCAGGATTCGCCGTCGAGTGAGCGGTAGAGCGCGTAGCGATACACGCGATCCTCGCTCAAGACGGCGTGGGCCGTTTCCTTCAGCCAGGGCATGACGGTTTGCTTCATCGGCATGGCTCAGGTCTTGATGGCTTGAGAGAGCATGGCGGCGAGCAGGCGGCCGCCCGTAGGAGGAGCTTCGGGGGCGGCGGGAGGCGGCGGCGACGCCTTCTGCTGCTTGCGCTCGGCTTGAGCCGCAAGGCGTTGGGCTTTGCGCTCGGCGTCGGCCGACGCCCGTGCTTGGCGGAGCACCTGCTCCTGGCGGCGGTCCACTTCGATCTCATGAAGGATCGAGCGGCGTTGACGACGTTGACGACGGAGTCTTCGGGTATGGGGGTTCATTGAAAGATCTTCCAGATGATGATGCCTATGCAAATCAGAAACTGAATCCCAGCCAGGGCGAAGCAGGCTCGGCTGGTGCGCCTTAGCTGAGCACGCATTTCGACCCATTCAGACGGGGGGTCGTTCATTTGGAGGCAATCTCTTTTTGTAAGCAACGGATCACCGTCACGGGGTCCAGTTCCAGATGATGAAGGCCGCGTTTCCGAGACTGAGCGCGATCAATACGGCGGCCGCAATGCGTGACCAGCGCTTGAGCGATCGGAACTGCTCTTGCAGATCTTTCGACATAGCCATCAGCAGAACGACCTCAAGTAACGCAACATCTCGACTTCGATCTCCTCGAGATCTTGCTTGGCAACGGGACCGGAGTACACGAGCCAGCGGCCCTCGACGCAGACGGAGAGCCCAGCAGCAAGCACCGCCGGACCCTTGAAGGAGCTAATCGGCGATGACCTGGCTGCCCCCTCGTAGTCTAACTTTACGCTCCTCAAAACGGGACCCGGCGTGTCCGCTGGCGGAAGCAAGGAACGCAGGACCTCGTTCGTGGCGGCAAATTCTTCGAGCGCAATCATCCTGCCTGAACTCCCGTAGCGAGCGCCGCGCGGAGTCGATCATGAACGATGCCAGCCATCTTCACGAAGGCGTCGCGAGAGCATCCGCCCTCGATCCAGCGATCTGAAACCGCGAGCGCTGTGAGCATCAGCGAGAATGCCGCCTCTCGATCAGGCAGCCCCGAGGCCTTGGCGAGGTGACAGAATCCTTGCAGAGACCCATCGAAGTCCTCTCTGGTCATGGCCATTCAGCCTCTCTCGAACGCCAAGGCGTCCTCTTCCCCGTGGATGAGTTTTCGGGCCTGCACCCAGCCGTTGAAGTTGCCGCAGAAGTACTCGTACTCCCCCTGCTTCCATGGCATGACGCTCGTGAAGACGCTCCCGCTTTCATCCGGGATGGGCGACGCAAACTTTCGACTGCGGCCGAAGACGCTCGCGCGCTCGTACTCACTCATGGGTCGAGCGACGTGCTCCCAGGGCGCCATGTGGCCATTGGTCAAGCAGGTATTGGCCAAGCGCTTGTCGGCCGTCGGATCGATTTGTCCCTCGTGGTTCAGGTAGCTCACGCGCGCAGAGCGCCCGACGGAGATCTTGATGCGCTCCTCGATCGAGTACGCCGTGCGATGTGAATCATCGTCCGGCTCGAAGGGCAGGTGCCAATCTCCCTCCTTCAGCAGCTTCGGGCGGCTTGTGCGGTAGAGATCGTTCATGAGGGCAGCGACCTTCTGGATCTCAGGCTGAGCCAGCTTGTTATCTCGGAGGTGGAAGAAGTTCGACCACTCGGTCGCGGTCACGATGACCGTGTGCCACATGAAGGGCTCCAAGAGGCGATTGGTGGTCTGCTTGTGAATCCCCACGTCCATCAAAAACTCGGCGGACTTGATGGCGCTGTACATGGCCTCGTTCCAGGTGTCGCGGGCGCGCGCGATCTCGTCCAGAGTGAGCACTTCTTCGGAGGCCTGCATGCCCTTCTTCTCTTTTCCCCAGACGGGTTCGAAGAGGTCGTTGTACAGGCGCTCGATCTGCTTTTTCGGTGGGATAGCACGCGAGCTCGCGCTGCTCCGCGAAAATATCCGGTGCGTATTGAACTCCGCCAGGACGATCCTCGGGAACGTTCCCACGAAGGTAGTCAGGCGCTCGCCGTACTGCGTGATGGAGTCTCTCTCGATGCGGGCTTCGTACATGGGATACTTTCAGTTGGATTGGTTTTGTGGCTGCGAATTTGGGGCATGAAAGAGCCCCATCATCAGGGGGATCCCCACTATCCCCAACAAGACCATCGGGGCTTTGCGCACGAGCGCACGCAGGCGCAGGGCCTCGACCATCTTCTCGAGATTGACCGACCCATAACGGATCTGTAGCCGCATCTCGACTCGCACGAAGGCGCGCAGCCAATCATCGCTCGGTCGGCTCGCGTCGAGCGAATGTCGCCAGCGGTCGACCTTCGGAAAGAGCGCGCTGAAGAGGAGGTTCTCGAGGAGCTCTTCCATCAGCTCGCCGTGGGCAATGGCAGCGCAATGATCTGCACAGCGAGCCAGATCTCTTGGGCAGCAGTGACCGCTTCTTCGGCCGCGTCCGAAGGCACCTTGACCTCACTCAACGGAACGTCGATGACCGTGGACAAGTTAGCGACCGCGTCATCCCGGGAGACGGCGGCGTTCGGGGGGTCCACGGTGTGCTTGACCGAAGGCAAGTTCATCGCCCGATTGAATTCAAACGTTGCATCAGCAATCAGCTGCAACCGATCGGCGAGCCCAGGATCGGGGCTCGCGCCGAGGCACCCGAGGTGCTCCCGGGTGCGGAACAAAAACCGCTTGATGCTTTCAGACTGAGTCGGACTGACGGTTGGCATGGATGGATTCCTCTTTCAGGGTTAACCAGTGCTACGGCGTCGGCGGGAACATTCTTCCCTCGAGCACCGCCCCATCGATCACGTGAAATGCACGCTCGACGCGCAAATCGAGGATCGATCCCAGGGTGCGCGTCGGCGGGTGGCCCAGCTTCATGTTTTGCAGCACGAGCAGCGAATCGAGCACAAACTCGTACATCCGGTGGTAGCCCCGGGACTCGAGGTTGACCGCCAGGTCGAGCTTCTGGTGATTGCGCACGTGCAGCAGAAATACGAGATCGTAGCGCCGCATCGCGCTCGAAAACACGTCGAGCGCACTTTCTTCCACGTGCTCGGCCATGTGCAGCGTGCAATAGGTGAGGTTATCGAAGTAGGTGCGGTCGGTCACGAAGTCTTCGTGGGCGAGCTCCCAGTCGCGCTTGCTCTCGAAGAGCCGCTTCTGGAACTCCACGCGCCGACCGGCCTGATCCACATCGTAGGGATTGTCGAAGCCCATCTCGAGCGCGACCGATCGAGCGCCGACGGGATTGACGGGGATCTGGTACTTCTCGGAGATGGCCCGGGCGAGCGTGGTCTTGCCGGTGCCGCTCGCCCCTGCGATCGCGATCCTCATTTGCGGGTGACCTTTCGCTTCTTCTTGGCGTTCTTACGACGGGTTTTCACGGCGCGCACGGCGCGCGAGATGCGCTTCTGCTGCTCATCAAACCAACGCCTCGCTTCGCGGGCGCGCTGGCGGCTCGCGCGCGGACGATTGCTCTTTTTCTTCGCACGGCGCTCGATGAGCGCTGCCAAGATCACCCCGAGCGCGCCGAGGACCTCAGGGTTCACGCGACTGAGGATCCCGTCGAAGTCGAGCGCGCTATCATCGAACGCCGCCCCCTCGAATGTACCGTCAAACTTTCGCTTCACGGATGCTTCTCCGCCACACACGAGATCGAGACCGTGAAGGCCGACGGGGGCGACTTCGATCCCACATCCGGGCGTCGGCTCGCTAGGTAGCAGACGTTGTAGTCGCCGTTGGTCGTATCCCTCACTTTGCGGAGGGTGACCCCGTCGACCTGCGTGTCCTCTTCAATCCAGAGCCCGGGGATGGGTCCCGCGTGCGCGACCGCCAAGGCAGTCAGGAGGGTAACGGTGATGAGGAGCAGGCCGATGGCGATGTGGCTCACGATCTTTTTCATGGCGACTCTTTCATGTCTGGCGTGAAGGGTTTCTCGTCGTAGTCGGCGGCGCGCTGTTGATCATCTAAAAGACGCGCGGCGCACCTCAAGTCCGCGCCCGTGAGTCCGAGGTAAACAGTCAAGGTGATCCACAGATCGAAAACCACATCCAGGGTCAGGTAGTGCACCATCCCGTTGAGGAGCGGGATACCGAGCAGCCCATCGACCTCAAACACCTTCTGCTCTCGCGTAAACCCGCGCTGAAACCAGCTACACATTGGGATGCGCGGAGCGGATGGGTCTGACTCGATGCAGTCGGCCACCATCTGCATCTGCACGGCGCTCTCGAATCGGCCCTGCTGGCGATAGAGCACCTCGAGCGCTCGGAGGTTCGGGGTCCAGGACGATCGATCATTCATGACCAGGCCTGCTTGGTTTGGTTCCGGAAGGAGAGCTCGTTCACGGCGGTGAGGGCAGCCGAGCGGATCTTGCCCCAGATCTTTTTACCGTGGCCTGTCCCATCAAATAAGGCGAGCCACACGAAGATCCCGGTGGCCAGGAGCGAGCACCATCCGGCGTGCCGGTGCGTGCAATACACGACACGGAGCATCCAGATCATGGCGATCCAGAACCAACTGCAACGCGGCGTCCGTCGCAAAGCGGGCAACCGCCAGATGAGCAGGTGGGCGTTCATGAGGGCGCAGAAGAGTTCACCTGCAACAATATACCAAGGCTCCAAGTGCATCACGGCCACCACCCAACAAACCGGAGGATGTCCCGGCAAGTGCCTCCGATCACGATGCCGCCGAGCAGGATGACGAGCTCGCCGAGAGGCGTCGATAGCCATGGACGACGGGGGCGTTTCCGTCGTCCGTAACCCTGAGGGGGCAGTGTCATGGCCTGCTCTTGATGGCCGCTTGCCACTGCTCGTAGTTGCGCTTGCTCTCGGCAATGACCCGAACGACATCGGTCTTGGCTTGCTCCAGCTCAACGCGCAGCCCCGACAGCTCATTAAACTGACGGAGGTACGTTTCTTCTAGTTTCTGGTATCGCCGGCTAACCTGAAGCAGCTGATCCCGAGCCGAGTTCAGCTGCTCTTCCAAGAAACCCCTGACCGTATCGCGACCGCTTCGCAAGATCTCCAGCTGCTTCTCCAATGAGCTCAGGCGAGCGGCACGCTCCTCGAGCAGCATGGTCGAGTCGGAACTCGCCGACGACTGCGCCGTCGTTTCGGCGGGCGCTTGGTCGGAGAGAAAGCGATCGACGACCGATATGCAATGGGCCATCGCCGCCTGCCACGATTCGGTCCACCACCAAGCAGGACCGGGCTCGGTGCTGATGCGGATGCGCTCGTTGAGGAGAGCTGGGCCCGTGTGCTCGAAAGCAAGGCTGCGAGCGCTGTCGGCTGGGTATGCGTCACGGATGGGGTTCTTCATGGGGTCCTTGGTGTGTTGCAAGAGAGCTCGGCATCGAGATCAGCGAGGGCCCGAGCGGTTTTTTGCTCTTCGTCGTACATCGGTGGGCCACCGTCGATCCCGTCCTCGACCCAAAGCCGCGTGAACACGCTGCACTGCTCGGCGTTGTACGGGACGCCAACGCACAGCTCGTACGCGCGCTCCCGGTGTTGCCTCGTCACCGGGTTGCTCATGGCTTGTTCCCGAGGCGGCGAGCAAGCTCGGTGATATCGTCCTGGATCCCAGCGATGGCCTCGGCGGGAATGCCAAATATCGCCGCGTTAACCGCGCGCCGAAGCTTTGCGATCAAATCGGGCGAGCTCGGCTGCAAGGGCTCTCGCTGATCCGATGCGCGGGCTGTCGGTTCCGGAGCCGCCGCGGGCTCCATCAGCAGCCCAAGCCGCACCTCGAGCGCATGCAGCGCCAATTCAAACTCATCCTCCTCGGGACGATTCCAGGTAGCGCGGCGGTGTTTTCTGAGTTGACGCACGAGGTGCAGCTTCGTCGGATAAAGTGGTTCTCCGCTGACACCGAAGGTCAGCTCTGCGATCCGGATGGCACCTTCCAGCGTTTCACCGAGCGACGCCGACGACTTCAACGTCGAGAGCACTGCCCGCACGAGCGCAGCCTCGCGATTGAATGCCTCTCGATACCCGAGTGGTCGCCTCCCGATCTGCAGCACCTGCACTAGCTGAGCTTGCTCGGCCGGCAAGAGCTCACCCCAAAACCTCGCCCCACTGTAGCGAGTGCGTTCATAGAGACGCTGGGCCTCTTGCAGATCGCTCAATGTCGTGTGGTCTGGATCGCCCATGGCAAGGCGCTCCACGGGCCAGGAATGATCCCAAGCGCTTTCAGTCTCTGGGCTGATCGGATCGGATTCGGTCATGGCTTATCCCTTCAGTACGCGGGCACCCGAGAAAGCTTCCTTGGCAGCAGGCGATTCGGTCGTGAGGATCGTGGAGAGGCCCTGGTCGCGCCGGCGCTCGTAGATCCAGATGAGTTCGGGGCCGAAGAATTCGTTCTTGAGAGAGGCGCGGTCGATGCTGTCGAGTACGAGCAGATCGAGCGTCGGGAGATCGTCGAGCGGGGAAGGTTCTTTGGCGGCGTAGGCCGCGCGCCATTGCCGAAACAGGCTCGGCACGTGCACCGACCGATAGGTAGCGGTCGGGTAGTGCCGGATCGCATTCCTGAAGAGCACGACGGCGTATTGACGGGCAAGCTTGCCCTCGAGGAGGAGTTGCTGTTTACGCGGCGCGCGCTCCCCCGTGCCGCTCCGAAGAAACTCGCCGAGCGTCTCCTTGAACTGCTCGCCCTCTGCTCCCAGCATCGACAGGCGCACCGTCGAAAGCAGCGTGTCGACACCAGCTCGCTCGAGTCGGCGAGCCATCGCATACTCCTGGTAGCGCTCGCACGGCTTGAGCGAGACGCTTGCCTCGAGCGCTGTCACTCCAAGTTTGACGAGCACGCCCGGAGAAAAGCAGTGTTCGGAGGAGACACAGCTGGCCCCTTGTGGTGGGCAGGCCGCGCACTCGCGCGTCCGAGACTCGAGACCCATCCAAAATGCCTGGGTCTCGCTTTCCACGACGGCACACAATTCAGACTCAGTCAACTTCGAATCCGTCAACAATGATCTTGCCACGGCGGGGCACGCTTGACTTATCCACAATATCGGCCCCCCGGCTTGGCTGAGCTCCCGCTGGAACCCCTCCCGAGCTGCCTGCCGTACCGTTTCCAGTTGAGCCCGAATATCCATTGGTCGGGGGATGGGAAGATCGGGCTCCTCCGTGAGCTCGGGATCCGTTGACGCGCTGTCCGGTAGGTCGCTCATCTTGGTATAATCCTTTGGAGGATTCGTACGATTGCAACCCTTCGAATCCTTCCTTGCATTCTAACCCTTCTGAGGGTTGGAACAGTGTATTTGTCCCTGTCCCTGTCCCTGTCCCTGTCCCTGTCCCTGTCCCTGTCTGATCTTCTGATTCTCCAGAACCAACAAAACTGTTTGTTTGTTTGTCGGAGGCAGGGAGAGTTCCAACCGTTGGAACCCTTCCAATGGTTTGCCTGGGCGCGGACACCCATCCAGCCTGGCGGTACTCGGCGGGATCCAGGTCGCGCGAGATCTTCCCGAACTGCGCCTGGTAGGCCTGGAGCGCCCCTTCCCGCTGCTTGGCGAGCCGCCAAAGCGAGTCCAGATGATCGAATTTCAACTGGGAGTCCGGGAGCTTATCCCAGGTCTTGCGCCAGCCGATGACCATGTTGGCGTTGGGTACCGGGTGGTAACGGTAACACTTGGGAAGCCTGAGGAGTTTCGTGGTCGCGTCAAAAACGGCCAGCCCTCGCGCGAGGATGGCCGCAAACGCTTTTTCGACCTCCGGACGAGAAAAGCATCGCAGGGGGTGGAAAAACGTTTCTGGGCCGGCGCGGTAAAGCCCGGGGAGGTTGGTCGTCTGGGGTCCCGAGATCATCGCCCCGAACAGCAGCACCCCGACGCCGTCCAGGCTGAAGACCTTGTCATCGTCCCAAAATTGCGGCGCGATGTAGCCCATTTCAGCCCACCTTGCGCTTGGGAAATATGGCTTCCAAGCGGTCGACGAAGGGCGATTCCTTGCCGTGGATGTATCGGTCTGCGATCCGGATCAGGTGCCGGAGCGCCTGGGGAGCCTTCAGGTGGGCGACGCCGCTGATGCGCAGGAGCGCGGCGTAATGCACCGGGTCTAGCCGGATGTTGATGGATTTTTCTGGATCGTCGGGGGTCTCTTCAGGCGGATCGCTCGGGGGCTGGGTCATGCGGGAGGCGATCACTACCTGAGCGTCTCATGTAGGCGCAAGAGTTTTGGTACAGAAATGTACCCGCCTATCTGAACAGTAGGTGGGACAACTTGTGACCACCCTGTGGACAGTGGTGCACTGGATAGCCACAAAAAAAGACAACGGAACGGAGCAACGAAACCGGCAACGGGGCTTGACGCCCCGTTGGAACTCGGTCTTCGCGCGCGCTCAGCGCCCGCCGTTGTACATCGCGGTCGATCCCACGAATTTCGCCTTCCAGTCCCAGTCATCCATGACGTACTGCGTGAACTGCGCTTCCGAGATCGTGATCTCATCGGCCGTCGACATCTCGAGCATACGGATGACGCGGTCGTAGTCCTTCATGTGCTGCACGGGCACGGTGAGCGCGATGGTGAGCTTGATCTCGTGACCGTGGATGCAGTCGTTAAGGTTGGTTTCCATGGCTTTCCAAGCTGCCTGCCGGAAACCTATTTGGGCCTGGTCGAAGTCGGCTTTGTGCTGCGCGCGGTTCTCTTTGATGGTGGCGAGGAGCTCGGTTTTTTTGATCGTGACTTTTGATTCGCCGACGTCGTTGACGAGCATGATGCGGTCCTTTGCTTGTGAAGTTGACGGATTCGGAGACGCTCGAAGTAGCGGACGCGCTTGGCGGCCCAGATCAAGATCGCATGGATGGTGCCGTCGACTTTGCGGCGCGCGGCCTCGTAAGATTTGGCGCAGCGCTCACACATGTCCCAGCGCAGAGTGGGCCGCTGACAGAACTCGCAGATCATCGGCGCTTGCGTGCCCAGAAAAGCCGTAGCCTATCTGCTCGACCCTCATCACCGTGCTCGACGAAGCGCGGCGCATTGGGCGACAGCTTCGAGCACGCGACGCACTGGTAGTGGCCATCGGACATGCAGGAGCCGGTGCCGTCGTAGCCGAGGTCATCGTACTCCTCGCAGGGGTAGTCCGGATCGCGCACGCCGGGCATGCCGAAGATCGGTGGGCGGTTGTTCACGAAGGCGACGAGCGCTTGCCACTGCAATAGATTAGCTGGGGCAGGCATCCTGATCACCCTCTTGGATCTCGAGCTCCGCCTGGGGCGGCAGCTTGAAGTCAATTCTGAGCTTCGTGCATGCCAAGGCCGCGACCGCATCGATCGGATCATCGGTGCGAAAGCTGATGCCGAGCGCCGGAACATCAAAGAGCAGTCGCTCCCCCTTCGACCCCGCGAACTGCACAAACTTTCCTGTTGCCCGATCGCTCACCACCACGAATGGCTTCACGCTCTTTTCCTTGGCCATCATGCGCTCGAGGGCTTCGGTGATGTGCGGCATGGCATCCGCTCTTCTGACTTTAGTCATGGCCAATTCTCCTGCTCGACGTAGGCGTACCAGTGCTTGAGCACGCCGATCCCGACGTGCACTTCGTCGCACGCGCCGCCTGGCCCATCCATCGTCTCGTACTCCTCCAGGTTGTAGACCACGAGCTTCATCGCCTCTGTCATGCGCGCGTACCCGACGTTGTCGTCGAGATCTCCGCCGTCGCGTCCCGCGAGCAAGCACAGGGTTGCTTTCATTCGATAGAAGGCCCGCTCATGCGCCGCGCGCGTGCGGAGATCTTCGGCTTGCCGATCTTCGGGAGCTGTCAGCACTTGCCAGATGGCGGTAGCAGTCTCGATGCGGTGCTGGCACCACCAGGCGATAACGGTGCGCCTCGGCACGACGATCGGCTCGTCGTCAGCCCAGCTCCCGGAGTTGCGATGCCAGTACAGAGCTTCCCATTCTTCGATCAGACGAAGCGGGCTCCAGCGCGAGCGCGTCATGGCCGCTCCCCGCGCTTAGCACGCTCGTGCTCCTCACGGAGCACTTGCTTCTTCTTGGAATCGAGCCACAAAAACCTCACGAACGCTCCCCACCAGTCGAGCGCGCGCAGCACTCGGTTGACGGTGAAGTCGATGACCCACAGCGCGGAGAGGACGGCGCCGGCGGCGCAGAAGATCCCGCCGAGCCAGGTGAATGCGCCGAGGATCAGGGAGAGTATCGTCATAGGGCCTCTGGGGTAACGAGTACGGGTGGGTGCTTGGATTGACAGTCCACGCACCAGTCGTTCTGGTGGGGTTTGTCTTCTTCACTCATGGCTCCCTGGCACCAGCACACCTCGCGGTGACAGCTAGTGCATTCGAAGACCTGGTGCTGGCGATAGCCGCAGTCGGTGACGCCTGAGATGCAGATGCGGCCGGGCTTTGGGAGAGGGGCGGGGATGGTGCTCATCGTGGGTAGGCCTTATCAGTGCACCGGGCAGCGCATCAGGTCCGGTTTTCCGTTGAGCCACGAGATACTAAACGCGCAATGCTCGAGGCGCTTGATCCGGCGCTTGAGGCGCCAGCGCTCGACGGCGGCGTGAATGAACAAGAGCGCGGCAACGCCACCGAGCGCGGTCTCGGTCGTCACGAGATGGCCTTCTTGACTTGAAGGATGGCGTGCTCGAGATCTTTTATCTCGCGCAGGATCCAGTCGCGATTCGTCTCGCGTTTGGAGACAGGCAACTCGGGATTGAAGCTATCCAGGGCAGAGTCGATTCCCGCGTAGGGTTGCTCCATGAAAACGCGGAGGGTCTTCTGGGCGGCCTCGATGACTTCGGCGCATTCCTCGCTCAAGCGAGTGAGTTTTCCGCCGGACGTCTTCGGTAGGTACTTCTTTTTCACGGCCGCCTCATGGGATCCCGAGTCCTTTTCTGATGGTGGCTTGCGCCGCGGCGTAGCCCTTGGCGTAAGCTTTCTCAAGCATACAGAGGAAATGCTGCTCGTTGCGGCGCGGATCGAAGTGCTGGGCCGCCCAGTCATTGTAGGGCTGGAGCAGGAGCACGTGGGTGTGTTCGTGTTTGCGCAGATGGAGCGTTTCGCCATATGCGTTGGAGTCTCGATACAGTCGGAAGTGCTCGCTGATAAGCTCAGGGTGGAGATCGCTCATGGTCTTCGTCTTCTTTCAAACCACCCGCAGCGATGGCAGTAGCGGGCCCCGGTTTTGCTGTGGATGATCTTCGATCGCGGGTGCTTGCAGCCGGGGCAGCGCTCGCTCGGCTCGGCGCTCGGAAGCCCCGCGCCGCCGAGCGCGGCGGCCGCTAGGATCATGTTGAGCGCGCCGCGGGCCATTCAGTAATCCGTCGTGCACAAGAATCCGCGCCCCTGACGATGAGCCCACTCGATCGCTGGCCTCGTCACGAGCACGATATGCGGGCCCTCCTCATCGGCCGGAGCAATCGTGCCAGATCCCGGATGTCCGAGCCCGTAGCACTTGATGCGCAGGGGCTGATTATCCGAGAAGCGCGCCCAATCGAGCGAATCAATGGTGACCTCCTCGCCGATGGAGTCGGCATATACGATTGCCGCGTCCTCGCAGGTGCGCGCGACGACGTAAGTCGCCTCCTCGTCCCAGAAGACGTGCAGTTTCTGATCCTCCGGGCGCCGGAGGTGCTCGATGGCCGACAGCATCTCGGGGATCGAGGCGTCCGGCATCTCGAGCGCCTTCCGGAATGCATCGATCCCTGCGTTGTGCAGGGCTGACCAGTTGGCGTCGAGCTTCTCGTAGCCGGCTTTTACCTCGGCGAGCTCAGCAAGGACCGCGTGGATGTCAAATGTATTGGGCTCGGTCATTTGGCCTTTAGAGTTTTGGATAGGGGCCGCTCGCTGGCGCTGGCTCGAGTTCGTGCGCGTAGAACCATTGCCGACCCCGCACCAAGCCGTCGATCCGATACTGATCCCTCATCCCGTCGTTGATTTCGACGACCTTAGCGACAGCAGCCCCCTTGACGACAACGGATTCACCGATCGCCGGAACCCACGCCATCAAGTATTGAGACAGGATGCGTGCGCCGCCTTTGAGTTCGATGAGGGAGTTGCTGTTGACATGCTCGACGCAGACGGGGGGCAGGTGCGGATCCGCTAAACGGACCCAGTCGCCTGCTTTCCATGGGTGAGTTGGCGCCGATGGCGCGTGCCGATCGGCGGGCTCGAGATCGGAGAGCGGTAGCAGGCGCTGGCAGCCTGCCAATCGTATATGGAAACGCATCCTCGGGGCACCGAGCGGGAGCTCCGACCCGACCACCACGCCGTACTCAGGCACGATGGGGTTTCCGAGCGCACTCTTTACCTTCACGAACTCTTCCCCCACGACCGGGGCCCAGGGCTCGAGGAGGATGGGGTCGATCATGGAGCGATCGCGTCGATGCTCCTTGTCGGGTACGACCCAGGGAAACTCGTCGCCCGCGTCGATGATCTTGCCCACGCGGAATGGTCGCGCGCGCCCGTCCTTCCACTGCACCCAGTCCCCCTCCTTGAACGCACACAATGGGTCGGGCGTCGCCACCTCGGAAGCGTTGGCCTGCGATCCGAGGCCTTCGCTCGTCAGCCCCTGCTTGCCCCAGCAGTGAGACCAATCAATCGGATGCGGGATAGGCGCCGGCGGATTGTCGTTCTTGAAGCCGGGGATGAATTGCACACCGACCGTGTGCTCCTTGGCCGGCCGCCAGTTGAGCCCGCAGTACTGGCATCTGTGGGTGTGATGAGGCTTGGTCGCGAACTCCCCCACGTCGATGTGCAGGTTGCCGCACCGCTCGCAGGGCAGGCGCATCGCGATGGGGGGATGAGAGGCGAGGCTGTCGAGGGTCGCAAGCGCATCGGTCACCGACCAATTAGCAACGATCCCAACCGGCACCTCAGCGAGGGCCTTGATGTATATCCGGAGTGCGGCAAACTTGCTGGAGATCATGGATTCGGTCACGGCTGCCCGCTCCATTCGTGGCAGTCGGCGACGTTGACGCGGTGGTCATATCCGGTCTCGCACTCGAAGTCGTGCACGAGCCAGATGTCGCCCATGCGGGATGCCCCGGTGACGCGGTAGCGTCCGGCGCGCTTCCCGCCGCCCACCGTGTCCTTGAACGTGCAGAACAGCCGGTGGTGTATCATGAACGGCCAAAAGTCCCTCTGGCACACGGCGCTCCGCCGGAAGTAATCGAGCACGAAGCGCGCGTACTGATCGCCCAGGTGGTGATCGATGAAGTCATCGACGTGCACGAAGTCCCCTGGTCGCTCAGGGGGGCCATTCGGCTTGAGGTTTACGCGACAGCTCTCACATACGCCGATGAGAAGCACGAGTTTGCCGCTCAGTTGGATGGAGGTGCTCCAATCGACTCCGCGGGACTTACGGCAGAACAGGCACTCGAGCTCGCGCTCAGTTAGGGCGACGGGCTGCTGCTTTGTCAGATAGAGCTCGACGCACATGGATTCTTCTTCGAGGGTCTCGGTCATGGGATCTCCTTGGGGGCAGGGATTGGGAATACGGATTTCGCCATCATGGCGTCGGCGATCTCGAAGGCGCGCGTCGCGATGGCATCGGGCGCAGTCGGCCGCATCTCGCGGCTGAGTTGCATATCTGCGGTCGCGATTGCTGCCGCCGCTAGCAGCTTTCGCTCAGTGTAGCGAGCCGACTCGAGTCGCTGGTTTAGTTCCCAGACGTAGCGCTCGCGCTCTTGCCTGTCGGTGCACCAACAGTCCAAGCACCGGGTGTTTTCGGCCGGCACCATCACCTGGTTGCAGCCGCCGCATTTGACCCAGCTCACTTGGATCCCTTCGGCGGGGGAGAGGCGATCTCCGAGATGAGGAGCACCATGGCGAGGAGGGTTTCGTTCTTGAGGAAGAGCGAGGGGCAGTCGTAGACGATGTCGTAGTAGAGATCGATCTCGGTCGGGGTAAACGATTTGACTGCCTGGCTCAGGTAGTCGGCGTTGACGTGGAGCTTGAAGCTCCCGGGCTCGGAGTCGACGACGGTGAGCTCGTCCTCGCCCTGGCTCCGCTCGCTCTTTCGAGTCGTGATCATGACGACGCCGTCGGTGCAGGTGAGATCGATCTGCACGAAAGCGTCCTTGCCCTCCACGAAGTCGCTACCGGCGCTGACTGCCCGCACGCTCTCGAGCAGTGTCTCGCTCGAGACGCGGAAACGACGCTTGACGGGCACGCCCTCGGATAGCTGCTTCCATACCTGCGGGAACGGGCGCGCGAGCGGGGTTGCGCGGATACGAATGCCGGGGGCGCTGGCGAAGATCTTGTGCTGATCGCGCGCGAGCGTGATGACGTGGTCTTTGGGCACCCCGCGCAAGGCCTCAAGCAGGTTGCGCGGCAGGAGGCACTCTTCGGCTGAGCCTCGCTCGGTAAACCAGCCCAAAGCCCGAGCCATCGCATGCCCGTTGACGGTCACCATTTTGAACCAAGCGTTGTCCCCTGGTGCGATGAGCGCGCCCGCGGGCATCTCGTCGCCCTTCGAGTCCATCGCGAACGCCACTTCGCTTGCGGCCTGGAGCAAGATCTTGGCCTCGACCGAATAGAGTGGCGTGGGCTTTCCGGTGCTCGTGACGGGTGGGAAGTCACTCGGATCGAGAGCCGTCATCAAGAACTTTCTCTTGCTCGCGCTCGACTTGATCGTGACCTTGAACTTCGCGTCCACCGTGATCTCCACGTATCCTTCGGGGAGCTCATTGACGCGCGCCGACAGCTGAGCGTGGTTGAGGGCGGCCTTGCCTGCAGTCTTCACCTCGGCCTTGGCGTCGATGACGATGTCGAGCTGTCCGTCGGTCGTGGTGAAGAAGGCGAAGCCCTGGGCTACGCCGGCTTCGATGAGCAGGCATTGGCGCACGCTCACCATGTCGGATTTGTTGATGGCCGCGCCCGAGCGCTTGAGGACAGAGAGGAGTTCTTGGCGACTGATGACGATTTGCATGATGGATCCTTGAGTCAGAGAGCGCCGAGCTCGGCGCGGTCGATGTATTCGCAATAAGCAACAGTGGGTGGACTCGGGTTGAGGTAGACGAGCGCGTCGCCGCCGACATTCACGTACTGCACGTGCGGATCGAGACCGAAGTACTTCACCTCGGCGAAGCGCTGGAACTCCCCCTGCAGGCGTTCCCTCTCGTCCCGTAAGACGCGGTGCTTGTCGGCGCAGGCTACGGAGCAGAAGATGTCATCGCCGTCGTCGCGCACGAAGCCGTCGGTCTCGAGCCCGGTGTGCTGGTAACACTGTCCGCACTCGAAGGTCCACCCGTTCTCGAGCATCCAAGCGAGGAGATCTCCATGGAACCCGTCGAGCTGCGGGTAGCGCTCGCATTCCACCTCCTCGAACGACAGCTCCAGCGCCTCGGCGCCGAGGCGCTTGGCCTGCAAGCCATGATCGCACCAGACGATGTGGCTCCTCTCATCGTCGGAGATCTTCCAGGCTTTGATCGCGAGCGGGTGGGCGTACGTGCCCATGTCCATGAGGGTCATCGCGGCGGCGCCTCCTTCGCGTAACGCGCGCCCTCGAGCGCCAGGATCGTCATGTGAAAGATCTCATGATCGGCCAGTCCTTGGTTTGCCAGCGCGCCCACGGCATAGGCCAGGACAGCGATGAAGAGATCTTTGGAGGGCCCTTCTCGCTCCACAGTTGCGGTGAGATCCGTGTGGATACGGATGAACAATTCCCGCTGGTCAGGAGTCATCATCGCCGCTCTGCCTCGCGCAATAGCTCTTTGACGGTGGACTCATGCGCGGCGAGATCTTCGGTCAAGCGCGCGATCTTGTCTCGGTGATGCATGAGCAGTCGGCTCCGGCAGTTGTTGCAGTAGAGATTGGCCTCGTGCTGCGTCTTCTTCCCGCAGTCAGTCATGTCGCCGTTGTCCCACACTCGCGCGATGCAACTCATGCTCGTTTCTCCTCAACCGGGGTGCTGTCTTCCCACGCACTCAAGAAAGCGTGTTGGTAGTTTCTGATGGTCTTGTGAAAGGTCCGCACTTCCTCGCGGAGCTTGCCGGCAGAGTAGGGCAGATCCTGATCGAGGGCGAGTTCGCAGATGCGATGGCAGCTCCGGATGCGCTCGCACTTTTGGCATAGGACGTACCGGGACCAGCGACCACGATCGAAGGTGCTGAGGTAGATGTAGATCTCGCCCGGCTGAATCGGGATCGGGCACTCGGCGCAGGTGTGCGCGCGTCGTGCCTTCTGGCGATGCACGGTGCCGGGGCGTTGGGACGCGGGGAGATCGTCGTCAGCCATTCTCGTCGCCCGTTGGCCCCCCGAACGCCAGCCACAGCGCCTCCTCTTCCTCAGTGGCCTTTCGCGACGAGCACCCGAACCCCGACTCCCACTCGCCGCCTTGTCGGTATGCGGCAGAGCCGCCGTCCATCACGAAGGTGTATCCGCAGTAAACGAATACGGTCAGGCCTCGAGCTTCGGCGAAGGCCCTCACTGCCTCAAGCCCTTGCGAGGTGAAGTGAATCATCGGTCCCGCTCCTTGTCGTCAGTCATGGGACACCAGCCCATCGCCCGGCTCGAGCCCTGCCCAGGCTAATTCGGCCAGCACGAGCATGCGAGCGACGTAGATCTCCGCGTGCTCCATGGCGTCTTCCGCCCGCGCGAACTCCCGCGTCGTCTCGGAAAGAGGACGAGATCCGCACACGCTCTCGACGATCCAGAACGTCCTCTGTCCACGATTTACGATCCCGCATCGCTTCACGGTTGCGCGGAGCGGACCGATCTTGGCGCTGTAACGTCGGTGACTATCTCGGTGCCAATGCAGGCGGAGTGGCGCCATTGGCTGGAGCCCATCCTTGAGCCGCTCGCGGCCCTCAGCGGTGATCGTGTACCCGACTCGTTGCATGTCGCTCTCGGTGTGCCGCGCGTATCCGAGCACGGCCAAGGACTCGAGCGTGCGTCCGTTACGGTGCGGAAAGTACCAGGCCCCGTCTGAGTTCTGGTTGGGCTCGGAGAGCTCGCCGAGGATGCGCCATTGAGCATCGGAAAGGCGCGGGCGCTTCATGGCGTCCTCAGGAACTGCTCGTCCCGCTTGGCAACGGCGCTCCGCGGCCCGGCCGCGCGCAGCACCGCAGGCAATAGGTCATGGGCGTCGATGTCTCCATAGATGCCCGAGGCGTACGTCTGGTTGGCTTCGACGACGGCCCAGCCGCGCCCTTCGATGATGCCCACGTCGAGCACGACCGATGACGGCAGGCGGTCGACCTCGCTGGCGAGTACTTCCTCAGCGAAGGCGATGGCTGAGGTGCGAGTGGCGTCTTCGTCGCGCTCGCCGACGAAGCGATAGAACTCGGCCGACAAGATCTTGCCGTCGAGTACGTGGCACCGATATTCCACCTCGAACGACACGACCTCGGACACCAAGATCGGGCAATCGTTGTCGATGTGGCGGAGGTGCAGATCTGCGCCGCGCTCGAAGATCCCCTTCTCGAAGACCTTGTCGTTGGCGGGCTTGAAGAACAACCGCCGATCGAACCGGTGCACGCGCCACTTGTCGGTCAGGACGACCTCACGCTTCAGGAAGTGCTCTGGCAGGTAAGGCAGCCAATCATTCGGGGGCTCGAGGAGCCCGAGCCCCGCCCGCTCGGCCATGATGTCGCAAAACGTCATCTCCCCGAACGCACACAAGACTTCGGGCCTCGGATCGGGCAGCCTAAAGCGAAGGCACCGATGCACGCCCCAGCCGGCCTTCAGCGCGGCCTGCCAGATCGCTTGCGAGTCCTGGCTGAAGCGCTGCGAGAGCAAGATCGTGGGGTTCCTCGCGGTCGTCATCCCATCACCGTGCTGTATTCGCGCCGGTCCGGCGTCGGGGGCTTCTTCGGGACGGGCAGGCCCTTCCATGCCGCCCGAAATGCGACGACGTAGTGTGGCTCTTCCTGGATGCACTCCCTGACCTGCTCGAGGAGGGAGCCTACGTAGTAGCTCGAACTCCCGCCCATGGCGTGCTCGGCTTTCGCGTGCGTCACTTCCACGCGATGGCATTTCTCGCATGCCGCCCAAGCGCTCCAGCTGCCGTCGCTGAGTGACGCACAACGCCAATAGAGCGTGCCCTTCGGGATGAGGTGCCCGCACTCTGAGCATCGGTGCGCCTTCCGCGCCCGCCGCTGCTCAGAGTGGGTCGCGACAGGGGGATTGTCGATGCCTTCGCACATGGGTCAGTCCTCCGTGGTTGAGGCGAGGTAGCCGGGGCCGAAGCGGTCCACGAGCTCGCGCGCTGAGCAGCTGTCGGGCAGCACTTCCGTGGGGCCACCAGCCGCGTCGATTTCTCCGAGCGTCATGATCCCAAGGATGGAGGCGCAATCGCTCGTGGTGTCCTTGTCGAGGTAGAGCTCGACCTCGGCATCATCCCGGAGCTGCACGAAGTCGTTGCCCGAGCAGGACTCGTCGAAGTGTTCATGCCAGCGGCGAGCGGCGTCGGGGGCGCTCCAGGCCACGACGTAGTCGCCGTGGCCGAAAAAAAGAAAGAGAAGAGGTCGAGGAGAGGCGGTTGGTAGTTTGAACGCTGGCGGGCGATTGGAGTCGGTCATGGTTTGGTTTTGCCTTTTGGGAGGGGTTGCATCGTATCCGGATCGATGTTGGCCTCGCGGCACTCGCGTCGGTAGTCCCGCACCTGCACGGCATCGTCGACCCGCTGACACGCTTTGCAGGTCGCCGAGTCGACGAGGTCATTGGGGCCGATGATGGCAAGCTCGCGCACACGCCAGTACTTCACGCCGCGCACAGTGATCTGCTTCCGCGATTTGCCGCAGTAGGTCAGGCCGCGGGCGGCATTGTAGAGATGGGTGGTGACGGGCTTGGCCATCGGTGAGGTGCTACGTGACGGGCCCAGGAGATCTTCCCTGCGGAAAGAGTGGAGAGATAGTTCGTTGACAGTTTTGAGATAGCAGTGCTAGCTTCCGCCGTCGAGACAGAAATGGCCATCCCCGATCCGCTTCCAGAGACACTGCCTGAAGGAACTACGGCGCTCGGTGGCGCAATGGCCCTGGTGGGCGGCAGGGGCTCTTTGCGCCGCGCAGGTCCCGTCGCCTGGTACTCCGGCCCTTGGGTTTCGACAGTGGGCATCGACTTGCGGGATGCTCCGCTGCTCATGGGCCCGCGCGAAGTAGACTGGTCGGAGGAAGATCTAGCGGCCTCGCGGGGTACCAGTGAGGGACAGACCATGAGCAACGAATCCGCTGAGCAAGCATCGGTCGCGCGAGAAGAGCGAGTGCTCGAGATCTTGGGTGGCCTCAAGGGTTGGCCGCTCGACAAGCGCGAGACGTTGGTGGCGTTCAACATGATGGGGCTGACGAGCCGGCTCCAGCCGCTCCAGGTGGAGAGCGCTGAGCATCAGAAACTCGTTGTCACGCTGGCAATCAAACTAGCGGAGTTGACGATCATGGAGGGAGAGCGGTCGCAGAGCGCGCTTGCCCAAGCATGGGAAGAGGGAAAGTATCAAGGTGAGGGCGAGGCAGTCGGAGGGCTCAGCCGGTCCCCGAATCCGTACAAGCTATGAATCGCCTCGGCACTCCCGCGCAGATCATCGTGTCGATCGCGGTGATCGCGTTCATGATTTGGATGGTGATTGGTAGTCGGAAGAAGCGGGTGGTTCGAGTCGCGCCACTACCGCCTGACTCGGATCCTCCATGGGTGATCTCTTGCGGGCGGTACCGTCTTCGCGGGATCGGTCCCTGGCCGAGCACGTCAGGAGTTAGGGTTTACGTGATCGATATGCAGGGGAGTTGGGTGCGATGGTGTTACTACAGCCGAGAGCCCACTCCGGATTTTGAGCGATACTATGGCGATGAACGATCGCGCCTCGAGTACTTCGAGCGGCTCTTCGAGCCCATCGATAAGGACGAGATCTAAGATGACCGACCCCGTCGATCACGCCCTGCTCGGCCTGAAGAAGGTCAAGCCGAAACCCCTCCGTCGCCTGACGCTGGTGCACGCGCAGTCTCAAGCGAAAAAGGTCGTCGAGTACCTCGGCATGTCGGGGGAACCCCTGCGCGCCATCATCCACTGGCCCATCGCTGGCCAGTACCTGATCGCGCCCCGGTCGGGCACGATCTTGGGTTCTGCCGAGGCGCTCCGTCACTGGAAGGTTACCGCGCAGGATCACGTCTTCCTGAAGCAGGAGTATCGCCTGGCCCGCGCGCGCGTGCCGCTGCGACCTGAGCGCGTGGAGGGGCTGGCCAAATGCCGATAGATCGGGATCGCTACTGCGAGGAGCACGGCGGCGGCGCTCTCCGGCAAGACTGCGTTGCGTGCTCAGCAAACGAGAGTGTCGGGCACCCGGCATGGCCAGATCCGCCCCCCGTCGACACTCGCCCCTGGTGCGTGTTCGTGTCGGGGTCGAGGGATCTCCAGTGGAGCCATCAGGAGATCATTCGAGAGGAGCTGAAGCCGTTCGTGGGTCAGTATTCGACCGTGATCCACGGCATGGGGGAAGGTCGGAAATCCTACATACCCGGTTGTGATCGGGTCGCCGATTTCGCCGCTCGCGAGATGGGTTTCCACATCATCGCGATCCCCGCGCTTTGGGATGAGCAGCACTTGGCCGCAGGCCCCATCCGCAATCGCCTCTGTGCCCAGATGCTCCTGCTCTTTGGCAAGCACGGCTATCGCCTGGCAATGCTCGGCTTCTCGACGGGCGGCAAGGGCACCGAAGGCGCACTCGAGCTCATGGAGCGTCTCTACGATCGCGAGCAGGCCGACGTGCTGATCAAGAAAGTTCCCATGGTGGTCTCATGACGCCATGGCTGGCAGCGCTGTTGACGTTCATTTCAGGGTTTACGATCGAAACGGCGTGCGTCTATTGGGTGCACTTTTCTGAGCGCAACCGAGCGCTCCCCACAGCGCTCTGCTCGATGGCGATCGGCACCGCTCAGGTGCTAGGGATCGGCGAGTCGATTCACGACTGGCGCATGGGTGTGCCGTTCGTTTTGGGTTATGGAGCAGGGACGTTCTTCGCGGTCCGGCGTAAGGCGAGCAGGATTTGATCATGAACCTCCCCCTCTTGAATCGCCTCCGCACTAGCGAGATGGCCTTCCGAGCGCAGGGCCTCTTCGAGGCGGCGGTCTGCTCTCAACGCCAAGCCGACTACATCGAGTCCGGAGGCGCCGCACTCATGTGTCCGTACTCGTACCTCGACCGTGGGATCGGTGACGGTAAGCTGGAGTTCGATGCGCGCGACGGATGGCTTCGGATTTTCTCAGTGGATGGCGGCGCTTGCCTCTCGTTTACGATCGATCGAGCATCGGCGCTGTGGATGCTCTTGCTCGCCTACCTCGAGATCACGCCCGACGAACTCCGTGACCTGGCCGACAGCGTCGAGCGCGTGCCGCTGTCGCTCGACGAGATCCCAGTAGTGGGAGATGACTCGGATGTACGGATCTTCGTGTTCGAAGACGGGCGGGTGTACAAACGCTGGCGGGATGATCACGAGCGCTGGGGGGTGTTCATGCAAGCCGATAGCATCGAGGCGGCGCTGAAGGGCTGCGCGCGCGAGTGCTGGCTAGGAGAAGCATTAGGCCCCGGCGTCGTGCGGTGGCACCGCACTCACGTCGGCGGCAGGCTCCCGGATCATCGCCCGTTCTTCAGGTGGCTCAAGAAGTTCAGGGCCGAGGCCGAGCCATGAAGATCAAGATCTGGAATCCCGACAACGAAAACGAGGAGGACGCCGACGAGCTCGATTTCGACTATGAGCTCGACGATCCCGATCTCGGGTGGCGGCTTGCGAATGAGGTCGAGGACGTGGCAGAGAAGGAGCGAGATTGCGAATGGACTGAAGGCGCGCGGACGTACCACGTGCGTCTCGGCAAGGAGCTAAAGGTATTCGCGGTCGAGATAGAATGGAGTCCGATGTTTAGCGCGTCGGAGGTGAAGCGACCATGAAGATCAAGATCTGGGACGCCCTGAACCAATCAGAGGAAGAGGCAACCGAGCGCGAATGCTCCGGATACGTCAATGGAGCTGTCGAGACATTCATGGAACAGCGGTGGTCCAATTGCGACTACGTAGAGACCATGGAGATCAATGTACGCTTCGAGGATGGCAAACTCTTGGAGTTCATCTGCCACGCCGAGCAGACCGTGATCTTTCGAGCGAAGATGAAGCACTACGTCGTGGGAGGATCAGTCCCGTGATCCTCTTCAGCGTCGTGCTCATCGTGCCCTTGCTGTTCGTGCTGCTGGCGTTCTTCTTGTCGAAGAAGATCGTCTGGCAAGAGCTCCTCCTGATCATCGGGGCCCAAGCCATCGTCGCCGCCGCAGCCGCCGGCATCTGCTACTCCTCCAACATCTCGGACACCGAAACCTGGAACGGTTCGGTCACCCGCAAGCGGCAGGTGGAGGTGTCCTGCTCGCATTCGTATTCGTGCAACTGCCGTGAGAGCTGCTCCGGATCCGGCAAGAATCAATCATGCTCCACCGTGTGCGACACCTGTTACGAGCACACCAATGACTGGGACTGGCGCGTGTGGTTCTCGACGGGGAGCGAGGTCAATGTCGAGCGCGTTGACCGACGCGGATCGGACATGCCCGACCGCTACAATCGAGTCGTGATCGGTGAGCCCATCGCCGAGACGCGCTCGTACGATAACTACGTCAAGGCCTCACCCGATTCTCTCTTCCGGCACCAGGGATTGGCCCAGAAGTACGCCGCCTCGCTCCCTGCTTATCCGGGGCACGTGTACGACTACTACCGCCTCGACCGCATCGTGCAAGTCGGCACGCAGGTCCCCGATCTGCCCCAATGGAACCTCGATCTCGCGCGCCTCAACGCCGAGCTCGGCGCGCCGCGCCAGGTCAACGTCATCGTGGTGCTCGTGCAGCATCAGCCGGACGACTGGTACGACGCGCTCGAAGAGAAGTGGATCGGTGGCAAGAAAAACGACGTGGTACTGGTCGTCTCGCTCGATCGCGAGCGGAAACCCGAGTGGGCGCGGGTGATGGCCTGGACCGTCAATCCGATCTTCAAGGTGAAGCTTCGGGACCAGATCATGGCGGCGCCCATCCTCGAGCGCTGGACCGTGATGGAAGCCCTCCGCTCGACCATCGTCGCCTACCACCACCGGAAACCCATGGCAGACTTCCAGTACCTGGCAGCCTCCATCACGCCGACCGGCACCGAGTGGACGGTGACGCTCCTCCTCGGATTCCTGGTCGCCGCCGGGCTCACCTGGCTCTTCCAAGTGAACGACTTCTTCGAAAACCCCTACCGCTAGGAACCCATGTCAAACGCCATCAAAGCCCTCCTGATCGCCTTTGTGCTCTTCGTCGTGTGCGGCCTGACCGTCACGAGCTGCGTCGTCGGCACCAACAACGACTGCGTGCGCCAAGAGGCAGGCCTCAAGGCCCAGTACTCCCAAAACCAGAACAACTACTCGAGCTACTTCAACAAGCTGAAGGAGACGGCTCAAGTGCCTGCCATGTACGCCGGCGACCTCGAGAAGATCTTCGCCGACACCATGAAGGGGCGATACGGCGCCGACGGATCGAAGGCGGCGTTCTCGTTTATTCAGGAGCACAACCCTTCCATCGATCCGAAGATGTACGTGCAGATCCAGCAGGTCATCGAGTCGGGCCGCGACAGCTTCGAGGCCGACCAGAAAACGCTGCTCGACAAAAAGCGGATCTACGAAGTGACGCTGGCGGAGTTCCCGGGGGGAAGCCTCGCACACATGCTCGGCTTCCCCAAAACGAATCTCGCCATCTATGACATCGTCACGAACGACGAGACGACCAAAGCCTTCGCGACGAAGAAAGCGGGGCCCATTTCGCTCGCCGCTCCCGTGCCGACGGCGCAATGACACGGAAACCCACCCGGCGCGATCTGCTGGTGGTGATCGGACGCCTGCAGAACCTGATCGGCGTCGCCCGCATGAACTACGAAGACGACCGCAACCAGAACGGCATCGAGCACGGGCGCGCGGCGGCTGCCGAAGCGCACTCGCTGTGCATCGGCGCGTTGAGTCAAGACCCACCGGTCGATGTCACTCGCGGCCCATGGGCCGCGAGGGAGCTCTTGCAGCGGCGGCTGAGGAAGTGACCCGAAAGAACCACATGCTGCGCGACGCCGAAAAGGACTTGGTGTTCGCGGTCGGCAAGCTCCAGTCAGGTAACCGCGTCGCTGCCTACCTGAACGCCCTAATGGCCATCGTGCACATCGGCCAGGCGATGACGGAAGCAGAGCATCAGCAGGCACTGCTCGCGACGACGCGAGCAGTGGAGTCAACACAATGAACAAAACAGAAACGAGCGGCGGCTTCACGGTCACTCTGCTGGCCGGGAACCAAGAGCTGGTGCTGAGTGGGCCCATTAGTGGGCCGTTCTTAAATGTTTCGATCCGTGAAGCGTTTCCGGAGATGAGTGACCACTCGCTCAGGATGATCGCGCGAGCACTGGCCGAGTGCTACCTCGCGGGCAGGCGCGACAAGATGAGTCAGATCAAGACAGCGCTGGAGACCCCATGACGCGCGACGAGCTCCGAGTCTACGCCCAAGCAATCATCGGTGAGCTGTACGATATAGACGGCGATCTGCGTCGCGTCGATACGGATTCGCGTCTCGATGAGGATTACAAGATCGAGCGCCAGCCGAAGTTCAAGCGGGAGTTCTTTGAAGAGCTTGAGCGTCGCGCCAAGGCCCTGCACGAGCACATGTACGGTCCCGACAGTCCCTATGGCTAAGAAAGAAAAGTCCCTCACCCTGATGGAGGTGCTCGGCATGCTGCAAGAATCGGAGCAGCGCGAGGCATGGCTCCGCGACGAAAACGCCCTCCTCCGCCAGCGCTTGCTCCTGCACGAAAACGATCGCGTCGTCCGAAGCCTCGTGCACGTGCCCGGCCCGGATGGGTCGCAGGGCGAGCTCATCGTGCTCGACGAACTCACCCTGCAGTATCGCTTGCCCCCAACTTGACCCTCCCCTTCCCCCTTAGGTACAACGCGCCCCATGGATCTCCTGACTGCCATCTTCGACTCGCTCATGCGCATGACGCCCCACAATACGGACACCGAGTCCAAAGTAGAGCGCATCGCCCGCATGCACATCATCGCCCCCGCCATCCACGACGCGACGCTGCGCGCCTCGTGCTCAGGTAGCTTTGCAGTACCGGACTGCAAGCCCATCTTTTCCGATCGCCGCACGCTCGCGGGGCTCCTCCTCGGCAAAGGCCACTTCGAATCGGACTTCGCCGAATACGTGCACGAAGGTCACTGCCTCGATGGCCCGGTCGGCGCGCGCTGCGACGCCGACAAGAACGGCGTCCCCCGCGCCCACGGCCCCTGGCAGCAATGGAAGATCTCCGTCTTCCCCCAAGAAGACTGGGACAAGCTCGAGGGCTCGACGCCCGAGGCGACCGAGCTTGCGGCCTGGCACGCAGCCGTGCTCCTCGCCGGCTCGCGCTCGTCGTGCCGGAACGCTTACAACGGCGACGAGATCCAGGCGGCCATCGCGGGGTTTTCTGGGTCGTGCACGATGCGGATGCGGCCTGAGAAGATCGCCTACCAGGCCTCGGTCGTCAGAAAGATCTTGGCGACGCTGCCGGCGGAGTGAAGCATGATGGGCCTTTGGCACAACGGCTGGTGCTCGTTCCTCACGGCGCATCACCCCGACTCCTGGGGCTATGGCTACTCGGGCACCGAGGCTGAGGCCCTCGCAGGGCAGGCGCAATTCGTGAAGGAAGGCATGCCCGCTTCCGAGTACGCGGTCGCCCCTTTCGACCATCTTCGCGATCCGATCGTGAGACCGGGTAAGCCATCGACGGTGCAGCTAGCCGCAATGCAGGCCATTGGGATTAACCGCGGCCCCTACCTGAAGGCGACGTACTCAGCGCTGCTCAATCACGGCTGGATCTGCAACAGTGTCACCGCGGAAGGTCAACAGGCGCAGCCGCATCTACGGCTCACGGCAGCGGGCAGAAAGTTCCTGGAGCTCAGCACTCCGTAACCCGACACGGCGTGCGAGCCAATCAGATCCATAAACACCTGCTGCCCCATCGCGTAAGCCGGCGCCTCGAACGGATTGGTCTCCGGATGCCCCGCTTGCGCTGCCGCTTTTCCCTCGCGGTACTGCTCGTGCGTCATGCCCGTCGCGTACTCGGCGACGTGGAAAAGTTCATGGGCGAGCGTGCTCATGGAGGTCGGGCTCGTGAAGAGCACGTTCGGGTCCTTGAAGTAGATGTCCCGGTCGAGTGTCGCGGCGACGGCGCCCTCGGGCGCGGGCGCGCCGCCGCGCCATTGCCCCCACTGCCCGAGGTGGAGCACGGCCACACCGAGGAGCTCCGGGCGGTAGTAGGCGCTGAGCACCGACTTTTCCCAGTTGGTCAGGGTGCGCGTCACGGCCCCCGCCGTCAAAAACGCGCTCGGCGGCGGCGAGTCCCAAGCAGACAGCGTCGGCCCGGTCGGCGTGTCCGGCGGCCGCACCCCGGGAGGCGCCGCTGCCTCGGCCACCACCCGCGCCTCTCGCCGTTTTCCCCACAGGTAGAGCCCCGCGCCCGCGGCGAGCACCACCCCGACGGCGAGCTTGTATTCGAACGGCACCGGCATTCCACAAAGAGCTTGCCAGTGCTCGGGAGGCCGGAGCAAGCTTTTGGTCCCGTAACCGGGCCTGCGTGTGAAGGGGCAGGTAAAACTCAGTGGGCGCGCTCGAGTCCAAAGGGCTGTGACACGGCCAGCCACGGGCGCGCCCCGCCTGAACATCGCTCGGAAAACTTTCGTTCCGGCCCCGCCCCGCGCTATCCTCGGGTCCGTGTCGTTCGATTCCTTCGACTCCAGCGCCTATCCGGGCTTCGGTGACGACGCCAGCGTCCCAGCTCCAGCTCCGGTGCCCGCGGCGCCTCCCCCTCAGGCCATGGCGCCGCTCCCGGCTCCCGCCCCTGCCACGACGCCTGCCGCCGCGCGCCGCCGCGCCGGCGCCGCCATCGTGCTCACGGGCGTCGGCGTCGGCACGGGCGCCCTCCTCGGTGGTCTCTGGGGCGCCGGCAGCGGTCTCTTTCTCTCAGGCGCCCTCTCGAACGCCCTCCGCGCCGCAGTGCTCTGGCGATCGGACTACGCCGACGACCGCAAGGAAGCGACCAAGGCCACGGTGATGACCATCCTTGGCGTCGGCATCGGCGGCTACCTCGGCTACCGCGCGAAGCAAGCGCGGGATGACGACTGAAAGGATCTGACCATGAGCTACGTCGCGCTCCCGCCTACTCCCCGCCTCGTGCGCCCGCTTGCGCCGTCCCGCTTCGGACGCGGCCTCAAGGGCCTTGGCACGATGCTCGATGACAATATGTTTACGAGCGCGTGGTACTTGCCGCTGGTCGAGAAGATCAACAAGGTGACCGGCGCTCGCTCGTACGCCTGGGCGCCTTACAAGTACCTATCCAATTGGGATGCGCTCAGTTACAACATGAGCTTCACGCAGTATACCCCGACCACTCAGCAAGAGTCGACGCTCTACCAGTGGGACGGATCGAGCTGGCGCAAAACCAGCGTGCAGTCAGACGCCTGAAGGATCCCAAGCCAAATGAGTGAAGTCGTATTGATGGACGGGCAGTGGACGATGTGTCGGTTTCTCCGGCCCTTCGAAAACTTCGAGCGCGTCTACCAGGGCAAAGACGGCACGACTCCGATCGCCTTCCCGGGCGACTTGGATCTCTTCGCGCAGAAGGGCGTGACGGGTTACGACCCGAACCTCATGGCGGGCGTGACCGTGCCCTACGGATCGCGCGTCACGATTTGGATCCCGCAGACCATTGCGGGCACCGTGGTCGACGCCCTCTACCAGTACCAGATCCTCTGGCGTCTCCGGAACGTCCGCGACTACCGAGCGGGACAAGCCGAGGGGCAAGCAACGCCCAATCAAAACTACTCGGGCTACCACCTATCGACGAGCGGCTTCGGTCAGCCCGAAGTCGCCGGGGCCCAGCCCAATTCCCCGAACTCCCGCTTCTTCATTCCGGGCGCGGTGCGTACGGCGGCTTTCCCGCAAGCCGAGCCCGCAAGCGGGCTCTCGGGCGTCGTGCACCTGACGGGTGAAATGCTGACGCCGACCCTCGATCCCATCTGGGTGCAGCCCCTCACGCCGAAGGGCACTCCCGGGATCTGGCAGCAGGGCGCCTATGTCGGCAGCTCCCACACGAACAACGGCGGACCCTCGTGGCTGACGTTTGAGTGTCAGGCGCTCGGCGACGAGATGAGCATCTTGGCTTTCAAGATCCCGCCCGGCGAAGGCTCGCCTCCCGCCTGGGATTTCTCCGCCGCCGCCCCCGGCGACCTTTCCTTCTCGAACACCTTCGGCAACGGCAATGGGCAGAATCAGCGCACGCCCTACACGTCGATCCTGGTGACGACGGGCACGTCGTAAGCAGAGGCAGCTCGGGCGCCTACGGAAGGACCATGCTGCGCACCACTCACTACGGCGAGCCCATAGACAGCAGGCAACTGTCTCACTAAGCTCGCGCACATGATCAGCGTCTTCACGCCACTGTCCGCGAGTGGCAACCAATACATCTACGCCGCCTACGAAACACTCAAGGCCCAGACGATCCAGGACTGGGAGTGGATCGTGCTCGAAAACCACGGCGGAGCCTTGCCGAAGAACATCCGCAAGGATCCGCGCGTCAAGCTCGCCGGCGACACACGGCTCCAGGGCATCGGCGCACTGAAGCGCCGCTGCTGTGAGCTCTCGAGCGGCGAGTATTTGTTCGAGTTCGATCACGATGACTTGCTTCATGAGACGGCGCTCGAGAAAGCGATGGCGGCCTTCGATGACGGCGCGGACTTCGTGTTCTCGGACACGGCGGAGTTCAAGGACAAGACGTGGGAGCCCAACTGCTACGGGGCGGAGTACGGGTGGACGCATTACCCGGTGGAGTTTCAGGGGCATCAGCTTTTGGCTCAGCCCAATCCCCCGGTGACGCCCCACAATCTCCGCCTCATCGACTGGTCCCCGAATCACTTCCGCGCCTTCCGCAAGGAAGCGTACCTCGCGGTCGGCGGCCACAGCCCCGAGCTCCACGTCGGCGACGATCACGATCTGATGCTGCGCTTCTTCCTGATGGGGAAGATCTTCAAGCACGTGCCCGAGTGCCTCTACTTCTATCGAGTGCACGCAAAACAGACGACCAACGCCAACGTTGGCAACGCGAAGATCCGGCAGGTGACCGAAGCACTCTACGACAAGCACATCTTCGATCTGGCGGAGAAGTGGTGCTTGGATCACCAGCTGGACTTGGTGGGAAACTCATACAAGAAGATCGATCTCTGTGGGGCGATCGACACGTACAAGGATTACTTTCCGCTCGACAAATCCCTCGGCCACGACCTCGACGAACGCTGGCCGCTCAATGACGACTCCGTCGGCGTCATCCGCGCCTTCGATGCCATCGAGCACCTGAAAGATCCCATCCACACCATGAACGAAGCCTACCGTGTGCTGGCGCCCGGAGGCTTCTTCTTGATTCAAGTCCCGTCGACAACCGGTCCTATCATCCGTACGCCAGCGATGGATGGCGGCGAATTCCATTGGGTCGCGAGCGCGGGCCGCGGCGCCTTCCAAGATCCGACCCACGTCTCCTTCTGGAACGAAAATTCCTTCTGGTACTACACGAAGCGGGATCTCGCGCGCTACATCCCGCACATGACCGCGCGCTTTCAGGTCTCGCGGCTCCGCACCTTCTTCCCCTCGAGCTTCCACGCCGAGCACGCCATCCCCTACGTGGAGGCGCACCTCATCGCGCTCAAAGACGGCTACAGCCCCATGGGCCGGGTGGAGATCTGAAGAGGGAAGATCCTCGCTCCGCCCAGCGTAGCACCTACCATGACCCAGCCGGCCGTTTCCATCGTGACCGAAAACCACACGCTTCGCGCGCGAGTCCAGGCGGCGCGAGCCGAGCTGGCAAACGCCCAGCAGGCGGTCGATGCAATCGTCGAGCCCTCTGACGACTGCGCCGAGGGCCACCGGGTGAGTGCCGCTGAGGACCGCCTGCGCGCGGCCCAGCTGGCGCTCATTGGCTCCGACTGCCCGCGCGAGTGGACGCTCCGTGAAGGAGGCTACGAGTACGACACCATCACCGCCGACTCACCCGAAGAGGCGCTCGAGGAAGCCCGGAGCAACGTCGACCGCTCGAACTATTCCTCTTGCGAAGGCACGCTCTGGATCGATGTGCGCGTCGATTGCGAGGAGACCGGCGAAAGCGACTCGGACAGCGTCACCCTCGAGCCCGACGCGCCCTCCTGCTCGGACGATCACGAGCATGAGTGGTGCTCGCCTCACGCGCTCGTCGGCGGCCTCGAAGAAAACCCCGGTGTCCATGGCCACGGCGGCGGCGTCATCATCACCGAGGTGTGCCGCCACTGCGGCTGCAAGCGCGTGACCGATACCTGGGCCCAGCGCCCCGACACCGGCGAGCAGGGCCTCCGCTCAGTCTCCTATGAAGAAGACGCCTACACGGCGGAAGAGCTCGCCGAGGTCGAGTGGGAATGAGCGCCTTGGTCGAGCATGTGTTCGCGGTGATCGGTTGCATCACTGTGGCGGTATGCACTGTCCTGGGACTGTGCGTGGCGCTCGGGATCATCAAACTGAGAGGCACTCTGACGCACCATGACGACGACGAATAAGATCATTCGGCACGCGGCGACTTGCCGTTGCGCGCTCTGCCGAAAGGTGGACGAGATCATCGGTCGGGAAGGAAAACGCCGAGCATTGCCCGGAGAGCCGAGGGTTGACTACTTCGTTACGAGCCCTGCCTCTGAGACCGCTGTCTGGGTGCCGGTATTCGTCTCCGCATCCTCATGATCAGGGAAGCGCCGCGAGATCGTCCCAGCGTATTGCTTTCCGAGCGGCCTCCACGTCGCTCATGCCGGAGGCGTTCGGGAAGAGGCGACCCTGACCGCTCGCCATCGCTGGGTCGAGCCCTCGCTCGTAGCGTAGGTACATCTCGTCGCACTGGGCGTTGCTGAGCCGGGCTTCGCCGAAGCAGATCGACAAGAGGTGCACGGCGCGCGGGTCGAGCCCGCGCACGTCGAGTGCCAATAGGCCATGGGCATCGGCTTCGGTGACCAGATCGGAGTCGTCCTGCACGGCATGCCACAAGAATTCGAGGCATTCGTGCACGTTGGGCACTGTGACTCCTCTGGGGATCTCGACATTCATGGCGACGAGCGCGAGGTGGCGCCGGTCGGCCGCTTCCTCATAGGTGTATAACTCGACCGTTTTCTCGATCGTCTTCTCGATGTCGACGTTGACGCGGTTGACGTAGACGACTTCTCCCTCGTCCACGAAGCGATCGAGATCGCTCGGGGAGACATCGAGGTCCACGCCTTCATCTTTCTCGGTCTCCTCCTCGATCTTTTGATCGGCCAGCCCGATCTTCACCGCCGCCGCCCACCAGCGATCGGCCTCCGCGCTCCGGTTGTCGGTCCAGGAGCAGATCCCGTCGCCGGATTTCCACATCTCGATCTCGACCAGGTCCTCGTCGCACTGGTGTGCGCCGAGCGCGAGCGCGGTATAGAGCGCCGTCCCCCAACCGTTGCCCTTGATGAGCACGCCATCGGGCGTGTGTGAGCGCGGCAGCCCAGTGATCTGGGAAGGTTCGTTCGAGTGCTCTTCGTAGTAGCCGCGGCCGAGGCGTAAAAGCGGATCAGAAGCCTTGAGCCCACGGAGGCTCACAAACGTGCCGTCGGTCACGACGAGCGCCGGCTCATGCGTCTTCGGGTTGGCGACCAGTCCAATCACGGTGAGCCCGGCGAGCGACCAGTTCTCGGGCGCTTTCTTGGGCTCGGGAGCGCGGAGCGCAAACGACGTATTCTTCCGCAAGCGCCGCATGAGTCGGCGATGGTAGAGTCACGCCCTGGTCCTTGCAAATTTTCCGCCGCTCGCCCCGAAAAGTTGCAGGCTGAAGGCCCCTCAGTATAGGCTTTCCCCACTCGATCGGTATTCGGCAGCACCCCGGCCGGATCAGGACGATGGAGCTCGGGCCGCGATCCGTCGCGCGGCCCAGGAGCACCTCTGTCCATGGCCGATCGAAGCAGCGTTGCGAGTCGAAATATCGGGGCCGTGGGCACCCTCCTCGGTGCCGGAAATTCGCTCGAAAACGTCAACACGTCGCTGCTCGACGACGGTTGCTTCGCCTACGTCGAATCCGAGCACGAGCACTACGAGCTCCACCGCGACGATACGACGCCGCCCTCCCCCCCGAACATCATCGAGCCCATCGCAGGCCCCGGCCGCTGGGTGCCGGCGACGGGCGGGACGATCGGTGCGCAGGGCTTCCAGGGCGCCCAAGGGGCGCAGGGCTTCGGCGCGCAGGGGGCGCAAGGATCTCAGGGCGCTGGCACGCAGGGCGCGCAGGGTGCCCAAGGCAACACGGGCGGCGCGCAAGGCGCCCAAGGCGCGCAGGGTCGTCAAGGCGCGCAGGGCGCTGGCACGCAGGGCGCGCAGGGATTCCAGGGAGCCACGGGCGGGTCGGGCAATCAGGGTAGCCAGGGGGCTCAAGGCGCGCAGGGCGCCCAAGGCTTTCAGGGTGCCACGGGCTCGACTGGCAACCAAGGAGCGCAGGGCGCCCAAGGCGCCCAAGGCAATCAAGGTTTTCAGGGCGCGACGGGCACGGGAGCCCAAGGTGCGCAAGGCGCGCAGGGCATCGGTGCGCAAGGATCTCAGGGTTTCCAGGGCGCAACCGGCGCGGGCGCGCAGGGCGCGACGGGCACGCAAGGCTTTCAGGGTGCTCAGGGCTTCCAAGGCGGGGGCTTCCAGGGCGCGCAAGGATCGACCGGTGCGCAGGGATCCGGGGGCGGCGCTCAAGGCGCCCAGGGTGCGACGGGCACGCAGGGTTTCCAGGGCGCCCAAGGGCAAACGGGCGCAGGATCGCAGGGTGCCCAGGGCGCCACGGGCGCACAGGGCTTTCAGGGAGCGGCCGGCACCGGCGGTGCGCAAGGAAGCCAAGGCGCGACCGGCGCTGGCGGCGCACAGGGCGCGCAAGGCGCGACCGGCACGGGATCGCAGGGCGCGCAAGGCGCAACCGGCACCGGAGGCGCTCAAGGATCGCAGGGCGCCACGGGCGCAGGATCCCAAGGCGCTCAAGGCTTCCAAGGCGCGACCGGGGCTGGGTCGCAAGGCGCGCAGGGCGCGACGGGCACGCAGGGCTTCCAGGGTGCGCAGGGTTTCCAAGGCGGGGGCTTTCAGGGCGCGCAGGGTTTTCAGGGCGCAGTCGGTCCGGGCGGCGGCGCGCAGGGTGCCCAAGGGGCAACGGGCACGCAAGGCTTCCAGGGCGCCCAAGGCTTTCAAGGGGGAGGATTCCAGGGCGCGCAGGGAGCAACCGGCACGCAGGGCTTCCAAGGCGCCACGGGCGCAGGATCTCAAGGCGCTCAAGGCGCCACGGGCTCGCAGGGCTTTCAGGGTGCGACCGGCACGACCGGTGCTCAAGGCGCGCAGGGCGCGACTGGGACCACGGGTGCTCAAGGCGCTCAGGGCGCGACCGGCACGACGGGCAATCAAGGAGCGCAAGGCGCTACTGGCACAACCGGAGCTCAGGGCGCCCAAGGCGCGACGGGCACGACGGGAGCTCAAGGCGCTCAGGGCGCGACGGGCACCACGGGAGCTCAAGGCGCGCAGGGCGCGACGGGCACGACGGGCAATCAAGGAGCGCAAGGCGCTACTGGCACAACCGGAGCTCAGGGCGCGCAGGGTGCGACGGGCACGACTGGTGCTCAAGGCGCTCAGGGCGCGACGGGCACCACGGGCGCGCAGGGCTTCCAAGGTGCTACTGGCTCGGGATCGCAGGGCGCGCAGGGCGCAACGGGAGCTCAAGGCGCTCAAGGCGCGCAGGGCTTTCAGGGATCCGCCAACATCGTCAACGAGGTCAATGCTGGTAACTCCGGCACAGCCCTCACCATCAACTTCACGACGGGCCCCAATCAGCTGACCACGCTGACCGGCAACGTGACCTTCACGTTGACGGCGCCGAGCAACTCCCGCCACGTGCAGGTCCGCATGGTGCAGGACGGTACCGGCGGTCGCACGGTGACTTGGCCCGCTGCCGTCAAGTGGGCAGGCGGCACGCAACCCACCTGGGTGACGACGGCGGCTGCCATCAACATCGCGAGCTTCTACTACGACGGCACCAACTACTGGGGTGTCGGGTCGACGGGCTTCGCATGATTTTGAGAGGTCAGCATGCCTAATGCCACGGTAGTGCAGTTCGGGTTTAAAGATGATGCGCAGGTCGCGGGCAGCACCCTGACCTTCAATATCACTGGAGTCACCGTCGGCAATCGCATCCACGCGGTTGGGTTTTGCGATCCGACTGCCGCCAACATCGTCGGCATCGCCGGCACCGTGGGAGACGTTGGGTCCTACATCCAGATGGGCTCGAACGTCGTTGATGTCGGCAATGACGGGGAGATGGGACAGTTCTATCGAGATGTGACGGCGACCTCCGGCGGCGCGATCACGATCGTCTTGACGGTCAGCGCGAGCTCGACCTTCAAGGGGATCTACTTTGCAGAGATCAACAACGTATTCGGTGTGCCGCAGACTGCGTCGATCATCTCCGATCCACAAGCCCCCGGCGGAACCACTGACGCCATCACGACCGGAAATCGCACCCCTAGCGCTCAGCCGGCGCTCATTAGCTCGGTGTGTCTCGATGTAACGAATAATCGCGCGCCTACTTTCGGCACTGGGTATACGCTGCTCGGCGCAGGATGGCAGTTTGGTCTGGGCGGGAACGGAGCCACCGCAGAATCGAGGAGGATTACTGCCCTTACGGCATTGCCGGTGACCTATACAGCAGCTGGAGGTTTTGGCGGCGACGCTTACATGTTAGCGGCCGCCTTCTTCACTGAGGGCACAGCACCACCGCCAGGCAATGGGATCTTCTTCGGCGCTGGCACGACTAGCTAACCCTACCCCGCATGGCGCTCCCGAACCTGGTATTTTTTGGGCGAGCGACGGTACCCTACAGCCAGGTGCCTCCGCTCGGCGGCGACGGCTCGTGCAACGAAGCCTTTAAGAACGCCGTCTGGGCGCAGACGGCGCTCGACACCAATCCCTCCGAGAGTGGATCGTTCCTGGCGACCAGTTGCTACGATTCGGCGCATCGCCGGGTCTACCTCTTCGGCAGCACGGACTCGATCGCTTACTCCGCCGCCTACGACTGCAACGCGGACACGTACACTCAGATCGGAGATCTTCCGACCGCGAGCGGGCAGCAGACTTATGCAGCGGCCGCCGCCGGCAAGGCCTGGCTTTTTGGCGGCGGAGCAGGCGTGCCCTTTACGACCAACTCCCCGACCGCTGGGATCCAGAGCTACGATCTTTCCCAGGTGCCCGGATCGGGTACGACTTATTCGACCATCGCTCCGGTGGTGTCGTACTCGGCCTACGGGCTGTTTGGTGACTATGATCCGGTCACCAAGCTGATCTACTTCGGCGGAGGCTGCGACAATATCGCAGGTCCTCCCGGCCCCGCCAACTGCTTCAATCAATGGCAGAGCTTCGATCCGTTCTCGCCGGCAACGCCGACCGCGCTCCATGTGATGCCGGTGAAGGTCGCCGAGAGCGCCTGCGCCCTCCTGAACGGCGTCATCTACGTCATCGGCGGATCGCTTGACGCGACCCCAGAGACCGTCGGCACGCGCGGCGTCTACGCCTACAACATTGCGACCAACACGTGGACGACGAAAAACAATTTTCCCATCGACATCGCCTGCGGTCGTGCCTGCAATTGGAACGGCACGCTCTATTGCGGTGGCGGCTGGAACGCCTCCGGATTCAGCTTCTCCGTCACGAACGCCACTCAAAATATCTACGCCTACAATCCCCTCGCCGATAGCTGGTCGCTGCACTCGCAGGCGACCTTCCAGGCGGCGGGCTCCATCCTGGTCGGCCTCAACTCCCCGCCGAGCGGGCTCTTCTTCGGCGCGGGCACGACGAGCTAACGCTCGCTGCCGGACCAGACTCGCATGAGAAATTCGTTGTCGTAGATGCTGCCCGGAATGATGCCGGGCGTGATCTCGTTGAGCCAGAGCACGTACGGTAAGGAGAGTTGATCCTGCACCGACCAGTGCACGCACTCATCGAACCAATTCTTCTCGAAGTTAGCGATGCGCTCGTTGTGCCACCGAACGATGCAGCCTCCGGCGTAGAGGCAATACTCGGGATCATTGTGTGGGAACCCGGCGGCTCGGTAGTGAGCGACTTGCTCGATGCAGGGCTCGCCGGCGTATTTGCCCATCGTCATCGAGAAGGCGGCTTCCTCCTCGGGCGAGCGATGGGGATCTTCGGGATGCTCGAAGAGCGCGAGCGCTGATTCTGATTCGGGCATCGCCTGGTGGCACCGCTGCAGCATCAAGAGCGGGTCTTTCACGCGCACGCTCGAGTCGATGTAAATCGACCACTCACGGTCAGGGAACAAGTGGCAGGCGCTCATCTTGAACCACTTCGCATCCATCCGCGGCGTGCGAAACACGCTACGTCGTCGAAAGACGTGCCAGTGAGGAAGCTTTTCCGCAAGCCCGGGCTTGTCGGTGAAGCAAACCAAGTCAGCGACGTGCCCGAGATCCGGGATGTCGACCGGCTCGTCGTGATCGCCGAAGCACGCGGTGTAGATGACGGGGCGGGGGTTACTGATCATGGTGAGATGAAGAGGTGGCGGACGAAAAGGCAGGGGCTGTGCGGAGCGCAGCTTTCAGGATGGAAAAAAGCGCCCCAGATGAGGCAACCCAACAGCAGGATCGCTGTCCCTCCGAATACAAAGAACAGTTGGAATTTGGATGACCGCAAGCGGGCGGCGTACTGCTTTTCGGAAAGCGTGCCGCCGCATTCGTGGCAGCGGTACTCGGTCATCGCGCGACGTTGAAGAAGAAGAGTTGCACGAGCCTGGGGTCCTTTTCGGTAAAGCCCTCATAGCTCGTCGCCGAGTGAATGAGCTGCGCGTCCCAGAGCACGAGCCGGTTGTAGACGTTGCCGACGCGATCGACGAGCTCCCAGTTGTCCGGATGCGTCAGGTTGAAGTCGCTGTACGTCTTGGCGTACTCGAGCGCATCATTCGGCGGGCGCCTCGCCCCGTTGTCTTTTAAGCGCCAGAAGCTCGTGCCCGAGCGCACCGGATCGCAGGCCTCCCCGTTGCGCAGCTCGCCGAGAGGCGCCGTCAAGTAAATCGCCGCGGCATAGCTCTGCGTGTCCGAGTGCCACACGAGCGGATCTCCCTCCACCGTCTTCTGGAACGACCCGTTAGCCGGCTGATCGAGCCAGTCGACGATCGTCACCCCCAAAAGTCGCATAAACTCCTCCCGCACCCACGGAAACAAAAACTTCTCCTTCGAGCGCACCCCCTTGAAGTACCGCAAATCCGCCTCGTACTCGGCGTCGAGCGCGAGCGTGCGCACGGAGTCCGGGTCGCGGTAGAAGTCATCGACCACCAGGATCGCGGGGGTCCTCTGGTGGAAATCAACGGGCGGAAGGGTTGCGGGGGCAATCGTGCGGGGGTCGGGCATGGGGGCTGGTACGCAGAGTAGCGGGCTCTCCTTCCCTCGCTCAACCCCAAAAACTTGAGCCGCGCCCGAAAGGCAGGGTAGGATTTGTCGAAGCGATCCTAGTCCATGGGCCAAAGCAGCGTTGCGAGTCGAAATATTGGGGCGGTCGCTACCCTGCTTGGCACCGAGGATTCCCTCGAGAACCTCTGCACGCAGACGTTCGATGATGGCTGCCTCGCGTACGTGCAGGCCGAGCACAAGCACTACGAGCTCCACAAAGATTCGACCGCAGCGAGTGATCCGCCCTTCGTGATCGTGCCGATCTGCGGCATGGGCCGCTGGGTCCCCGCGACGACGGTGATCGGGGCAGAAGGTCCGCAGGGATTCCAGGGCGCCCAAGGTGCACAGGGAGCTACTGGTGCTCCCGGATCGAGCGCCCCTTTTCGGGCAACGTACTACGTCGATCCGACCTTTGGAGGAGTCGAACTCGGCAGTCAGTCGAGTCCCTTCACGACCGTCGCCGCCGCGTTTGCGGCGGGCACGGCGCTCGGCATCGTGGATGGGATTGTGTTCGTGCCGCCGGGCCCGATGAGCGAAGACATCGTGTTCCCGCCGTCGGGGAGCTGGGAGCTGTCTTCCACGGTCCAAGGTCAAACGCAAAGGACTCAGCTGACTGGCACCGTGACCCTGGACAGCACGGCGCAAGCCTTTCACAGCATCAGCAACATCGTGCTCCTCGGCAACGTGACCGGCGACAAGGCAAACGCCAACACCAACCGACTCTTCTTCCGGAACGTCGAAATCAACACGAACCTGACGCTGACTTCCTCAGGCACCGGAAATTGGCTCGTGTACTTCGATGGCACGATCCCAGTACCGAGCAATGCGACGGGCCTCTTGGCAGGGATCTTCGGCACCTGCTCGATTGCGGGATCGCTGTTTGCGTCCGGATGCAACCTAGAGAACGTCATCACCGTCTCGTCGGACAGCGCCTTCCGCAACGTCTTCTTCAACAATAACCAGCACGGCACCTTGGTTGCGACGACCGGCGCGGGACTCGTCAATCTCACCTTCACCGGATGCGCGCAAAAGAATCCTGCCACCATCACGGCGACGACGGGCAGCGTGGTGGCGGTATTCGATAGCTTCAGTTGGGCGGCGGCTTGCTCTACAGGTTTAGGTTTGATCGCAGGCACGGCGTGCACGTTTAAGACGCTCGCCTCGAACCAATCATCCTCCACCACCGACACAAACAACCGTGCCTCGACTGCCTTGGGAGGACGCTCACCCGACGGGCTCTATGAGATCGTCTATGACGCGACGCTGCTCGGCAATGGCGGCGGCGCAAGCGGCCTCTTGCAACTCAACGCGATCTACACGGACATGACCGGCACGCTCGTCACGGTGCCGGTGGGCACGCCTCTCAATGTCGCTGCTGCGGTCGGTAGCAAATCCAGTGGCTCGCTGCCGTTTCATCACTCGGGCGCCGCGGCGCCGATCGCGTTTTCGACGACGGGAGTGACCGCGCCCGGAGCGATGTCGGTGGCGCTCACCGTGACGCTTCGCCGGGTCAACTAACCCGCCCCAGGGTGCTTCGGGAGTGAGTCCGGGGGGATTCTTGCTCGGGCTCAGCCCAAAAACTTGAGCCGCGCCCGAAAGGCGGGGTAGGCTCGACCCACTAGGTCGGTTTGGGTCCGCGTTCGAGCGCGGGGACAGACGGGACGACAGAGCGTTGGCGCAGATGCGCGCCCTTTCCTCTGGAGCTCCCCCTTGGCCATGGACACAAGCAGCGTTGCCAGCCGAAATATCGGAGCGGTGGCCACCCTCCTCGGTGGAGTCAACTCCCTCGAAAATGTCGGCACGCAGACGCTCGACGACGGCTGCTTCGCCTACGTGCAGTCCGAGCTCATCCACTACGAGCTCCACAAGGAGTCGACCGCACCGAGTAACCCACCCTTCGTGATCGTGCCGATTTGCGGCGTCGGTCGCTGGGTGCCGGCGACGGGCGGCGGCGGATCGCAGGGCTTCCAGGGTGCGCAGGGTCGCCAGGGCGCCCAAGGATCGCAAGGCGCGGGCGCGCAAGGCGCAACGGGTACGCAGGGCAGTCAAGGACCCCAAGGTAACCAGGGCGCGCAGGGTTTCCAGGGCGGCGGCTTTCAGGGCGCGCAGGGTGGCACCGGCGCTCAAGGTCCGAGCGGCGGCGCGCAGGGCGCCCAGGGCGCGACGGGCCAGCAGGGCTTTCAGGGATCGAGCGGCGGCGCGCAGGGTGCCCAAGGCACGACGGGCCAGCAGGGCGCCCAAGGAGCGCAGGGCAATCAGGGCAGCGGCGCTCAAGGCGCCCAAGGCGCGCAGGGCTCCGGCACGCAGGGCAATCAAGGTGCTCAAGGCGCGCAGGGCCATGCCGGCGCGACCGGCACCGGCACGCAGGGCGCGCAGGGATCGAGCGGCCCGCAGGGCGCTCAAGGCGGCGACGGCGCGGGCGGCGCGCAGGGATCTCAGGGCCGACAAGGCGCGGCGGGCATTCAAGGACCGGTGGGTGCTCAAGGCTTCCAGGGAGGCGGCTTTCAGGGCGCTCAAGGCGCTCAGGGCCAAACGGGTCCGGGCGGCGGCGCGCAGGGCGCTCAAGGCGCTTCTGGCACGCAGGGTTTTCAGGGCGCACAGGGCTTCCAGGGTGGCGGCTTCCAGGGCGCGCAAGGTGGCACGGGCGCTCAAGGCCCGAGCGGCGGCGCTCAAGGCGCCCAAGGCGCGCAGGGGCGCCAGGGCAACCAAGGCGCGCAGGGATCTCAAGGCGCAGGCGCTCAAGGCGCCCAAGGCGGCGCGGGAGCGCAGGGCGCCCAAGGCTCGGGCGCGCAGGGAGCACAAGGCGCTTCGGGCACGCAAGGCAACCAAGGTGCGCAGGGCTTCCAGGGTGGCGGCGCGCAAGGCGCCCAGGGTCAGGCCGGCGCCCAAGGCAATCAGGGCGCCCAAGGATCGGGCGCTCAAGGCGCCCAAGGATCGGGCGGCGCCCAAGGCGCCCAGGGCACGCAAGGCGCTGGCTTTCAAGGCGCGCAGGGTGCTCAAGGCGCGCTCGGCGTCACCGGCGCGCAGGGCTTCCAGGGATCGCAGGGCTTCCAGGGCGGAGGCTTTCAGGGAGCTCAAGGAAATACTGGCGCGCAAGGTCCGGGCGGCGGAGCGCAGGGCGCTCAAGGCGCGACGGGCGTGCAGGGCTTCCAAGGCGCTCAAGGCTTCCAAGGCGGAGGTTTTCAGGGCGCTCAAGGATCGACCGGCGCGCAGGGCCCCGGCGGGGGAGCTCAAGGAGCGCAGGGCGCGCAGGGATCGGGCGGCCAGCTCAACCCGGCCAACATCGCAGCGCTTCAAGCCATCAACGCCACTTCGCTCCCGTCGGGCACGATCGCCGACACGGGCGTCGTCGGCGATCTCTACCGCCTGAACAAATCCCCCAATGCGGGTGAACTCGCCGCGGTCGACGCGACCAACATCGTCGCCGTCACCACTCCCGCCGGAAGCATCTTCGAGCGCACGGGCCTGGTCAACCGATCGTTTTGGTTTGTGGCCGCATGGTTTATCGACGCCGCAGCCGGCAACGATGCCAACGACGGCCTCTCGAGCGGCACAGCGCTCAAAACGACCGAGGAGCTCAGCCGTCGCCTCTGCCCCGGAGGCCAGCAGCTCGTCGTGCAGCAAAACACGACCGTCACGCTCGCTGCGGGCACGTACGGTGCACTCGAGCTCAACCTGATCGCGCCTGTCGGCGCGAGCGTATCCTTCACGGTCAATGGCGCGTTTACGAGCAGCGCCCCCATCACGCTCGCCACCGTCGTCGATACGGTGGCGCTCGCCTCCGCTCCCGTGCGCGGTCGCATCACGACGGCGAGTGGGACCTTCGTCGACAAGAAGCGCATTCGGGCGACGAGCGGTCCGTCTGCCGGCGCGATCACCTTCTGCACCGGTCTCAACTCAGCCACGGACGCATGGGTGAAGACGTGGTTCCTGGAGTCGTCGCTCAGTCAGGTCAACATCGCGCCTGGCACGACGGTGGTGGTCGATACGCTCGGCGTCACGGTTTCTCGGCTTCTCGTGGAGACCGGTCGAGGGACGGTGAGCGGATCGGGTTTGAGCTTCGTCGTCTCGAATGTGATCTTGCCGACCGGCTGCAAGATCAATAACCCGCTCAATGGCAGCCAGGCCTGGGACTTCTCGCAATGCGAGATTGGCGATGGGGTCACCGCCGCTAAGGTGAGCGGGAATATTCAGTTTCGAAACAGCAGGTTTGTGAGCAGCCCCTCGGCCTTCTTGCTGGCGCTCTTTCCGCCACTTCAGCCAGTGATCTGGGGCTGTGTGTTCGAGGGAGCCTGCCAGCTTTTCTCAACGGCGCTGTTTTTCAAGGCCAATTGCTCGAATGGAGCACGGTTTTCCATCGGAACGCCGCTCTCGGTCTCCCCCGGAGTCGGCGCTGTCGAGTCAGCCCAGGTAGCGTGGGATGACAATGTCGAGTGGGTCAATGGCGTCGCCGATACCGCGATCTCCGTCGGAGTGGGCAGCACGATCGGGATCTATGCGCAGATGTTCGGGTTTGGCACGCCGTACTCGGTGGGCATCCAGCTCGAGAGCGGCGCTTCGGCCTTCACGAGCAATCCGGCACTCCTCGGGATTCTAGCGACCCAGCAGCTGTCGCTCACGGGCCACAACCTCAACTACGTCGACATCCCGAATCTCACCTTCTTCCCGCGCGCCGCGTGCGTGTTTGGGATCAATCCCGATCCGGGAGCGACGAGCGGGTCGCAGGGATTCCAGGGCGCGACCGGTCAGCAGGGCGCGCAGGGATTCCAAGGATCGGGCGGCGGAGCGCAGGGCGCACAAGGCGCAACTGGAATAACCGGCGCGCAAGGCTTCCAGGGTCAAAATGGCGGCGGCGCCCAAGGATCTCAGGGTCGTCAAGGCGCAACCGGCGCGCAGGGTGCGATCGGGCAACAAGGTTTTCAGGGCGGCGGATTCCAGGGCGCGCAGGGAGCGCAAGGCTTCCAAGGCGGCGGCTTCCAGGGCGCACAGGGTAACCAGGGCGCGACTGGCGTGCAGGGCTTCCAAGGCGCGCAAGGCGGCGGCTTTCAGGGCGCGCAGGGCGGGACCGGCGCGCAGGGCGCGACGGGCACGCAGGGCAACCAAGGCGCACAGGGTTTTCAAGGCGGCGGCGCACAGGGCGCACAAGGAGGCACGGGCGTTCAAGGGGCGCAAGGCGCGCAGGGCACGCAAGGCGCGGGCTTCCAAGGCGCAACGGGCACGCAGGGTTTCCAGGGTGCTCAAGGCTTCCAGGGCGGCGGCTTTCAGGGCGCGCAGGGCAATCAAGGCGCCGTCGGTCCGGGTGGCGGCGCGCAGGGCGCCCAAGGCGCCACGGGATCTGCGGGCGCGCAGGGCTTCCAAGGCTTCAATGGTGGCGGCCCGCAGGGATCTCAGGGTCGTCAAGGCGCGACCGGCGCGCAGGGCGCCATCGGCCCGCAGGGCTTTCAGGGATCGGGCTTTCAGGGCGCGCAAGGTCGCCAGGGTTTCCAAGGCGCGCAGGGCTTCCAAGGCTTCCAAGGCTTCCAAGGCGCGTCCGTCATCCCGGCACTCACGCAGGTCTTCTACGTGGACGCGGGCCATGTCGGCACGGCGGATGGCTCGATCGCGCGCCCCTACGCATCGCTCACCGCAGCGCTCGCGGCCGTGCCGCTCAATGTGCCGACGACGTTCTTGGTGGCGCCGGCCACGTACGCGCCGGTCGTCAACATCGCCGCCTCCGCCAACATCACCATCGTGGGCCTCGGGCCGCCCACGGGGCAATCGATCATCTTCGGCGCAGGGATCAACGTCGCGTTTACGGGCAGCGCCAAGACGCTCACCCTTCAAAACGTCTTCATCACGGGCTCTCTGACCGAGACCTCGGTGGGCGATCCGGGATCGATCTTCGTGTTGATCGATGTGCATGTCGCCGGCGCCGCAATCACCGGCACGGGCAGCACCCGCCTACACATGAGCTCCGCGCTTTCGGACGCCGACTCGAGCGGCATGACGGTCGACGGCGACATCCAGACGGTGTCGCAGATCTTTGCAAGCGATGCCCTGCTCACCGGTTTTACGGGGCCGACCGTCAATACTCAGGACCGAGCCAACCGCTTCACCAATTGCACGTTCAATGCGGCGACGATCGGTGGGCCATCGGTCTTCGAAAATTGTCAGTTCCCGGTCGGGATCAGCGCCGCCTTTGGCGGAGGCACCGCGAGCTACCTCTCGGATTGTTCCATCGACGACAACATGTCATCGACGGGCCACAACCTCTTCCTGAATGATTGCCGCATCGGAGCGAACGCGCCGCTCGCCACGATCGCGATCTCTTGGATCGGGATCCTGAGCTGCACCGGCACCCTTTTCGGCCCGATGTCGACGGGGCACATCGCGGTCACCGCTCCATCGACGACGCTGGATCTCGACAGCGTGAGCGAGCGCAGCCTCTTCTCGGCGACCGGAGGCAAAGCCACCCTCTCCTCGAACTCCTTCGGCGTGCACGCGCTCGATCAAGGCGAAGCGGACGCGGTGCAGATCGCCGATGCCGCTGCGACCTACACGGTCGCGTCGGGGAGGCTGTTCTTGCCGTCGACCAAGCTCACGGCCGACCGCACGATTCAGCTCGATTTGTCCAACGCAGCGGCGCTCGACATCTTGCCGCTCGATGTCTACGGCACGGGTGGCCACACGCTCACGGTGCAGTTTGCGTCCGTGACCGTGAAGACCATCCTCACGACCCACGTGCCCGCCCGCTACTTCTTCCAAGCATCTGAAGACAATGCCGTCGTGGTCTACGTCGGCGCGGAGAACTTCCAATGAGCGGTTTGCGCGCTGGTCCCTGGTTACTGCCGATCCCCCGCCTAGCCGCGGTGCACACGACGGGGCTCAGCGGAGCCATCGGTCCGATCGCTCCGGTCACGACTCCGACAGGACTCTATCGAGTGTCGATGAGCATCGCCATCACCGCCACGGGCGGTGGAGCTGCGGGTCAACTCATCATGTCGGTGACGGGCGACGGCGAGGGCGGCTCGATCCAGACGCAATCGCTTGCGGCGGTCAACGCGGCGACATTGGGAGATCTTGCTCAGGATTCGTTTGTCGTAAACGTTGCTGAATTGGACATTTCTTATAAGGTCACCGCTGTGGGGCTCACGGCAGGATCGCTACAATACGCGATCCGAGTCATCATCGAACAGCTGATCACGCCATAAAACCGCTTCCCGGCTCATGTAGTCGGGTCGGGGAGGGGGTAGTTCCCGGTAAAAACTTGCAGAACTCGCGCATCATCCGGTAGGTTTATCGGGCAATGACGCCAAAACGGCCGAGCTCGAGAGCCTGCGCATGACCGACGAGCAATTCAATCGGATCGTGAGCCTGATCGCCGATACCCGCACCGAATTTCGAGAGGCCCTGGGCGACCTGAAGACCGAGATGCGCGCAGGGTTTGCTGGCGTGAGAAAAAATCAGATCGTGGCCGAGGCGTTGCTCGGCACCATGGAAAGCGATCTCAGCCACATCCAGGGGCAACTCCGGGCCCACGATCAGGCGCTCGACGGGCTGACGCAGCTCAGCAAAACCAACTTCGATATGCACGAATCGGTCCTCAAGGCGATCCATGGTGGGGCAGGATCGAGCACAATGGGTCATGGCGAAACTGAAGAGAGCCGTGGGACCGGCCCCCAGTGACCTCGCCGTGCTGCTGGTCGACGACTCCCAGAATTTCCTGAATTCACTCTCGCTGTTTCTGGCAAGAGAGGGCATGCGGATCCTCACCGCTCGCTCGGGTTTGCATGCGCTCGAGGTGATGAAAGCAGAGCCGGTCTCGATTGTGGTCGCCGACTATTGGATGCCGGGCATGGACGGCGTCACGCTCCTCAACGAGGTCGAGCGCCTCTTTCCGAGAGTGGGTCGGATCCTGCTCACGGGCGCCGCCGACGCAGACATCGTGGTCGACGCCGCGCGTCACCGCGTGCTCACCAAGGGTATGGACCCAAGCCTCGTCCTGCGCGTGATCCAGCGGGAAGTGAGGAAGAGCTATGGGTGACGACGGCAATCGCTCGAAACCCACGCGCCCTCCAAGCGATAGGCTGCGCGGCGAAGACTCGCCCCCGGGTCAATACCGCCCGCGCCCCCGCATCCAGAGCGAGCCCATCGCCCGCGTTGCGCTCCGCGCCGCGCCAACCAATCGAGAGCGCCCATCAGAGGAATACCTGCAGGCCTTGAGCCAGACCGAAGGACGGCTCCTCATCGAGATGAGCGACATGCGTGAGCAGGAGCGCGCGCGCCAAGCAGAGCTCGAGGCCGAGCTCCGCCGCGAGCTCAAGGAGTTTGTGCAGCGCTCGATCCAGCCGCCTGCTCCTACGAAACCAACGGAGAAGAAATTCGAGCTGAGTCAGCTGCAGTACGTGGCGGCCTTCGTGGTGGCCCTCACGGGCCTCATCGCGCTCATTCTCAACTCGCAGAAGCCTTCGGCCGAAGTGCTCAAGCGCTTCGATGCCGTGACTGCGGCTCAAGAAAAAACCGATCAGAAGATCGATCAGCACATCGAGGCAGAATCCAAGCAGCGATCGCTCGATCGCGAGCAGGACTACAAGTACGCGCTCGACGTGCGCAGCTGGGTGACGGACGTGCTCGAGCGCGCCGCCAGCGTGAAGATCGACGATCCGCCCGGCACCCCCAAGCGCGACCAGCTCGGCTTCTACCCGCCGCCTCGTCTCGATCCCCACAAGATCACCGACACCCATATCGTGCAACCGAGGGACCCGTATCCGGTGCCCCCACCACCCTGAAAGCCCGCCCATGCTTCAAGAGCTCACCCAGTTATTCCAGAGCCTCACGAATCAAAACTGGTTTGCCACCGCGGCCCTCACGATCATGCTCGGCATCCAGATCGGAAAATCGACGCCGCTCGGCGGCAGGGTTTACTCGCTCGTGCCCGATGGCTACCGCTTCCTCGTGCCGACGGTGCTCGCGATGCTGACGGCGTTCGTGCACGGCTTCCAGGTGCACGAGACCTTTCAGGCCTCGGTCTGGGATGCCATCAAGATCGCCCTCGGCGCCATGGGCGGAGCTGCGGCCCTCAAAGAGTCGCCGCTTCCCTGGGGAGGCGGGGCCGGGGGAAAGCCGCTGCCGGCGCTGTCGCGGGCGCCCACGGCTCCGGCTCTCGTGCCTGCGCTCCGCAATGCGACGGACGACGAGCAGACCCCGGTCGATCATCGGACCCAGCCGAGCGATCGCCCCGAATCCGACTGACGCTTGCCTTTCCCGCGCCGCAGGTGGTACTTTTATGTCCAGGTAGCCCATCCATGACCCGACGAGAAGAGTTCGAGGATTTGCCGGATGAAAACTTTGGTGCGCTCGGGGGCCTCGGCACCGCCGCCTTCGAGAAGGTGACCTCGAAGATCGCTCTCGATGGGCTCCACACCGCCTGCTACTGCGAGTACTGCGGCACCAAGAACGAAATCCTCTCGAATTGGGAAGAGGTGATGATGGGCGGCATGGGCTATCCCGCCCCCAACTGGTACGTGGATCAGGGACAGCTCTACCCCCGCGTTGGCTGCGCCAATCCGGGCTGTCGTCGAGAAATCGGGATTCGCTACGCGCCACAAGAGCTCGGACGCTACGTGGACGGCGCCATCGGTCAGGGCTTCTTGCCGCCACAACGCGTGCAAGCGTTTAGGGCGCAAGTGCAGCAGGCTGCAGGGGCGCGCCGCTAACTCGGATCCCGCATGCCCAAGCGAGCCCGAGCGCGCTCGGCTCCGCCGCCCGCGCCGCCCGTTGAATGCCTGCCGCACGATGACGAGCCGCCGCTCAGCCCGGAAGAGGCCTACGTCGTGCTTGAGCCTTACTTCGAGGTCATCAGGCTGGAGTTTCTGGCGCAGGGCTTCAAGAAGTGCAAACGCACTCGGCTCTTCGTTGCGCCCGCCATGCACGACTCCCCCCGGCACTTCGGTGCGTGCAAAGACGACGGATCAGCCATCCTGCTCGCGCCCGAGCTTGCCGACGTTGCCGACACGGCGATGCTGGCGATCATGACGCACGAATTTGGACACGCGACGGATTTTCTCTATCCGGGGGAATTCGTGCTCGATCACGGCGGCCCCGCAGCGCGTCGTCCCAAAGATCAGATCGACGAAAAGCAGTGGAGTAAATGGCTCAAGGCCTGGCATCGCCGCGACAGCGACGTGGTGGAGCTCACGGCCGATGCCATCGCCGAGCGCGTGATGGGGGTGCCTTACGGCTACCTCGGCCCCTGCTGGGTCCAGAGTTTTGATGCCGCCCGCGCGCGGCCCATGGGACTTCGGTAATCTCGCATGCCTGACGCCGCCGCTCCGCCCCCGAAGACGCTCACGATCGCCGAAGTGATCGAGGCTCACATCCGCCAAACCCTCCCCCTCTTTGATTGGAACTTCTCGGCCGCTGCCCGCGCGCTCGACATCGATCGCCGCACGCTTTACCGATGCGCCAAGCGCTATCAGATCGAGCGCCCGCTCGAGGCGAGCGAAAGCGCCTCGCCGGAAGAGACGGCTTCGGGTTAAACTGCGGCATGTCCGCCGCTGAGAAGCTAGATCCAGAACCCGCTGACGACGGGAGCTCCCTCGTCAAACAATGGACGCCGCTCGTCTACCTGATCGCGAGCCAGTACCTCTCTCAGCTCGGTCGTTGGTATGAGCTCAGCGATCTGGTGGGCGAAGGACAGATGGTGATCTGGCAGTGCTCGACTCTCTGGGATCCGAGCGCTGGCGCGTCGTTTAAGACGTATGCGTATCACTCCCTCGTGCATCGCTACGAGTACCTGAAGAAGTCATGGCGCAGTCACAAGCGCCGCGGATCCAAGTACGCCGAAAGTATCGAGGCGGATCGCGAGCGCGAGTGGCGGCGCTTGCCCGATCTGCTGGCGCAGGATCCGATGCCCGAGCAAGCCCTGATGAGTGGAGAGGGCTGCTGGTTGGTGCAGCAAGCGCTCGCGGCGCTCAAGCCCGCCCAGCGCCGAGTGCTCGAGGGGCGATTTGCCGAGGAGCTCTCCCTGAAGCAGGTAGGAGAGACCCTGGGTCTCACCCGCGAACGCGCTCGCCAGATCGAAAAGATCGCGCTCGGTAAGCTCCGGAAGTCCTTGATCGCGGCCTATCCCGATCTGTCTGGGGCTCCCCCGCCCACGAGCGGCGTCGGGGCTCGATCGCTGACCGATGAAGAGGCCGCTCATCGCCGACGCTACCGATCCCAGCGAAAAGTTGCCACGGAGCCTCAGGTCACGTAGTCTTTTGTGCATGGCTGACGCCCTCAAGAAGCAGAAACACCCGTATGGCGCGATGTTCTGGGGGGCGGTCGGGCTGGCTGCGACCTTCCGTGCGCTCTACCGGCCCTGGCGTGTGCTCGTCAAGGACGGCTTTGCGTCGCGCTGCTCGGGGGACGGATCCTGCGATCCGTCGATGACCATCACGAGCTTCCAGGGTCAGACCGAGGTGTACTCTCCCGTGCGCGGGGTTGTCGTCTCGGCCGCGCCAGGCCGCATCCTGATCGTGCCGAGCGACCAAGCGGTCGTGCTCGAGTACTCGGCCGATCCGTCGGTCTTCTTGACGCAGATGGGGACGGGACAGAAGGTCGGAGCAGGGCAGCAGATTGGGCTTGCGGGGCAAGTGACCTTCGCGGTCTGGACGCTCAGCCGCACCGCGAGCGGTCAGCCGCAGATGGGCTCGGCCATAGAGCCCGCCAGCTGGCTCACGACGCACGGCGCGAAAATCAGTGCGAAGTATCACGTGCCGAGTCAGCAAGCCTCCTGGTGCTCGACCGGTCGGAAGCTCATCGTCCCGCAAACGATCGCAAGCCAATGCGGCACGGTGCTCCCGGCGCCGAGCGGCTACGCGCTCTTGCCGACCTCCGTCACGATGGGGTAAGCGGCGGTGCTTGCACTCGCTACGACTCCGACGCCGCTGCCCGCCATCGATAAAGGCACGGTCGAGCTCATCGGTTACGGGCTCCTCTTGGGCGGCGCCGTCGTCGTCGGAAAGCTCATGATCGATGGGCTCATCGGCGACATGGACGCGGCCAAGCAGAGGCGAGAATTCATTGGACCGATCTACGAGGTGCCCGCGCCGCCGCGGGACATCCATGTACAACTCTCCGACGTGGTGAAATTCATGGTGACGTGCGTGAGCGTGTACTCGCTCGTGTCGGATTTGCCATCGCTCGTGAGCCAGTGGGGATCGATCGAGGCGCAGGTCGAGAGTCTGGTGAAGTGAATGGGGATCTTCATCGAGAAGGGCTGGCTCATCCAGGACACCGAGATCACGATCGAGGGAGACCCTGTTGTTGACAAATCCGGCGAGCCCTACGGGACGTTCCTGGCGTTTCAGGTCTACGACGAAAACGGAGATCCGGTCACCGGGAACTATAAAGGTCCGGGCTCGGTCAACGGCACCCAGGTCATCTTGGGAGATCCGTACCGCACCACCAATCTCATCGAGTACAAGTGCGACCGGCAAGCGACCAGCGAGAGCTGGGACCACTACCAAGGGTACCGCGAAGCCCTCACTACTCCGCGGCAGCTCAGCGCCAAGCAATACGCGAAAAAGATCTACGGCCAGACGCGCGCGTGGGAGGACGGCTATCAGCAGGGGTACGCCGAGAGGAAGATGCGCGGCGCTCGGAGAGTCAGATCCTGATGCCGACCCCCGCACAAGCCGCGAGCTTCATCGCGCTCGAGTCCGAAGACTACGATGGCCTGGGCGGTGCCAATGGTTACGGCTGGGCGCGGGCGACGACCGATGACGTAGCAGCCGGCATCGGCGTCTCGACCGAAGAGGCCTACCGCTTGCTCAAGGCGGCAGCGAAGAAGGGGCTCGTGCATCAGGATGCCTTCCGCCGGAAGGGCGTCTCGACGGGTCGATTCGGTGCGAGCCAGGTCGGTTGGGCGATCTGGGAAGTGCACCTCACGCGCGAACAGACGATCGAGCGTGATGGTGAAGCCCGGGAGCCCGATGAACGCTCGGTGAAGTTTCACCGGGACGCAGTGCTGGACGAATTCGTGCGGGGCGAGCAGGTGACCGGCAAGACGATGCTGCGAGCGGCTGAAGCGTGCGGCGTCGACATCGAGCCCGCGCTCAAGCGTGCCCTGAACAAGCCCGGCATCTGGGTGCGTCCCCTTACCTCGAACCTCCCCTCCGATGCGCAAAGCGCGCATGCGTGTGCCATTTACGGCACGCTCAGGCAGTCGGGAGATCAGTCGATGAAACCGAATATCCGTGACGATGAAGTCGACGAAGCGCCCCCCGGCCCGCGGATCGTCGCGCTTCGGTTGGCAGGATTCGAGGAAGTGAGGCGTGAGTTTGAGGGACGGTTCCGGGAACTCAGTGAGCGGAGAGCACGCCTCGATCGCGCGGCATATCGTGAAGAGCGCGAGCGTCTGATGGATGAGCAGGCGGCGGCTCAAGACTCGGTCAACGCCAGGTACCCGCTCCCTGCTGCACTCGCCCCGAACGCCTCCCACTACGTCTGGGTGCTCTTCTCGCGTTCGGATACGCCGATCTCGAGTGAGGGCCCCTTCGGGCCCTACTCCCAGAGCGTCGCCGATCAGTTTGCACGCATCGGCGCGAGCGAAGGCATTCACGATCGCGCGGTCAGCGTTGGGAAAGATCCCGAAGCGCGTGGTTTCAAGATCGAGCGCCGCTACGCGGCCCGCACCGGCACTCGCCTCCTCTGAACGCTCAGCGCGCGAGCGCTGCTACTAGGGGAGCTATCTCCTTGCGGATGTCTGCCTGTTCCAGCACCTCGGCGGGCTCGAAGAGGATGTGCTGCAGACTCGTGATGTTGGGGCGCCCGATGGCGCTGTATTTTCCTGCGTAGATGTCGTCTTTCATGCCGGGCAGTAGAGCGGCTACCGCGAGCATTCGATCCTCTGCGGTCCATTCGGATGTGAGGCCTTGGGCGATGCGCTCAGTAGAGAAAAACATTCGACCTACTCCTTGTTGGGGTGCTTCCACGCGAGACATTTGCAGCCTTCTTCCAGGCAGGGGACCGAGTGCTGAGCTGCTGGATGCCCGCAGCTGCATAATGGACCGCGTGCGCGATCGTAGATAAATTCTAGCACTTTGCCGATTGTGTATCCCCCGGCGCCGATGATGCAGATCGCCGTCGCCGCCTGCACAGGGTCCATGGGGCTCACCAGGGACGATCCTTCAAGAGAGCATGTTGCCCGAGCGCCCGCAGTCGCTCGACCTCGCTGAGCTCGAATTGATGCTCGGGCGTGTTGCGCGCGCGGTCCGCGCTCGCCGCCTGCATGTTGTAGACGCTCAAGATCTGATAGACGCAGGTGTAGCGAGCGCCGGCCATCTCGAGCAGCGGCCACATGATGGCCTTGTCGATGGCGTACTCGGTCCAGGTGCCGTCCGGCCGCAGGAGACAGCGGGGCTCAGGGATCTCGCTCGCCGTCGCCACCGCATCCAGGTACCCGAGGCTCAGCCGTTTCGCCAATCCCGCCCGGAACGTCTTCAGGTGCGTCGCGCGCCAGTCGGCATACCGCACGCGCGTGCCGGGCGCGTAGGGCGCGGCAAACCCCACCTCGCCGTCGGAAAACATAAACTGACCGTAGGTGAGCCAGGGCTCGCTCTTGTGCGCGTAGGCGAGGGCCAAGATTTCGAGCGCTCGATCGTGCGCGAGCCAATCGTCGCCATCGAGCCAGACGACGACCTCGCTATCGGGGAGATTTTTCCAGATGTGCCAGCAGTTTTCGAGAGCGGCCTGGCGGACTTCGTTGTGCACGACCTGGAGCTGGAGATCGGTCTCGGCATTGAAGAGCGCGATCTCCTCGGTCCGGTCTTCGCTCTTGGCGTCGACGACGATGTGCGTGTAATTGCGAAAAGTCTGGGACTGCACGCTCGAGATGCACTTCTGGATCCAGCGCTCCGCGTTGAGCGCGGTCGAGACGATGGTCATGTGCATCGGCTCTTCCTTGGGTACGAGCACGCAGAAGTTGTGCCGCCCCATCCAGTGCTGAGCTTGGTGCACCTCCATCAGCTGCCGAAGCTGCGCCGTGCGCGCCTCGTCCAAGACCCAGCCATGGATCCGAAAGCGCGTGAGCCAGTACTCGGGAGGCTGCAGATTGATGTGCCCTTCCCACTCCTGACCGGGAGCCGCCGCAGACCACACGATCACGTCCGTCGCGCGAGAGGCAACGTTAGCGACGATCGAGAGCGAGTGCTGCTCGGAGATGTGCTCGGCCGTCTCGGTGCAGATCACGCAGTGGAAGCCACGGAGGAGTCGAGCGTCATCGGCGGCGCTGCCAATGGGCTCCGTCAAATCGAACCGCTCGACATGCACCCCCGGCTCGATCATGTCGATCGCAAACGGCGAGTACTCGCCCCCGATGGTGCTCCAGCCGAGCTCGTTCAGGCGAGCGGTCTGTAGTCCGATGCCGCACCCGATGTCGAGGGCGCTCGGCTGGGCTCCGACCACGGCATGAATGCAGTCGGCGAGCTTTCGGTAGTTGTCCCGGCAGCCGCGCATCTGCTCGAAAAAAGCGGCGTCGTGGGGATCGGAGCTCGGAGGTTTATCGGTGTTTTCAGGGTTTCCCATTGCGCGAGACAGTAGCGTGCTATCTTTGGCAATGGCAAGGCTATAACCATGGAAGAAGACATCGGGAGCGGCGACGAGCCCTGCTTGGCATGCGGCGCCCAAGCTGGGGTGGCGTGCAAAGCGGATGGTCACTCTCGGGTGGGCCCACGAGGGCTCGCGTGCCGCGCTTGTCGCGGCAAGGGTGAGGTCGGGCTGACGAAGTGCCCTTCGTGCAAGGGATCGGGAAGGGAAACCAATGTCTCGGCGTAACCATCGTGCAGGAACCATGAAAATTCTTCTGATTGGGTTAGTGCTCGGTCTCGCCGCTTGCGGCGCGCCCTTCACCGCGAACGAATTCACGCCCTCAGGTGAAGCCGGGGCTCAGACCATTGGATCGGGCGCGGGCCAGGGCGGCGATTCTTCGGGCTCCGCCGGAGCCGCCGGAGCCGTCCACGATCCAATGGCCAGAGCTGGCGCGGGAGGCGCCGCAGCCGGAGCGCCTTCGGTCGATTTTGCGGGCGCAGCAGGCGCCGTCCCCGACGCGATCCCGACGCCCTACGTGCCTCTGCCCTGCTCTTCCGAGCGCAACGTGTCGGGTGGCTATGACAGCTCGTTCAATACGGTGCCGGCGTGCCTGCGCACCCGCGAAGCGCTCAATACCGTCGGCTGCACCAACTGGGACCATCGCTCGATCACCGTCAACGGCGTGATAGCGACCTGCGGCGTGCCGCTCACCTTCCCGCCGAGCGCGGACGGATACACGTACATCGATCTCGGCCCCGGCTCAGCAGGGGACGCGGCGATCCGGTGGTTTCTGACCGCCCCCGCCCCGAACGCCTGCTCGGCGCGGCAATGGGTGCAGGGCGATCTCTACGCTCCAGGAGAGATCATGGTCGGCGTGTGCGACGCGCCCGGGAGCACGAAGAGCTGCGAGCTCGGGAAGACTTATGCGTTCTACTGCTCGGATAGCTCGACCAATCACTGCAGCGAGACCGGCCCCGGCGCGAACGGCTGGATTTCGGTGTGGACGCTGGTTTCGATTTGCAAGTAGTCTCCGTACGTGATCGATCTGTGAAAATCGAAACGAAGGCAACATGGTGCCTACAGAAACCATGGCCGCCACGAGCGCCTGAAGTGAAGGGAGCTCGGGCCCTACGGAAGCCGAGACTTACTGGCGGTCTACGACTCAAGGAGAGCGGCTCCGTGTGGAGGGAGCTCGGTCCCGATAGAAATCCGAGACTCGAAGTGTCCGACAAAGCGCAAAGGGAGCTCGATCCCGACAAAAATCGAGACATGGCCCGCGTGTTGACGACAGTGCGAGGGGAGCTCGGGCCCTACGGAAGCCGAGACGTTGGCAAAGTGTTCAAAGGAAGGTGCAAAGGGAGCTCGGACCCTATGGAACCCGAGACACCCCGGGCGACACCAATAGGTCCAGCTTGTGTGAAGGGAGCTCGGGCCCTATGGAAGCCGAGCCAAATCCGGCCACTGCTGAATATTTGACGCGCGGGCG